TCCTGTTGCACCTGCTGCTCCTGCTGCTCCTGTTGCACCTGCTGCTCCTGCTGCTCCTGCTGCTCCTGTTGCACCATAATTATTAGAAACTTCGGTTTCTAATTCATGTATTATAATTATATTTTTCTTGATTTAAGAAAACCTGGTAAATATCAATTTGATAATTTAAATTTTAGTTTACTATTTGAACCATTTTATGTTGGAAAAGGTACAAAGGAAAGATGGAAACATCATAAATATAATAAAAATATATCACATAAAGATAAATTAATAAATTTATTATTATGTGATTATGAATTAAAAGAATTGGTTATTTTATTTAATTATAATAAATTAAGTAAAATAACAGAAGATAAAGAAATTTTACTTATATCTGATATGGGTAGATTATTCAACAATTCTGGAATACTTACAAATATTTTACCGGGTGGGGAAGGAATGTCTTCACAATATATGATTGATAATAATCCAATGATAAATATATCACATGATGAGCATTCAAAGAAAATAAAAGAAGCTCAATGGTCAGGTGATATAGGAAAAAAAGAAAAAAAGAATTATCAAAAAAAGTTTTAGGAAGTAATAATCCTTCAGCTAAAAGGTATAAAATAATATTTCCAAATGGAGATATTAATGAAATAAAAGGTTTAAAAAATTATTGCCGAGATAATAATTTTTCTTATTCATTACTTAGAAAATGGATAAATAAAGGAAAAATAACAAAATCAACGGATAAAGATAATAGTTTTGAAATCTTTGAATCAAAAAGAAAATTAAAAAATTTTGAAATATTGGAGTTATATGGCTAAATGGATAATTGATAAAATTGTAGGCGAGTTTGACTATGGTCACAATGTTTGGGTTCAGCATCTTGATGAAGTATTAAGTTGTGGTTCAAAACCAAAATGTTTACATAGACATGGTCACAGAGGAAAGGTGGTTGCTTATTTAACAGCTGGCGAATTAACAGCTGCTTCAAAAAATATGGTTATTGATTTTAATGATATGAAAATTATGACTAAGTTTATAGATGATACATTAGATCATAAATATTTAATTGATATTTCAGATCCTGCTAATTATGATACATTTCATCACTTTTGGGATCCTGATAATAATAGTTTTAAAGATGATATTCTAGAACTTAAAGAAGAAGGACATTGGATTATAAAAGAAGAATTATATAATAATATGCCTCAATCTATGATTGATAAATATAGTTCATATGTTATTTTACCTTTTGTTCCTACATCAGAAAATCTTTCAAAATGGATGTATGATATAATGACTTCTAAAATGGCTGATACTGGAGTAAAAGTTCATAAAATTGAATGGTATGAAACACCGAAATCTCGAGCAACATTTTACGGTGACTAAAAAGTAGAAGCTTAATTATCATTATAGGGATAATTAAGCATATAAACCGCATATAACTACTCGTATACGAGTAGTTATTCTTGTCTTTGATTTCATATAAGCTTATGGATTAAAAGACGTTATTTCTATGTTAAAAGGAGTTCTTAGATGAAGCATAAAGGTTTCAATACAGAAATTTCAATCGGGAAACAACAATTTAGATTCATTGAAAATGATTCCGAATATGTTGTGGGCATAGTAAAAACTGGATATGTATTAATTCAATTCACAGATGGTGTTGAAGTTGATAGACATACAAAGATGCACTTAGACAAATTAAATAAACTGATGCCTGATAATTTTCAATTATCAAAAGATCAAATTATTTATATATTAACAGCTGATCACGATACTGATTAGTTTGTTTAAATTAAAAGCATATTATTATGCAAAATTTTAAAAGGAAAAAAATGAGACAAAAGTTAATATTAAAGTTTGATGTAAAAGAATCTAATTTACGTTTAGATTTATACAAAGTTGAGTCTATTCGTGTTTCGGGTAGATGCAAAGTGGTATTTAAAGAAGATGCGAGTAAAGGTAGTTTATATCATATAATTAATGATTTAATTATGCAGATGGATAGTGAATTTGAAGTTGGTTTTAAAAAGAATAATTTAAAATCTATTAAGGCTTGGATTGTTTCAAATATATTCAAGATCTATATCCGTAAAGATGTACCGTCTGATATTTCAGAAGCAATCATTAAACTTATTAGTGACAAATGTATAATTATTAGAGATTAATATGTATTTTAATGATGTAAAAGTTGATGATGAAATATATTCTATTATATATGGTAAAGGTGTTGTAACTTCAGTGTTACCAAAAAAGAAGAGAATTTCAGGATTCTATATGATGCAAGTTCAATATAAAAAACAAACAGTTCATTATACAGAAGACGGTATTCCAAATTGGTGTCCACTTGCGGGTTGTTCTCAAACAGCGTTCTATGTTGAACACATAGACTTATCAAAAGAAGATTTTTCTCCAATAACTAAAATATTATCATATGATAAAATTTTAAAATTGATAGATAAAGATCAATTAGAGATGAGATGCCCTTCTGGTTTATGGAGAGATGTTGCGGAATGTCCTTCTATTTTAGTTCAGAAGAATATTAAAAAATCAAAACTTCATTTATTTAAAAAACTTGAATATACTGGTAATGATAGACGCAAGGATTAAACATGAAAGAATATAAAATAAAAGATATAAAAGATTTAGCTGCTCATTTAAAAACAATGGGCGCTTATGTTCAACAACCTAATCCACAAATTGTTGGTTTATCTAATACACAAGTAGTAGGTTCACAAGATGCCAAATCTTTATATCCAACGATAATGGTTCTTTTAAATATTGGATATGATACTCTTCGTGGAAGAATTTATGATTATGCAATCGTTGGCAAAGTACTTGAAATGTTTGATACTATCTTTGAAATGAGAGGTACATCAGAACAAGATATCATTGAAATTGGACTTAATAATTTTAAATCTGCTTTTAGAAATCTTGCTCGTGATTATACAACTCGTGAAAAGCTTAAAAACTCTAAAGCAGAATTCATAGAATTTACAACTGATTTTTATGGTGAATGTTTTAGAAAGATAGTTAATTATCAAGGAGCACTTGATGATATTTATACACCAAAAACTGATGAACAATACTATTTATTGAAGAGTGCATTGTATCCTTTATTAGAAGCGATGACATGGATACATCAAAAAAATAAAGGTTATAGTTCAATTGTAATCGATCATGTATTTTATAATGATGGTTTTAATGAGAAATATCAAGATAAGAAATTTGTAATCTTTAATGAAATTAATTCATCTAAGACACATGTTAAGATTTTAAATCTTGATCAATTTCATGATCAAATTTCATCAAAGTATATTTTAAATCCATATGGCACATATTTTGATAAACATGATAATAATAAATCTTTCGAAGTTGATTTAATTTTGAAAGGTATGTCTGATCGTGGTTATGTAAAAAATCAGATGCTTATAATTGAAGCGATTGTTGAAAACTGGGGAAAACTTTCTCAAGCTCAACAGATTGCTTTTGTTTTAGATGGTCAACATTTAGATCCGACAATAGCAGAACAAGTAGTAGACCTAGTTGGTGATTCAGATCCAGGTACAAAAGCTTGGCAATTGAAAAATCTAAAAGGTATTAAATTTGATACTATTGTAACAGAAGAGAAGTTAAATTCTCGATTAGGATTAGCTGCATCGCAGAGAAATTCTAAAAGTAACGGTATTAAGGTAACACTTAACTCCGGTTATGGTATTTATGGTATGGCTACGTGGAACTATGGTAATAATTTAATTGCCAATAGCATTACATCAGGTGGTAAAATTTATGGAATTAAATTATTCCAGCAAATTGCATCTAATAAACTTAGAGTTGAAAGAGATAAAATAAAAGGACAGTAAATGTATGATTATGAGTTAGATGAACATATAGAATTAATGATACGTGACCAAATCGATAAGACTTGTAAAAATAAGCATAAAATATTAAGTGAAGAATTTATCGCAACGATAATAGATTCACTTAATGAGGCATATAACATTGAAATGGAATACTTAATGGACCAACGATAATGTGGTTATGTAGAAAATGTTATACTATGAACTTATCTCAAGCTAAAGAGTGTATTGTTTGTAGAAGAGAGAAGTAGTGGACACTAATTGGGATCTTTTAAAAGAAGATATTGAAAAATATGGAATTAGACATATACATGTTTTAACGGAGCCTCCCTTAGAGGCTCATTCTAGAGTGGTGTGAGTGGTGTCAACCCTGACCTGGCAAAAACAATATATTATAAAACACAAAGGAAAGTAAATGAGTAAATTAGAAGAGTATCAAACAAAAAAAGTAGCACTTGCCTCTGAATTAGAGCAAGTGAATCGAGACTGTATTTTAACAGAGCAATCTGTTAAACAACAAGAAGAGTTATTTATGCAGCAGTTTCAAACAACTGATATATCTGAGCTTCAAAAAATTGCGACTCAATATCAAGATGCTATTGTTGCAAAAGAAGCTGAATTAGCTGCGTTAGAACAGGCTTAATTATAAAGTTGGAGATACGAGTACTTCGAGTGTAAAGGATAAATATGAAATTCAAGATACTAAAACACAAGTTAGATAAGTGGTATATAACACACGAAAAGGAAGTTATATATGGAATGCTACTAGTTGTAGTTATAGCGGTATGTAGTTTAAACTACATAACTAAAGGATAGGTGATGACTAATCTTATAGCTGATGGGTTCATAGATAGTCTTAGAACTAAGTGTCTAGTAGAATCAGTATCTAACATTGATATTATTGAATTAGATTCACTAGCTATAGAAATTATTAGTGGAGATATGTAATGAGCAAGAGAAATGATGAAGAAATGGCTGAGTTTAGACAGGAAATGTTAGGTGATGCTAGAGCTGATGAATTGCATGAGATTAAACTACATGGTGATTATGACTATGCTTTAGAGCAACATGAAGATGATATACAAGATGCTATAGATATACTTCATATGGTAACAGTAAAGCTTGCATCATATGGTTGGGAAGTAACGATTAAAGACCTTGTAGATGTCTAAACAAGATATGCTTACTTATATAGCATGGGTAGTAGTTTTAGCTGTAATAGCTATTGGAGCATTGATAATAACGAAAGGGTAGAGATACCTAGTGTAAGAGTAAGAACTTGTGTCATAAAGGAGATATATATGAAACTAGAATTAGATGAGATACAGTTTATGAAGATTGCTATAAATAATTCAGACCCGTTCTGTTCAGTAAAAGAAGCTAAGTCCAGAGTATATAGAACATCACAAAGTATAGCTGACTTAGGAAAACAGCTAGTTTTAGATAAGAAGCACTTAGCACAACTAGAAGCTAGGGACAATATGGTCGAGAAGCTTAAAGACAAGCTGTCAGTAGAGTTAGAAAAAAATGAAACATGATATAGCAATATGTGTAACTAAAGGATAAATGATGAATAAGAATAAAATAATTAATGAGTTAGAAGCTAAACTAAACATAGCAAACAACACTGTACATAGACAAATGAACCATATTGAGATGTTAAATAAGCAACTAGACCAGCAAGACAAAGCTATAGAACGAAAAGATAGACAGTTCTTGGGTCTTAGGTGTGCATACCAAGATGAGATAATAAACAAAGGATAAGTAATGTATGACCATAGTAAATATATATTAGATAACATAAAAGTAGATGAATCAAAGCTTAAAGTGGGTGATTGGGTAAGAGATAACAAGAATAAATCCTGTCATATCTTTTGTATGGATGAACTATCTATTAATCATAAAGTAGATGACTTTGACACTAGGTTTAAACTATGGAAACCAACAGAAGGTGAGATGGTTTTCTATGAGATAAGTGAAACAGAGTTTACACTATTAGTATATACACCAGATGAGTGGCTGCAAGAGTTTGTATCTAAGACTAAGTTCTACCCGCTAGAATTTGCTATGACATTAAAGGATAAACAATGAATGAAATAACAATAGATGGAATAACATACGATATGGTAAAGAGAGATAGGCACCCTTGGCGAATGCCAAACATAAAAGAGCTACTAAGTGCAGTAGACTATGAGAAATGTGACCCTGCTACAAGTATGGAAGGATTTACTTCTAGGTTTTATTGGTCTTCTTCATCAAATGTTTCGGATTATAAGTATGCTTGGGGTGTAAACTTTAAGTATGGCTATTCCAGCTACTACCATAAGGCAAATGAGAATTATGTCTGGTGTGTTAGAACAGATGAAAATGGTACTCTTGTTTGGGGTAAATCAAGTGATTACCTAATGACTTGGGAAGATGCTCAAGAATGGTGTAAAAAACAATAAACAAAAGGTAAGTAATGCATAAACAAGATTTCTGGAAGATTATAAGATGAGTCATGGTCATTGTATCATGAGCAAATACTAAGGAGCAGAAATGAAAAAGATGCTAATCTTTGTCGATGCAAAAGGCAATAAAAATAAGTTCTATCAATTAGAAATGATTGGTGATACTGTTGAAGTTGAATATGGCCGAGTTGGTAGTAATCCACAAAAACGATCATATTCTGGTGGTGAACGTACATTCAATAAAAAAATGAATGAGAAACTTAAAAAGGGTTATACCGAAAGTAAAGTTAACTTAGAAGTTATTGAAGAGATTACTGGAAGTAAAGGAAATATGTTAGATATTGCTATGGAGCAAATAACAACAGATGATATTTCTAAATTACTTATAGCTGAATTAGTAAAACAAAATATTCACAATATTACAAGTAATACAAAAATTAAATATGATATTGATACTGGTTATTTTAAAACAGCTCTTGGAATCATTACCCAAGAAGGTGTTGAAGAGGCGATTGAATTATTAACCGAAATTGAAACTTTTCAAGACAAAATGGGTAAACATTCAGATGCTGAGTACGATAAGTTTGTAAAACTTAATGAAAAGTATTTCAGTATAATTCCAACAAAAATTCAAAATCTTAGAGATTATAAAAACTTACTTATTACAAATGAGAAAGTGGAATCTCAGATGGATATTTGTACCGCTCTTTTAAATTCTTTGGATATTATTGAAGATGAGAAAGCTAAGATTAAAGCTAAAGATTCAGGAGAAACCATTATTTATGAGAAAGTATTTGAAGCAAGTGTTTTACATTTAACAGATAAAGTTGAATATAAAAGATTAGAAGATTATTTTCATGATTCTAAAAATAGAAGACATGGACATGGATCTTATAAGATTAGTAATATTTTTAGAATAAGTCTTGGAGAAGAAGAAAAAAATTATAGAAATGATCTTGATAATCAAGAAGAACTTTTTCATGGTACGAAGGTTTCTAATCTTTTAAGTATTCTTAAAAGTGGTTTACTGATGCCTAAATATTCCCCTGGTCAATCAACAGGTTATATGTTTGGTCAAGGTTTATACTTTGCTAGTCAAAGTACCAAAAGCTTAAATTATTGTGATGGTATGTATTGGAATAATTCTAAATCACAAGATAAGATTTATATGTTTGTTGCTGATATTGCAATGGGTAATTATCAAGTACCAAGTTCAAGTCGAAGTAGAAAACCTGATGCAGGTTATGATTCATATTGGGCAAAACCTGGTAAATCCGGTATATCAAACGATGAAATGATTATTTTTGAAAACAATCAAATTAAATTAAAGTATATTTTAGAGATTACAAAATGATAAGTAAAATAGTATTTATTATACTTATTATAATCGGTTATTTAAATTATGAAACGGGTTATTATGGGTTTTAGAAACAATGCGCAATTTAGAAAAAGAAACAAAGTTGATTCAACAGAATCTACTCAAACACAAAATAAAGGAAATATAATGAATAAAGAAATCACAGGAATTGATGCTAACTTACCAGATGGTGTAGTAAAAGAATTATACAAAAGAATTGACAAGTATATTGAATATTTACCAGAAGATGAAAGATATTTTGCTAAGCAATTAATTATTTGGATTAGTGGTGATAACAGTGGAACAAGTTCTGTTAATACTGCAATCATTGAAAAGAGAAGTATGTTTATGATCTTTATGGCAATTGGTAAAAGAAAACAATTTAATGTTGATAGTGATCCAAAATACATTATGTTATATAAAAAATATCAAACACATATGGAAGTAAAATATAGTTTACAGATTCCTTCTTGGCAAGAATTATCAGACTTTTATTCATATCCTGCAATGACTGCTGATATTTTTAAGGTTGAGATTAAAAAACATGATGATGATATTCAAAGATTTGTGAAAGCAAGTCAGGTGGAAAAAGAGATTAATGATGTTCCTGACGCAGTATCTTTTATTCCAACACAAACAGATGTTGATCGTCTTGGTAAAGTAAAGGACCGTGTAGTGAAAAATATTAGTGAAAATTATGAAAAATGTATAGAAGCAGCTGTTGATTTAGATATGGATACTTTTGGTTTTATGAAACCTGTTATTGAAGAATTTAAAGGTGATAAAGGCACCATGAATACTTTTCTAAAAGCATTAGATAATAAGAATCCTTTAAAGCTTTTCGAAGCGGCTACAAAACGTAAACCAAAAAGTGAAAAACTTAAAACTATTTTAGAGCAATATGTAGAATTTATTGATGATATGAAAAAAACTGATGAGGCGGCTGCACATACAGCTACTGATGAAGTTGCTGTTGATGTGTTTAAGGTGTTTAATGACGCTTCAAAATCACAATGTCATACTACACCTGATGTAGGTGCAACTCGTGGAGATACTCAAAAAGTTCCTTTCGTTGCAAAAGAACTATTAATGTTAAATAAAGTAGAAATTGTTCAACATATTGATCAGATGATGTTAAAAATTATAAATGATACTGTTTCAACATTTGGTGTTGAATTTGAGAGTTTCAATGATTATGAAAATGAAATTTTTAATGAAGCAATTGTTTCGTTGAAAAAACGTCACCAATTTGAAATATATGGTAGATGTCAATCTCTTCGTGAGATGATTGCACTATTAGATATTTATGTTAATAGACGCGGACATAATATGTTATCACATGTTATTGAAACTTACGAAGCTTAAAGGGTAAAAATGTTATTAGAATTCGTCACAATGAAAGATCCACATCTTTCATTTGGTTTTCAAAATAGAATTCGAAAGAACTATGAGAAACATATTAGTCAAAAGTTAGAGTTTGTTAGAGGTTATGCTTTATCAAATAATATAGATACTGTTGTTTTTACAGGTGATGTTTTTGATTCTAGTACAGAAGATAAATGGTCATTTAAAAAATACAGAAAGAATAAAAGAGCACTTGAAGAATTTAAAGGTTCAGAATTAAAGCTTTATTCAAATGTTGGTAACCATGATATGTTTCATGGTTATGAAGAATCTGAAGATACTATCTTCGGTGAAATGGTTCATGATAATATTTTAATAAACTTAACTAAAAATCCTTTAGTTCATATGGAAAATACATCTGTTATAAAAGTTCAAGGTGTTGATTATTCAAATGAAAATAATATTGTTCTTGAGAACATTAGAGTTTTTGATGAAGAAGCATATCCTGGATATGATGTATTTAAAGTTTGTGTGTTACATTCTAATGTAACACCGAATGAAGTAAAAAGAGTTACAGACTTTACTTATAAATCATTAGCTGAAAAATTTCCAGATATTGATGTTTTTATATTAGGTCATTACCATGTTGGTTATGATACTACTACTATGAAACGAGAAGGTGGTAAAGATATAACTTTTATAAACAATTGGAACTTTACTCGTGTAGTAAGAGATTATGAAGTTGAATTAGATGAACATTCTCCTGAGTTTGAACATGTATCAATTCAATTTGATAATATTACTAAACAGTTTAATTTGGAAACTAAAACTATTAAGGTACCATTCGTTACTTACAATGAAGCTTTTTCTGCAAAAGATATTGATATATTAAAGAAGAGTAAAAAAGAAATTTTTAACTTTTTTGAAGATATAAATTTTGAAGATATAAAAGTAGATAGTAAAAAAGATGATGATACTTTAATTACAAAAATAGTTGAAGAAAATGAATATACTGAGGGTGCTATGAATTGCGCCCTCGAGTATTTAAATAATGCACAAGGATAAACATGCAAGGTACAAATAGACCCTCAATATTACAATTAAGCATAATGAAAATATTTGCAACAGATACAAAAACATCAAAATATTTAGAAAAACGTTTTGAGTTAGATGATGAAGCATTTATTGATGCTGCTAAAAAGCAACGTCCGAAAAATAGAAAGTTGATTGATTTTTTAGATGAACGTAGAGTTCATTTAGAAAATACAGTTCCACCTGAAGTCGAAGAAGAAGTTGCTGAGACTGAACCTGAGACTGAACCTGAGACTGAACCTGAGATTAGTAAAGATGATCAAATTCTTTTACAACTAAGAGAAATCTTTGCAAAAGATTCTGGTACACTAAAAAGAATTAATCGTAATTATGTGCAAGGTGTCGTCGGTGAAGCATTAGTTGTTATTGCTTTAAAGGCTAGACCTAAAAATGCTAAAACTTTAGCAATATTACATGAGATCAGATTTGGTCCTAAACGTGTTGTAGAAGAAGAAGATGTTGTAGATGATACATGGTCTAAAGAAGTTGCTGATAAAGTGTCTAAAGAAGATGATGAAGTAAAAGTTACAACAGCTGCTGGTAAATATGATAATGTTGTAGTAGGCAAAATAAAAGGTAAAGTTGAAAAAATTGGTAAAGTTTCACATGTAGCTGAAGGTTTTGATGTTCGTGCTAAACTATTAGTTGCATTCTCAACAGATACTGGCACTTTAAAAGCAATCAATAAAAAGATTGGTAAGAATATTGGTGATGATGATTTAATTGAAATGTGTTTAAGTCGTCGTCCTAAGAATGCAAAACTTAAAGCAATAATGAAAGACTTATCAGATTTTAGAGAATCAGAAGATGATGTTCGAGAATTTGAAGGTGATGACTCAATCGTAGGTGATTACGAAATTAAAGCACAGATGAAAGTTGATAATATTCCATATGTTCAAAATGATGATAAAAATTTAACTATGTTTATTAATGGTGAGATGGAAGTAATTAATAATGAACATCCAAATTTTAAAAAGATAGTAAAATGTCTTGAAGAAGAAAAATGGAATGATATTATACCAATGCTTGATATTCGTTGTAGTGTTGCAAATTTAGTTTATAAGCAATTGGAGTTTAAAAATGATACTCTTTATCATGAAGGTAAAGAATTAGATGGAGCACTTATTGATTTCATTTTAGCAATGGTGGAATCAGGTGAAAATGATATTCAACCATTTATGAGATTCTTACATAAGTTATTAAAGAATCCAAGTAAACGAGCACAAAAAGAACTTTATAGTTTTCTAGCATCAGGTAAGATTCCAATTAATGAGAGAGGCAATATTCTAACTTATAAACGTATTAATGAAAACTGGACTGATTGTCATTCTGGTAGTATTAGTAATAAAGTTGGTGAAACTGTTTCAATGGAAAGAGGTAAAGTTGATGATAGAAGTACTGTAACTTGTTCTCAAGGTTTACATGTTTGTTCATATAGTTATCTTTCATCATTCGGTGGAGGTAGAACAGTTATATGTGAAGTTAATCCTTTAGATGTTGTTTCAATTCCTTCAGATTATCGGAATGCGAAAATGAGATGTTGTAAATATACAATTCTTAAAGAAATTAAGAATAACGAAGCAGATGTACTTTCAGAAAGTCCTATCTACTTTAAATAAAAAACGATCTTTAAAGATTTCGATCTTTAAAGATCATAATGTCATGTGATATAACCACAAATAAAAATAAAATTATATAAGGAAAAAAAATGATAATTCAAGATGAAAAATCAATAGTAAAAATGAACGGAGCACTTGAAACTGCTGACTTTGAAATTAAAACAGATGATGGAAAAATGTTTCACATTCTTTCAAATCTTTATTCTAATCCATTAGGCGCAGTAGTAAGAGAATTAAGTACAAACTGTGGAGATGGTCATAAAATTGCAGGAAGTGAAGAATTACCTTTTGATATTATTCTACCTGGTAGAATGGATAGCGGTAACTTTATTACTTTTCGTGATTATGGTCCTGGTATGCCACATGATGTGGTTATGAGTATTTTTACTACATTTGGTCAAAGTACTAAATCTGGTTCAAATACAGAAACTGGTTGTTTAGGTTTAGGGAGTAAATCTCCTTTAGCTATTACTGATTCATTTACGGTTACAAGTGTTAATGATGGTTTTAAAACAACATATTCCGTATCAAAAGATGCTCAAAGAAAACCAGTACTTGCTAAATTTGGAAGTATTGAAACAGAAGAAGAAAATGGTTTAAGTGTAACTGTTCCTTTATCAAGTACACATCAAAATAATGTTATGAATGAAATTATTTCACAACTAGAATTCTTTAAAGTTAAACCAAATGTTTATAATGGTGATAAAGAAATTAATATGAATTGGAATGATAATTCAAGATTCTTTTCTTTAACTGATGAGATATTTATTAAAGAAAAAAGATATGATAAGGATTCTAGAATCATTCAAGGTGAGATTGGTTATTCATTTAACAGTTCAACTTTAATTAATACGTTTGTTATTGATGATAAAGATCAACATAAATTAGAATTTTTGGAAGTTAAAGATCAACATATTTCTAGAGAAACTTTTGAGATATTAAATAAATTTTTTAATAGACATGAGTTGCAGATTTATATGCCAATGGGTACTGTAACATTTGCTCCTTCGCGTGAAGAGCTAATTTATGATATATTAACTTGTCATAATATTATGGAACAACTATTAAAAAGTATTCAACTTATTGGTCATAAATATAAAGATATTTATGACCTTGTTGAAAACACTTATCAGTATAGACAAATCAGACAAGGTTATTCTAGTTCAAGTGAATATATTGCTGGTCTAGATGATAAAATGAAACGATTTATGTCTATTATTGGATGGGGTTTTGAAAATTCATTTCGTACTAAATGGAAATTATTAGATGGTACAGACGCTAATATAAACATAGGTCCAATTAAAAGTTTTCCTAAGTTTAATCAATTTATTGAGCTTCGTCATATGACATATAATCCTTGGTCTTTCCAGATTCAAACGAAAAATATGATTACAAAAAAGAAAGACCGTTGGTCAAGTCCAGATGAAGTTACAATCTCATCCGGTCCAATTTATGATTTCGTTGATAAAGTGAATTATAAAAATATCAAGTTTGTTCTTGTAGCTAAAGATGAAAAGTTTCATAAGAAGCACATCAATAATTATTTAACTTCTGTTAATACAGGTAAAAATGGTTTAGGTGATACAATAGATGTTGTTATGATTAAGACTTTAGATATACATGCAACAGATGAGATGCAAAAAGAGTTTATAAAGTATTGTGGATTATCTCCTGAAAATGCTTTACATTATGAGAAAGTTCTTGAAATTTCTCAAGAGTTAATTGATTCAGGTAAGGCACCTGTTAAAGCATATGAAAGCAAACCTAAAACTTTACGATACGCTTACTTAAAAAACGTTTCTAGAGATAATAGAAATTGGAGTACTGCGGAAGTAACATCAAAAACAATTAAAGAAGATTTGATTGGTTTATATATCCCAACTTTCAATAATAAGATTATTTTTAAAAATTCAACAAAAGAGTTGTATCCTGAGTTATGGAGCATAGTTGAAAGACCAAGAACAAAAGAAGATGGTTTAAGTTATCTTTTAAAATTTTTAAACACTTTTGGTCATAAGATTAATTTTGATATTAAGCTTTATAGTGGTCATGAAAATAATTTTAAAACTACCCAACTAGTTCACCTTGAAGATTTTATAAATGCTGTTGTTGCTAAATCTAGATATCAAAATGCTTGGCATGCTTTAAATCGTACACAAAAAACATTCAATGGTAATATTACACAAGTGGATTCTGTTTCTACTTTTGTAAATAATATTGATTTTTATAGTGGAATATATGATGGTAAAATATCTGATAGACATAAAACTTTATTAGCTAAAATACAAAAAGAAATGAAACCATTAAAGGATTGGTTTTTTAAAGATGAACATCCAATTATAGCATTATATGAAAAGTGTAAAAAGTATAATGTTCGAAATGATTATATGGGTATACTTCAAAATACAAATCTAATTAATTATCCGGAAGAATTAAAAATTATAGGCGGTTATTTAGATGTTAAATTTGATTTTGTTAACTTAGATGTTGATTTTGTTAAGGTTGATGATATGTATAACTTAGGTGAATTTAGAAGTTCAAATAATTTTAAATATGGTTACAATCAGGTTTCTGATATGTTTACACGATTAGAAAATACATTATATTCAATCAATAAGCAAGACTTTATGGAAGAATTTGCACCAGGCTTAAATACATTTGGAAGAATTCCAGTAGTTATTGATGACGAAGAAGAACAAGATAGTGCTATTAATAAGCATGATTCTACCGAGGTAGAATTGGTAGCTGAATAAAAGGAGATACGTTGGAAGAAACATTTGATGTTGTAAAATTCAAAATGAATAGTCATAAACAGAACATCGATACATTATCGCAAAAGATAACACAAGATGAAGCTGAGTTATTAACTGTTCAACAAAAGATGAAAGATTTAGGTGATGCAAAAAGTATCTTAACAATTCTAAAAAATTATAAGATGGAATCTAAAAAAGATTTCATTCTTAAAACAATTAACACCGCACTCGAAGATGTATTTGATCAAAACCTTAGAGTAGATATTGAAGCAATGTCTGCAACAAGTACTGGTAAAATTAACATGAAGTATGATATTGTTCTTTATCAGAATGATATTGAAATGGCTCGTAATGAAAAACTTTTAGGTAATAATGGTGGTGGGGTATTAAGTTTTATTAGTATTCTATTTAAAGTTCTTGTTGGTTATATTTACTCTGATAATAAATTCTTTTTATTTGATGAAAGTATAGCTCAAGTTAGTCCTTTGTATCGTCCTAGGTTAGCACAATTCTTAAGAAAGTTTTGTGAAGAATATAAATTTACTTTAGTTCTTATTAGTCAGACAGATGATATAGATGAATATGCCCATGTTGGTTATTATCTTGATGGAGAATTTGATGAAAATAATGTTCCTCTTTTAAAGATTGATCATGTCATGGGTGAATATCCTACTGATAAATATGTCTACACTAAGATTGAAAATTTTCAAAGTATAGTTAAACTTGAATTTCGGTATAAAGGTTTTACTGTTATTCGTGGAAATAATAATATTGGTAAGAGTGCATCTTTTAGAGCTGTTAATGCAATTCTATTTAATACATTTGATGTAAAAGATCATCCTAGAAAACTTAGACCTCGTGGTGCAGAATCTAAAATCTTATTTGGTTTCTATGATTCCGAAGCAGAAGAAGATAATAGAAGTATTAGTTTAAAATACAAATCAAATAAAGTTGTATATGAATTTGATGGTAATACATTCTCTGGTAAAAGTTTAGCTTTTGATAAAGTTAAAGAGAAGGTTGAAAGTATTGGATTTAAATATGTTGACTTAAAAGAAACATATAAGAATTTTAAAGGTAATTTAAAAGATCAAACTGAAAGATTAGCAATGACTTCTCAGCATGATGGTTTTTATCTTGTTGGCAATAAAGCTTCTGAAACAGAAAAGGTTTTTAACTTTCTATTTGATAGCACTGAAGTAGCTAATGCTATATCATCTGTTACTATTGATATAAATATTAATCATAATATATTTAATGCTCTAAATGATGCTGTTGTTTTAAATAAAGGTAATCTAGAGAAAGAAAAAATTAATTATGATATATATGTTTATAAATATTATGTTAGTATGATTACAACGCATATAACTAACGCATACGCCCTAGAACATAAGGCTCATATCAAAGTAACTGTTGAGGATTTAATTGCAAATATCGATACTTATATGATGATTACACTAGGTATTGATAGTTTAGTAGAGAATAGAAATATTCTAATACAATTACAAAATACTAATGTAAAAAATAGAGAAACTATAGTAGATGAATTAATTGAATATAGTACTTATTTAGATAAGCTTTATACGTATTTTAATGATCATGAAAAGCATAAGATTGCAAATGATAAAATGCTAGTTGTTGAAGCTGGTATTTTAAAGTACTCGAAGTTGGAAGTTATTGCAAATGATATATACAGTCTCGAATACTATATAAATTCAATTAGTAAATATAATGATGATTTGGTAAGATTAGATTCTTTAAAACATAATAATGCTAGTTTACGATTTAGTGTTTTAAATGAATTGATTGATAGTGAACCACATTACCAATCATTAACTAATGCTATAACTCAGTATCAAAGAAATCTAGATAAAGTAGAAACATTAAAAGATAAAGATTATAGTATCTTAAATTCTATGTCTAATCTAGATAAAGAATTTGGTATAGCGATTTGTGGTACGTGTGGAGGTTCCGGTCATATATTCGGAGAAGGACATTAATGAAAAATGTATTATTTATTCTAGCACATATGGACGATGAATCATTCAGTGCTGGAACAATTAAGAAAATGGTTGATAAAGGAATAATTGTTACAACACTAATTGTATGTGGTAATGGATATGTTTTATCTGATGATAGACGAGCAATCATAGAAAAGAATTTAAAACTATTGGGTGTTGTTGGTTTTACATTACAATATTTTGATTTATCTCTTAGTGATTTAAAACAAGATGTTTATGGTGAAATTAAAGAGTCTATTCAAAAATTAATTATGAGCACAAGAGCTGATACAGTCTTTACTAATAACAGTGGCGATTTGCATCCTGATCATAAAATTATTAGTAATTTGGTAAGGACAGTTTGTCGTCCAAGTTCAACAACTGTTAAATCACTATATGAATGTTATATTCCTGGTAGCACTGAATACGGAGAAGGTATTAATGCTTTTACGACTGTTGTTGATGTATCAGAATATCTTTCTGTAAAGATGAAATGTCTTGAAAATTATGGTACAAGTTTAAAAGCTGCAACAAGTGTTGATAGTGCTTTAAATGCTAGTTCATATTTTGGAAGTATGAATGGTTATAAATATGCTGAAATATTTAAACCAATCTTTACTGAACTACTATGAATTTAAAACAAACTAAATTAGAGTCTGGTATTGAGCAAGTTGCAAATATGGGTTCGGGTTTCTTTACTTAGTGTATTTGCAACTCAACCTTTAGCATTAGGTACTAAAACTTTCTTTACTTTACATAATTTTAGAAACATTAATCATATTTATATTGGTGAATCAAAAATAGTACCATATACTGATGGATTAGAATATTTTAATGTTGCAGATTTTTTTAGTAGAACTGATAATATTATAAATAGGTTAAATGAACTTTTAAACCTAAAATTATATAAGGAACCAAATGAAATTAGATAATAGAGATACTATGGTGACATGGTTTTGTCAAAATTATAAACCTTTAGTTGATGGAATGAAAGAGATTTCACATTTTCCATCTCACAGAACGAATCATCCATTTCATGGTGAAGGTCCTGTATGGACTCATGTGTTAATGGTAATGACTCATATACAATGTGATGAAACTTTAAGCTCAACCAATAAACAAGTTTTATTAACTGTTGGTTTGCTTCATGATATTGGTAAAGTTAGTGCTCATCAAGTAAAAGATGATGGTGAAAAATATTCATTTGAGGGACATGAAGGACTTAGCTTTTTTAAAGCATTAGATATCCTTGATCACATGGAAAAAGAGGATGATTTCTATAGTAACTTTATGAAACTTACGATTGCAAGAATGGTAAGTTTACATGGAACTGGAATTATTTTTGATGAAGGAAGTACTGATTATTATTTAGCTCATCGTTTTAGAAAAGCAGATAAAGAAGGTGCAATTAGAAATATTGATGAAAATATATTTGCACAATATCCAAAAAGAAAAATATCATCAAGAGCTAAAGTTGAAAAAGATAAACATGTTATACTTATGTGTGGATTACCTGGTTCAGGAAAAACTACAGTTGTGGGCGAATATAATGGATACTATATTGTATCAAGAGATAATTATATGGAAAAATATTATTATTTATATAATGAAAAAGGTTTAGAAACATCCAATGATATATATCATTGGATTTATTCTGAAGAAAATTTGCCAAATTTTAATATGGATTTTGATAGATATTTAAATAAAGTAGCAAAAGAACAAGATAAAGTTATAGTTGATATGACATTATTGACTGCAGGTAAAAGACGAAACATGTTAAATAGATTTTCAAAATTTAATGCAACATGTGTATGTTTACTAACTGGAGAAAAAGAATTTCATAGAATTAATGACCAGCGTGAATTAGAAGGTAGTGGACTTTCTAAAGAACGTTTTAGAGAATTAAAAAAGAAGTTTATATTTCCAATCGAAGCGGAAGGCTTTGAACAGATACATGTTAGGACTCGATGATATGAGTTTTATAAGCTCTGTTGGTTCTATTGGTGGGTCTATGGGTTCTAATATACACAAAAAGTTAAATCCAAATCATGATTCTACAAAATTTAATAGGATTGTAGATAAATTAATAAAAAAGGGAAATAAAATAAAAGGTTTTAAAAAAAGTTCCAGATCATAAAGTGCAAAAATTTGATGACTTTCTCACATCAAGTGGAGAGGAATTTTGAAGGCTCCATTAGAAACATGGAGGAATTAATTAAAGAAGTAGAAATTAGAAGCAGAAGAAGTTTCTAAATAAAAAGGTTTTATATGCGAATTAATACGATTGATGTAAAATTTTTAGCCGATCAACATTTATTAGCTGAATGGGTAGAAATTTTAATGTTGAAACCATATATTAAACGTTCTATTAATTCTAAAAATGGTTTAGAATTACCAATGGAAAAAACTACTATTTATATTCTTGGAACAGGACATGCTAAATTCTTTTATGATAAATTATTGTATGTCCAGAAAAGATATGAAGAAATAGAAGTAGAATTAAAAAAACGTAAATATAATACGAATCCAACATTAGATTTTTCAGACTTACCTCTTGAATTATTTAATGATTGGGAACCAACAAGAGAAGATAAAATTTTAAACTTGAATAGAATAATCTCTCGAATTTTATTAAAACCTTTATGGTATACATATAAAAAGAGAAATGTAGATTGGATAGAATTTTATGAACACACAATGAATCATAGTTATATACACGATGATTCATATATAGGAAATTTTGGTAATAATGTTCAAGCTAAAAAGATAAAACAATAAGGAGTAATTATGAAACCAGAAGATCAAAGATCTTATAAAGGTAGTGGACATAAAGTTGATTATCATGTGAGAGAAAATGGTAAGCCTATTGGTAATTGGTGGGAAGATGTTGCTTCCCCTCACAGTAAAAGTAAATTAGTAATGGGTTTAGAAAATGAGATACATCAAGGTATCGAAGAATTTGAGCATCAACGAGCAGAAGATTCAGAAGAACATAGAAAACTTATTATAGAAGGAATTTCTGATCTTTAAAGATAGAAAATAAATGATCTTTAAAGATCATTTTAGTCAAAAAAAAGCGATCTTTAAAGATAGAAAAATTTTACAATTATAGTCAATAAATTTATTAACTATAATTTAAAAAAACAATAAACGATCTTTAAAGATAGAAATTTAAATAAGGAATGAAAATGAGATTAAAATATTTTAAAAAATATTTGCATAATATTATAAAAGATCTGTATTTTAAAAAATATAGTTCTTTGGGTATAGATAAAAAAATTATAGATGCGAATTATTAGGAGAAGTTAAATTAATTTAACTTCTCCTAATAATTCGCAATCAGCTGCTCTTTCTAATCTAATTATGGATTATCATAAATTAGATTTAGAGGTAGAACCATATTTTCAATCTGATGGTTTACGTGAAATTGTAATGCTTCATACTATTGCAGATGAATCAATGGAAATAGCTGCAAAACATTTTGATGACGTAACAAAAGAAGTTATTAATATTCTTAAAATGTTTAGCTCAGAAAGTTGTTTAGTTGGTGGAGCAGTTAGAGATATAATTGCAGGATATGAAGAAAATGATTATGATTTTGTAACTGATACAGGTTATGATATTTTAACTGAAGTATTTGAAATGAATGGTTTTAAATGTATAGAGACAGGACTACAATTTTTAGTTCTAAATATTAGTAAGGATGGTATGAAGTATGAGATTGCAAATTTTAGAAAAGATGGAACATATACAGATGGTAGACGGCCTGATAGTGTTTCAATCGGGACTATTGATGACGATGCTAATAGGAGAGATTTCTCAATTGGCGCATTGTATTATAATCTTAAAACAGGTCATGTCTTAGACCCTACTGGTTTAGGTCTTTTAGATTTATCTAATAAGACCTTATGTTTTGTTGGTAACCCGGAAAACCGTTTAAATGAAGACCTTTTAAGAGTTTATAGATTTTATAGATTCATATGCAAAGGTTTTAAACCTGAAAGTAATTCATTAACTGCTGTTAGACGACACTTTAAATGTGCACAAAAAACGGTTGCACCTGAAAGAGTTAAAGATGAACTTGAGAAAATGGTTTTATGAAAGATGTAAAATATCTGGATTCTCCTTATCCAGAAACTTTTAAAAAAATATGTGAAAGCGCATTTAAAGATGGGTATGTTCCATGTACTGATCAACCAACTGTAAATTTTGGAACAAGCACTTTTTCTGATCAACATATATTATTAGTTGAAAAAGAAATTAAAGAAGAAATTATAAAAAAAGGATTTTAAATGGCAAAAAGAGCGGTAAAATTAAAGCCTCAAACGGAGGCAAAGTTAAAAGAATTATTACATAAAATGCAAACATATAAAACAAAAGCTATGTCAAGTCTACAATCAGGTGACTTAGGTAAAGCAAGTTTAATGTTTAATTTAGATGCTAGAAATTCTGATGAAATAAGTGAATTGCTTAAAAAGGAAAATGATGGTAGTAACGGTTAAATATAAATGGAATAAAAATGAGATTACATTTAAAGCTTTTTCAAATGAAGTATCTGCTTTTAAATTTATGGATAAGATAGCAAATGATACATCATATTCAGAAGTTGCACCTTTAGTAGACTATTCAAATGTTGCAATATATAAAGAAAAATTTGAATTATTATTTCAAAGATTATTAGACCAAGCAGATAATGTTGCTAATGTAAATGTTAAAAGCAAAATCGAAAAAGAAGAACCAACAAAGAAAACATTTTAAAGGAATTAATATGGTATTAAAGAACGTAAGTGAAGCAGAATATGAATTATATTACTGGCAATTTAGTGATGGTGATAATTTTAGTACAAGATTATTTCAAGCAATATCAAAAGCTGATACAAGTAATTTGAATAAACTTGCTAAGGGTTTCCCAGAAGAAGTTGCAGTATATAGAAGATATGCAAATGACGATGGTTATTGGGATGATGTTCAAAAAAGAATCAAAGAGTAATTATGAAAGCTATGGGAACAGATGAACAAGTGTTTGATAATAAATACTATGATTGGACGGGTAACCAAGCGAGGCGTTCTCAAAGACTTCGTAATAAAAAATCGAAGAAAACAATTAGAAGATTAAAGGATAATAATGAAATTTACATTTAATAAAACAGAGTATACATTAATACTCTTAAATGTTGCAGGTAGTAGATTATATGGAAATGCAACTGAAAAATCTGATTACGATTACAGAGGTGTCTTTATAGCTGATAAGTCTATGCATATTTCATTAAATGAAAACGTAGAACAATTAGGTGGTAAGACTGGAAAAGGTGCATCAGGTGAACAATTATGTCAAGCACTTTTAGACGCTGGTATTAATATGAAATTTACAGATGATGTTGTTCTATATGAGATTAGAAGATTTATGGAGTTAGGATTGGATGCTAATCCTAACATAATGGATAGTATAAATTTTAATTATACAAATAAAGAGAATTGTATTTATATTAACGATGCAGGTCAAAAACTATTAGATAATCAAAGTTTGTTTATGAGTAAGAAACTCAAACATACATTCTCAGGTTATGCATTTGCACAATTAAAAAAGATTCAAAGTCATAATAAATGGATTACTGAATTTCCTGATACTAGTAAAGTTATCAAAATTTTAGAAGATGCTTTACATATAGACAAAGCAATTGATTTTGATTTTATTGTTCAAAACTTTGGTGGCCCTTTAGCAGAAGAAATTACAGGAGAAACAGCTCAAGAACATACTTCAATTAATGATAGTTATAGTTGGGACAATTTTGTTTTAAGTTATGAAACAATAGATTTTGATTTAAATAAATATAGACTTCCAAGACTTTATGATTATACAAAAGCTTTTGATTTAAAGGCTAAGCCTTTAAATAAAGATAAAAGTATTACATTAATAAATAGTTCTACTATAGTACATACAACATCTACACCAAAAGAGTTATTGATGAGTACTGGTGGTTTTCGTGCAATTGGTGGTAGTATATATACTATTTTTGATATGATTGCAAATAAACCTTTAGGTGGTGTTTATGATTTAAATGGAAACGTTAAAACTCATCCTCCAAAAGAAGTAGGGGATTTTAGATTCATTGCAATTTTTGATAAAAATGAATACAAGAAACATACTGATCATATTAATAATATGTGGCATTGGAAAATTAAGCGTAATAAATCAAGAGCTGTACTCGAAGATGAATTTGGTTATGATACCAAACATGCTAGCCATTTAGTACGATTACTTTTAAGTGCGATGGACTTAATACAAACAGGTAAATTTGTACCTGAACTTAGTGGAGACACTTTGCAAATTGTAAAAGATACGAGAGCTGGTCTTTATACTTATGAAACTGTTTTAACAATGGCTAATGAGTATGAAACTAAATTGAATGATTATTATGCATCTAAAGATTGTCCTTTACCTGATAAGCCAAATAGAGTTGCAGCTGATAAATTATTGATTGATATGATAAATGAAAATAATAGATAAATCTTCATTATTTATTGAGCCAGGACTTTATGATATTACTTATACTCGATCAAACAATCATTCACATATAATTACGATTGAAATTGATAGTGAAATTACACATGGTGAATTATTTAAATCTTTAAAGAATGATAGAAATATAAGACTTTACAAAATGAATTCTATAAAGAAGCTTGAAAATTTATCAAGTACTACATATATAAAAAAAGCATTATAATGTTTAATATTGTAGAATCAAAAGATAAGTTTTATAAACCTGGTCTAGTAAAAATCACTTATGAATTGTCAAATAGTAATAATCAAATTGAAAAAGAATTATATGCAGATGATTATTATACAAAGGAACAATTGGTTGAATATTTAAAGGGAATAATTCCAAATATTGATACAAATTTAAAGAGAATTCAACTAAATGTTGAATCTGTTTATAAGCACAAAAATAGATTAGGAACATTTTAAGGAGAATAAATGACAAACGGAAATGAAAGACAACAGATAATATTTGCTGACTTTATTAAAAATGTTAAAGCATTAATGGATGAAGCTGAAACGCTTCCACATTTAGTTTATAGTTTAATAGGTTCTGCTGGAACAGGTAAGACTTGGCTAACTGCTGAAATTATCAAAGCTATTAGAGATGAAGGTATTGATGTTGCTATGACAACACCTACACATAAAGCTCTTGGTGTTATCACTGAGATGCTAGAAAAGAATAAAATATCAGAAGATGTAACAAAAGCAACTATTCACTCATTCTTAAATCTAAAATTAGATTATGGTTTTGGTGAAGATGGTAATTCTGATAATGTTACAACTAAGCCTAAGTTAAAGGTTAATAAATTTAATGAATGTATCCAACATACAGATATCCTTATCCTGGATGAGAGTTCAATGGTATCAGAAGAGCTTTATAATTTAACGCTAAGTATTCTTGGTGATCGATGTAAAATGATTCTTTTTGTTGGAGATCAATTTCAATTAAAGCCTATTGAGGGTGGTGAAAATATTATTTATAATCATCCTGATATTGTACATTATGAACTTATAGAAACTGTTAGACAAAAAGAAGGTAGTTCTGTGATTGCTAAGGCTAATGAGATTAGAGATTATATTAAGTATCAAAACTATCCTCCAAATATTTATGATTTATTTGAAGAGACAGATGAGATTAAATTATTAACAGATGGTGAATTTCTTCCTATTTATTTTCAAGATGAAAGTAAAAAGATGGTTGGAAGTTATACAAATGCTATGGTTGATCAATATAATAAATATGTTAGATATGTTGAAACAAAAGAACTTGAATACCTTTGTGATCAAGATGAGGTTGTATTTCAAAAACCTTATACAAATTCAATGGGCGAAGTTATATTCCAAAATGGAGAACAAGTTGCAATACAAAGTACTAAACTAGTTCAAGATTTACCAACTGGTTTTTGGTATTGGAGATGTAAGGGTAATGGGCGAATGTTTAATATCTTAGATCCTCAAAGTGAAGTTCTTTTTAAAACAAAGATGGCAGACTTAGCGGAAGTAGCAAAGAGCTCTTCTGGTTTTAATAAAACCAAAGCTTGGAAAAGTTTCTTTAAATTACAATCAAAGTTTGGTCAAGTAAAATATTCATATGCAAGTACTCTACATAAACTTCAGGGTTCAACCTATGAAGCAATGTATTTTGATATGAGAGATCTAGGTAAATTCTATAGAAGAGACCCAGATAACATTCTTAGATTGATTTATGTTGCGATTACAAGAACGTCAGATAAGCTATATATCTTAAATGATTAAATACAAATAAAAGGGGACAATTATAATGTTAACACAAAGAGAAATATACGACAGCATATACAAAGCAAAGGTTTTTGAATTTAAACTTTCACATTCGGATGATAAGTCATCGCGATTAGCAAACATGTATGCTATAAAACATACATGGGAGTTATTTAATGAGCAACGCCGACAAAAAAACTGCTAATTATAGATTCACCGGTGAATTAGAAAAGAGAAATTCTTCTCAAATTCATATGCATGGTCATGTAAAAATTCTTTTAAGAAATGTTCGTTTAAATGGTAATTTATTATTTCGAGATCATGTGTGGATAAAAGATTCTAAGATTTTTAATAAAATAAAAATTGGCGATGTTTTATGCTTCACAGGAAAGTTGGAATATTATATGAATGGTGATACTCAGAAAAAAGATAAATTAGGCATTGTTGGAATTAGGAATTTAAAAGTACTAAAAAACAATAAAAGATTTATTCGAAATGATGAGCCATATATCTTGAATAAATGGATGAAAATTTTAAAGACTAAGTATGACACCAAAAGAAATTCTAAAAAATAAGATGACACTCATCACAACACTTGTAAAAGATATGTTCTTAGATGATTGGTATTATGTTTATAATGATAGACGAAAGTATGGTAGAAGAATTAAAATTGTTAATCGAAGATTTACATTTTCTAAACAAGATGAAATTCGATTAAATAAAGAGTTGGTTAAATATGATTATGTAATTTTAAAACATGGTTTTGTTAAATCTAAAAATTATAAAGATTATTATGCTATACATTTAAAAGATCTTTAATGATCGTTTTAGATAGTATAGAAATAATACTTAAACAAGATTACGAAGGAATATAAATGAGCTTTTATATAGAAAAATTAGACGAAGAACAAAATGTTTTTGGCGATGAAATAGCTAAAGTTGAGCTATGGGATTTTAGTAGAGCAAATACTAATGATGAATCTCGAATTGAAGCGATTACAACTGTAGCCTCAATATGTTATGATAACCCAAATGTAATTGGGAAAGAGAATCTATATAATAGATTGAAAGCTGAAGCAATGGGTCTACCAAGTTCAAGTTTTGAATTTGTACCTATCCTTTTAGATAATGATGAATTTGATACAATTGTTATGTTCTATGTAGCTGCATTTAGAGACGATGATGGAAATGATGATAGATTCATTTTAAACATTGAAAAGTATGGTCAATGGATTATAGAAGATGGTGTTGAATATCTTCTTACTAATTATCGTGCACTATTAGCTGATCATGAAAGAATTAAAAATGTTTATCAATATCAAGATATTACTCAATTTTATAATGATGAAGCAGATTGTAAAGTTATAGAAAAATACTCAAAGACATTTTTATATAAAATGGACATCAGTACAAGTAAACAACATAATCGTCACCGTGTTTCTCTTCAAGAACTTAGTCGTCGTTACGTTTCAGGGAAGAAGACTAAATTTGAATTTTACCATTCAACTGGATTAAAAGTAGTTGAGAGTACAAATAAAAATAATCCTAGTGTAACTACAGAGTCATTAACAGATATGATGATTGATCATTATTTTGCTGCATTGGATGCTGGTGTTAAAGCGCAAGAAGCTAGACGCATATTACCTCAATCAATGTACACAACTATTTGGTCAAGTTTCTTACCTTTCCAATTAGACAATTATTTAGCGTTACGCGATGATTTACATGCACAACAAGAAATAATGTGGTTATCGCAAGCTATGAAGAGATTACTAAAGGTCGCGTAATGGAATTTAAAACATATACTGATTCAAATACTTTAATTATGTCATTTGAATCAGGTGAACCATTTAATGCTAATATTTTAATAGATGCTGAAAAGTGTTTTAAAGAATTAGATAATGATAAAGACATTAGTGTTCAATTGTTAGGTAATATACCATTTGAAATATTAGCTTATGTTTTAGAAGTATCGATGTTCTGTCAAATGAATATTTTGATTCCTGATGATGAAAGAGGCTATAATTTCTTAATTGATTTAAAAGATAAGAAAAAATTAAAAACAAAAATAAGGAGAGATTATGGCTAATGCAGTACCATTAGAAATATATAGAGGTATTATGACATATAATACAATTGCGTTATACTCAAACGGCACCAAAAAAAGATTTACTGGTTTTATTATTGTTGCTGATGAACATGGAAATGAAACATCTTATAAGATTAATTCATTTCGTAGTCAAGTAATAATACAATCAGAAACTTTAGGTGAACGTGGAATGAAAGGTATGCATTGTACTGTTCATGGTAACTTTAAAGAAAATACTTGGAATGGTGAAACCAAGTGGGAACTTATGGCGGAGAAGATTATTCTCGATGGTCAAGAACAGTTAGCAGCAGATGCTGAAGCAGCTGTTCGTCCTATGCCAACAGCACCCCCTGGCACATTACCTAGTTCGCCTGGGGCATCACCAATGGTTCCTCAAACGGCTACACCGATACCTGTGCAGCCTATATATAATATGCCTGCTGCACCTGCTGCGATTCCAGGAACAGTTGCTGGATCTATGGCTCCTGTTGCTGCACCTAATATTCCAGCTCCAACCGCAAATGCCGGTTATATTTATAATCCAGCAGTATCAGCACCTCAGGCAATGAATCCTGTAGCTGCTGCTCCTGCTGCTATTCCTGTTGTTGCAGGCGGTTATGTTTATAATCCAGCCGCACATGTTGCACCTGCACAAGCAGCTTATGTTACACCACCTGCTATAACAACACCGATGGCCGCACCAGCAGTTCCTCAAACACCTTTGGCTCCTAATGTAGCAGCACCAGCTGTTCCTCAGACTCCTCTTAATAAAGCGGAAGTTACAAGAAAGACTAAAGTCGTAGAAGAAGAGGAGTTGCCTGATGCACCTGATCCAATTTAGAGCTCCTCGGAGCTCTATTTTTTATTGCTTTAAAAAATGATTTTGCATAGTTTATGCATTTGACAAAGTTAATAGCGTATACTCGAGATACTCGAGATATGAGTGAATTAAGGATATATATGAGAAAAATAATTATGGTAAACGGTAAGAAGAGATCTGGAAAAGATTATACTTCTGATATGTTTGTCGATAAAGGTTTTATAAAACTTTCTATCGCAATGGGATTAAAAGATAGAGCTTGCAAAATCGCAGGAATTGATTTTGATACAATGGAAGAATTAAAAAATGAGGAATTATCATTTGAAGCAGATGATGGTTTCAAAGAAAGATTTAAAGATTCTTTATATTTAATGAATAATGATATTTATAATTCTGATGATTCTGAACATAGAATTGACATTTTAAATGTTGGGTCAATTCCTTTTTGGAATTCGGATGGAACTGTTGATGCTCGAAAGTTTCTTCAGAATATGAATGTATTTAAAGATGTATTTAAAGATGATAATATTTGGATTAATCTTTTAATTCATGAAATTAAAGTACATCATAAAGGTGATATTATTATTGCTGACTTTAGATTTCCGAATGAACATACATCAATGGTCGAAGCATTCGGAAAGATAACTACAATGAAAGTAATAGGTAAGAATTATTATGATGTTGATAAATATGATAATCACTCAAGTGAAACATCTTTAAATGATTGGAAATTTGATTATCATTTTAATAATACTATTTGGCACAGTGGAGTAGTATTTTGGCAAGTTCAAGGTCTTTTACAAACATTAGATATAGAAGAGGGAAAATAAAATGGATTTGAATAATTTAAATAATTTAAATTTTAGTATGCCATCAGAAGGTGATATCAGTGATGCACATAGAGCTGCTATCTTAGATGCTACTGGTTTTGATATGTCAATTTTTCAAGAAATTCTTGAATTGCAAAATACATTAAATGAAAGAGTTAATATTGATTGGAAAACTGCTAATCAAGATTGGGATTTTGCTATACTATTAGAATCAAATGAATTATTAGATTCATTTGATTGGAAATGGTGGAGAGCAGGAATAACTGATTGGGCTAATATTGAAATTGAAATGATTGATTTGTTTCATTTTTTAATTGCAAAGAGTATTGAAAAAAATCAAACTACTATGTTTGCAAGTTTTATAATTGCTGTTGAAGCAGAAAATAAAAATAAAGAAGCTCCGGCTAAAGATAAAGATTTAGAAGAAAAGATAAAGAAAATCTTTACTGGAAAATTTATCCCAAATTTATCAACTGGTAATTTAGTTGGTAATTTAATGGCGTGGTTAGAAGTTTGGTATTTAATAGGTAAAGATATTAATGATATATTTTTATCTTATAAAATGAAATATGCTTTAAATATGTTTAGACAAGATAATGGTTACAGCACGGGCGAATATATGAAAATATGGAATGGTGTTGAAGATAATGTTGTTGCTCAAAGATTAATAAAAAATATTCCAAATGATAAACAATTTATTGAAACATTACAAATTGGTCTCAAGAAAGAGTATTCAGAGCTTGTAAAACCAAAAGATAAGAATTTAGAAGATTTTATAAAAAATGATCCTAAATGGTCTCAATTTATAACATTAGTACCTGAGGATTCTAAAAAGGTTATGATTAATCTAGCAGAAGACTTTCAAAAATATCTTGAGAAATAAATAATTTAACATAGAAATATACTAAATTATCCATAGAGATAAAAAAATTTAACATAGAAATAAAAAATATAATATAAAATTAAGGAAATAGTTATGAAAGAACAAACAAAAGAAATTGAAGATTTGGCTGCAGCACAAGAAGCAGCAGGAGATATTGTACCTTTAAAATTAGATGAAAGTGCTATTGATATCATTGGATTAGATGTATTCAGATTAAATAAATCTGTTTCTACAGTAGAAGAAGCAAATGCTGCAATTGAAAAATTCTCAACAACTACTGTTGGTATTGTTGAAATCGCAGGCAGTACTTTTGTTATTCGTGCTACACTAGCTAAATTAAATGAATTAAATGCTATGGACCCAAGTGATATGGAAACACATGAAGCTATTCCTGTTCAAGTAAAAATTGCTGAACTATTACAAGAAGCGGGTCTCAATGTTGGTGTTAATCAAGAAATGAAAGATATCATTGAAAAAGAAATCGATAACATCAAAGAAGAATCAACGGTTGATAGCTGTTCAGCATAAAGGTAAATCATGAGTAATGAATTAGAAAGAGAATTTACTTACCCAGGAAAAGAACTTAAAGAGATTGAGAAAACAGAAGAGCTTACTCGATTAGAGAAGTTCTTATATGATTCAAATGCAAGTTCTCTTTATATGGATGATGTTATTGATTTTAAACATGAACCAATGTTCCTCGGAACAGGTAAAAATACTCAAAGATTTGATGATCCCAAATATGCATTTTTTGATAAATCAAATGATAAACAACAAGGTAATGATTGGAAACATAATGAAGTACCACTTGTTCAAGATCAAGCAGATTTTAAAACATCATTAACTGATGCACAAAGATTTATAACTAGAGTTGATCATCAAAAATTAATATTTTTAGATTCAATTCAAGGTCGTGGACCATTATTAATTTTTGGACAAATCACAACTTTGCCTGAACTTGAAAATGTTATTCTTACATGGGAATATTTTGAAGGTGCAAAACATTCAAGAACTTACACGGAACATCTTAGAGCATTCTATGATAAACCAGATGAGGTATTTGATGAAGCATTTCAACTTCCAGAGTTAAAAAAACTAGCTAAGAAGATTGGTGTAGTTTATGACATTGCTTATTATAATGTAATTAATTATGTTTATAAAGATCAACGTGGTTTAGAATACACTCAACAAGAATACAAAGACTTAAAAGAAAGTATTGTTATGTTATGGGTTGAGATTAATATACTTGAAGGTATAAGATTTTATCCTGGTTTTGCTAGTATTTGGGGAATGACTGAATCAAAAAATATTTTTAGAGGTGTTTCTGAAAATTTACAATTTATTTGTATGCATCCAGAAACTGACATATTGACAGATAAAGGTTGGAAAAAAGTAGAATTTTTATCATTAGATGATAATATTGCACAACAAGATTTAGATACAGGTTTAGTGTCATTTGCTAAACCAACTAGAAAGATATGGAGAGAATATAAAGGAAAGATGCATAAAATCATAGATGCAACTGGAAAAACTATTCAACATTTAACAGAAGATCATGAAATAGTTGTTAGTAGAAGAAATTCAAAAACAAAAGAATTAACAACAAAAAAAGTTAAAGTTCAAGATACAAAATTTAATAATTCAACATATTACCCACAAGGTGGAAAATTAGAAATCTCAAATGATGAATTTGCATTAAATACTTTAGAACAATTTAGAATCATGACAGCGGCTGATGGATATATTAATCCTCGCAGTAATGGTAAACAAACAGGATTTCAAGCAGTTAATTTTTCATTAAAAAAAGAACGAAAAATAGAATTATTCTTTCAATATTGTAATGAATTAGATTATAAAATAGTTGAAACAAAATCAATTAATGATGTTAGAATGTTTATAGTAAGTGTTCCTGTTGAAATTAATATATCTAAATCTTTAAATTGGATATGTTTAAATTCAAGCACTGATTATATAGATAGTATTTTAATGGAGTTAATTAAATGGGATGGTTCAGATAAAACAGAAGCTTCAAATAATAAATATGCTTTTTTTACAAGCGATAAAGAAGTTGCTGATCAGGTAATTGCGTTAATTACTTTAAGTTCATATAAATCATTTAATTACAAACAAGTTAATAAATCACAAGGACATTATAAAGATTCGTATAAAATATATTTTAGAGATGATGAAAAAATTATAAATACTCAAAAATATATTGATGATGTATATGATTATGATGGAATGATTGGATGTGTGACTATGCCAAAAGGTACTATTATAACTAAATCGGTTGATAATAAGGTAACTACAACTGGAAACTGTCGCGATGAAAATGAACATTTAGCATTAACTCAATTTATGTTAAAACTTCTAAAAAAAGAAAAAGAAGAAGGTTTTGTTGAAGTTTATAAAGAACTTGAACCTCGTATTGAAGCGAGATTTTATGAAGCTTATCATGAAGAATGTGATTGGATAGATTTTAAATTTAGTAAAGGTTCATACACTGGTATGAATGCTGCTATCCAAAAAATGTATTTAAATTATATTACTATTCGTAGAATGCGTGCTGTTGGTTTAAATCCAACAAAAGAACGTCTTGGTGATATGTATATTATAAAGAATCCAATTCCATGGGTTGATAAATTTATCAACATGGACAAAAATGAAAAACTTCCACAGGAAGAAAAAGTTCTAAATTATATAACAGGTGCTGTTGAACAAGATGTTGCAAAACATAGCGAACTTGCTTGTGTTAAACGACTACTAAAACAATTTATAAAATAATAGGTTAGAATCATTTCTAACCCTAAAAGGAAATTAATGATTAATATCATAAAAGATGATGGTTCTAAAGAGGAATATAAGCCCGAGAAATCACAACAGCATTTAGGTTATGCTGTTGAAGGACTATCTAGGGTATCAATTTCAGAAATTGAAATGAGAGCTTCTCTTTCAATCGAAGATGGAACAACGTCAAAAGAAATTCAACAAGCATTGATTAAATCTTGTGCTGATCACATTAGTGAAGATGAAGATGAATATCAAATTGCAGCTGCTAGATTGTTAAATCAAGATATTCGTAAAGATGTTTACAAGCAATATACTCCAAAATCATTTATTGAAATGATTGATAAAGGGTGCGATGCTGGTTATTATGATTCTGAATATTTATGGAAATATTACACAAGAGATGAAATTATTACTTATGGTAAATTAATTGATTATGACCGTGATGACAATTTTGTATATTCAGGTTTAAAGAAAACAAAAGATTCTTATCTAGTTAAACAATTTGGTAAAATTCAAGAAACTCCTCAAGAGATGTTTCTATTAATTAACATATTTGCATTTGCAAAGTACAAAGGTGCTTTAAGAGACAAATGGGTTAAAAATGGTTATGATATTTTATCTAACTTTGAAGCTAGTCTTCCTACTCCTGTTATGATTCAAGTTCGATCGATGTTCAGAAAATATATTTCATGTTTTAGAGGAAATACTAAAATACGCATAGCTAATTTAGATTTTAAACTTATACAGGACATTGTTATTGGTGATAAAGTTCAAACAATTCAAGGAAATCTTAAAGAAGTTGTTGCTATAAATATAAAAGAACATACAGATGAATTTATAACAATTAATTCATCATATGGATTAAATGATGAATTTACATCAACTGATAATCATCCAATAAAAAGCATTTTATTTGATGATATAAAATGTATTAGAAACCAAACTCCTAGTAATACTAAACCAATTTGCATAACTTCTCAAACTAAAGCAAAACATTGTTTAAAATCTAAAAATCATTATAAAAATGATTGTGAATTATTAAATACTGACTGGTCAACTATATCAAAATTTGTAGAAGCAAAAGATTTATCAATACATGATTATATCGCCATTCCTTTTGATAATAAGATAATATGCGATAATTTATTTGATATGAAAGATTTTATAAATGATGATAAATACAAATTAATAAATGGATATATAACAAAAGAGCATATTAAAGTTTTTAATTTAAATCGGTTAATTAAAGTTGATGCAGATTTTATGTATATTCTTGGTTGGTTTGCTGCTGAAGGGTGTGTTGTAAATAATCATTTAAATTTCTCACTAAATATAAATGAGATGGATTATTTAATAGATATTAAAGATAAGATAAAACGAGTCTTTAATATAGAAGGTAAAATATATGATAATGGTGATAATTCCGTATCGTTGCAGGTTTCTCATAAAATACTAGCAAATTTCTTTAATATTATATTAAATAATGCTAAGGAGAAAAGAGAAGGTTCTGTAATTCATGAAAAGATATTATACGCTGATTATGAATCACAAAAATATTTTCTCAAAGGAATATTTCTAGGAGATGGGTTTTTAGCAAGTAATTATTTAGGATTAGATATTGTTGATAAGAGATTCATTGATTTTACAAATCATTGTTTACTTAGAAATGGTTTTATTTCACAAAATAGTAAATATATAAATGCTGCTAACACTCAATGTTATAGAATTAATATTCGTTTTGGTTTAAATGCAGAATTTATAAAATTTGTAGATAAACGAACAGAAAATTTTAAAATTATTAAACAATTAGAAAATATTAATAATATAAAGTCTCCTAAAAATATAGGATTTTTTCAAGAGAATATATTATATAGTAAAATTATTAATATTAAAAAATTTAAAGAGGTTGTTGAAGTCTATGATATTGAAGTTCAAGATGATCATACTTTTATAGCAAATGATTATGGTGTACATAATTGTAACTTAATTCATCCAGGCGATAGTAATACTACATTAGCAGAAGCTTCTAAAATTATTATGAAACTTGTTGCTGCTGGTGCTGGTCTAGGAATCGGTAATACTGTTCGTGGATTAGATGCTGATATTGATAATGGTCGTTTATCACATACTGGTTGTTTACCAATTTATAAGGGTTATGAAAAATTGACTAAAGCTTTTGTTCAACCATCACGAGATGGTTCAAGTACTGTTTACCATCCTTTCTTCCATGTTGAAATAGAATCAATGATGGTATGGGGAAATGCTAAAGGTACTGAAGAAACACGTATTCGTGAGATGGATCATGCTATTACATTTAGTGCTCTCTTTTGGGAACGTTATGCTAATGGTGAAGATATTACATTATTCTATTTAAATGATGTTAAAGATCTTGTTAACTTTATGGGTGATGATGAAAAATTCAAAGAGCTTTATGAAGGTTATGAGAAATCTGTTCCGGCTGAACGTAGAACAACTATTACAGCTGAAAGTATATTTGATACATTTGTAGATGAAAGACATTTACAATCTAGAGAATATACTGCTTTCTTGGATAATATTGGTAAACAAGGAATGTACAAAGTTCCTATTTTTATTAGTAATTTATGTACTGAAATAACTCAACCAATTTATCCTGTTCATGAACAAGGACATAAAAGAAATATTAAATTCAATGATGCGGCTTCTGAAGAGAAGTATTGGGATCTACGAACTGAAGCATATTTCTATCCAGATAATGATGTTAAGCGTACAAGCTTTATGCGTCAAATGTCTGAGTTATATACTTTTGTTGATGCTGATCCTTTTGCGGAAGTAGATGAAGATAAAGTATATGATTACTTTACTAATCGTGGATTTCCAAACCTAGCAGAAGTTGGTGTTTGTATTCTAGGTGGTGTAAATATGGGTCATACTACTGATAAGCGTTTACCAATTGTAAGTGAATACTTAGTTCGTTTCTTAGAAGAGTTAATTGATATGGGGACATATGATGTACCTGAAGTTGAAAAAGCTGCTAAGATGCGTAGAACATTAGGTATTGGTTTCAGTGATATATTCCATTTAATGGCAATCAATAAAGTATTTTATAATACTAGAGAAGGTCGTCAATTTATTGCAAATAGAATTGAATTATGTACATATCATATGACAAGAACTTCTATGGAACTTGCGAAAGAGCGTGGAGCATGTTTACTATTTAAAGACACTAAGTACTCTGATGGTCTATTACCAATAGATACTTATAACAAACATGTTGATGAACTTATTGGTAAAAATACCGAATTTGATATTGATTGGCCTTGGCTTCGTGAGCAAATTTTGAAATATGGAATGAGACATTCTACATTGACAGCTAATGCTCCATTTGGAAGTTCTTCAATGGTTTCAAATTCAACTCCAGGGATTGAACCTCCAAGAGGTTTACAAGTTTCTAAAAAAGGTGTTACTAAATTAGTACCTGATATTAGAAGATTTGGTAAATATTATACAACTGCATGGAGTGATGATTTTAACAATATTGATTATTTTAAATTTATTGCTGTTGTTCAGAAATTTATGGATCAAACATTAAGTGTTAATCAATATCATAATATGATTAAAACTGATGGTAAGAAAAAGAAATCATTATTAATAGAAGAAATTTTAGTTGCTTGGTATTATGGTTTAAAAACATTATACTATTCAAATATTAGAAGTACTGATCAAGCTGATGGTGATGATGAAATTGAAGAAGAAGAAGATGATGGTTGCGCAGGCGGCGGTTGTAAAGTATAGTACCTTCGGGTACTAATAAAAAAGGAAAAAAGATGAAAAAAATTGATGAAAACTTTAATAAAGTATTTGAAGGCATGAGTGATGTATTTGATGAAATGTTCACTAAAATTGACAAAGAATTAAATAAAGAAGATAATGATGGTAAAGTACATTTGGATTACAAGAATATTCAGACTCATATCAATAATGCTAGTGAAGTTATTAGCGATGAGTTTGATACTATTTTATGTATTACTCGTGGGGGTCTCGTACCTGCTGGATTGCTTGCCTACCAATTAGGCATTAAAAATATTGTTAATATTAATATTTCTTCATATGAAGATGATAATTCTCAAGGTACAATTGATTTAGAAAAATTATCTAAAAAAGAGATTAAGATTCTAAGTAAAGCAAAAGGTATTTTAATTGTTGATGATATTATTGATACAGGTGATACTGTTCAAGCTCTTGCTATTTATTTAAATGAATTACAAGTAGCTGGTAAGATTGTTTGTAACAATATTGAGATGTTTGCTTTAGTTACAAAACAAGTTGACAAGTGTAGTTATTATGTATATAACATGGAAGGTGATGACCGATGGATTGAATTCCCGTGGAGTATTGGAATGTCGTGATTAATAAATCTGACATGACATGACAAAAGAATTTATCATCAATAATTTTATTGATGATAATGGCCAGTTAGATAGACAAGCTTTTTTAAAATATTATGATTGTGATTCAACTTCTATTTATAAATTGTTAAAAATATTAAATAATAAAATATTAAATTATGAATATTGGAACAATAGAGAATATATAATTAATAATTTTCTTGATAAAAATAACATAATAGATAGAAAAATTATTGAATCTTTTTTTGGATGTGAAAGAACATCGATAGATAGACAGCTTAAAAAATTAAAAATAGATTATAATTATAAAAGAAAACAATTTAAAAGATCCAATAAAAGTAAATATGAATATAAAATTATTAATATTTTAAAAAAACTCAACCCAAATATAAAAATAACACATTCAACTTATAATATTATATCTCCATTAGAACTTGATATTTTTCTACCTGAATATAATATAGCTATTGAGTTTAATGGTCTATATTGGCATAGTTATTCTAAAAATAATAATGTTTCAAAAAGACAAGGAAATTTAGAATTTCATAATGGTGAAATATTAAAAGATGAAAATTATATGTGGGAAAATACTATATTACATTTAGGTCAAAAAATTTTAAATGGTAGAATACTGTATAATGCTGGAAAAATAATATATAAAAGGAAAAATTAATGGCTAAAGAAATTGGCGATAAAAGAGAACGGAAATTAAAAATTAGTGTAGAAGAGGTTGAAATAACTATTAAGCAATTATTAGTTGATTTTGATCTAGATTACAAAATTGAAAGATTCATTGACTCCAAATTGGACGTAATGTTAAATGAAACTCAAATATTAAAAAATAATGAATTAAAGAATAATAGAAACTATAAATATCAATTTGATAATGATTTATTTGTTGAAATTTATGATTTTATATATCCATTAATTAAAGAAACAACTCAAAAAGATATTGCAAACTCTGCTAATGATGAAAACTATGAACGTAAAATTGAAATTTATGATAATATATTTCAAGTAGTAGATTTAACAATGTACAAGATTGGAATCTCTAAAATTAAGTTGGTAACTTTCCATTATTTATTAAAAATGTTAGAAAAGAAAGCTGATGTAATAATGCAGCAAAGAAAGATTAAAATTATTCGTGGATATAAAACTTCAATTGAAATATTTTCGCATGAGCTTTTAACTATCATTGCACAGAATCCTGATTTAGAAAAATTTACTTTAACTTTAAGAAGTTTAATTGAACAGTGGCTTATAAAGTATAATAACCGCACTAAAATTGGTCAATTTTATTACAGCATACTAATGATCAACCAAGAGCAAGTTATTGAGAAAATCTTGAGATATATGATGTTTACAGCTATTAAAAATATGAACCCTATTTACTTACGAGCTATCTTTAGTACATATGTAACATTAATTCATAAAAACATATTTTCATTTTATGCTTTAAAGCTTAGTAATGTTAAAGTTGGATATTTTAAACAACTAGAATCTCTTTTCGAAGATTCTTTGACAAATAATGTTCAAACAATTCAAGTAAATGAAATGATTGTTCAAAATCGGATAATGTCATACGCTATGAAAAATAAAAAGTATTTTAAACACAATTATGAGTTTCTAATGGATGAATATAGTTCTAGTTTTATGGATTTAAACTATTTTGACTTACTTTATAGTTATGATAAGAATATACCTATATTAGATTATTTCTTTTATTATTCGAAATTTTTAAAGCTTACACGAAACAGCTTTAGAAGTCAAAGTAAACTATATAAAATAAATTCTGATTTTTTTAAATCAAATAATAAGAAGACTTTAAAAATCTATATTAATGATTTAATACATGAAAGATTTTATGAATATTTTTATGAAATATTTAAAGATAAAGACACTATTGATACTATATGTGAGACAATTGGTAATAACCTTCTAAAGAAAATTAATCAAAACAATTTTGTGACTAGTGATTTTAATAAATTACTATTAACATTTGATGATTATTTAAATCAATTAGGTCAACTGATTTCATCTATGCAAAAACTTATGAACGAATAGTTCATAGGTTTTCTTGTCCTTTATTCATAGTTCCTTGAACAAATATTAAAACTAGAAGGAGTACACATGGATTATTCAGCAGGTACTATGAGAAGTGCATTAGTAGGAAACACACAAAGTATTATAATTGAAAAATCATATATAGGTGTAATCAAAGAAGGTGTTAGTAAAGAACTTGATGGAAAATATTTAGTTCATATTCGAGAACTTATGGGTTTGGATGGAGCGCTTAAACCTATATGGGTAAAAAATGAAGTACTTGGAAACAGATTTTCTAGATGGTTAGATTTAGAATCAAAAGATACAAAATCTTCTGGTTCATATTTTCCATTGCAACCAGGTATGATGGTCAATGTTAGGTTCCGTGGTTATACAATGGAATCTGGATATATTTCAAATGTTGTTTCATATTTACCACTTGTTGATAAACCAGGTGCAAGAGATACTTTTTATTTATTAAATAAGACTGTTAAAAATTCTTGGATTTACCAAGATGATGCTAGAAATTTAACACATATTATGCAGAGTGGGGGTAAGAGTAATATTACTTTAGATGATAATGGTATTACACTTCAAACTGGTGGTAAAGTCAAGACTAATGGTTTTGAAGTTTCAAAAACCGGTACAAGATTTGAATTTGGAAATGCTTCTATTTCTTTAGATAGTTCAGGTATTACTTTTAAAGTTGGAGACACTACTTTAACGATGTCGGAGACAGGTATTAATGTTAATACTCAAGGTGCTCTTGATATTGAATCAGGTAAGATGGCTAGGATAAAAGCTAGACGTTTAGAACTTGGTGCAAGTGAAGAAATGACATTACACTCTAATGTTCTAAGAGTAACTGGTTCAACTCAATGTTCTCTTGCCTCAAATGTAGTAAATATTAATAGTGTTATACATACTAATATTGAGTCACAAGCTCAAGTTAATATTGCTGGATTAATGAAAACTAAAATTGCTGCTCCTGTATTAGATATAACAAGTTTAACTAATATCAATATTGCTGGACCAGTTATTACACTTTCAGGTCAAAATACAAATATTGATGGAACTGCTGCGCTTAATATATCAAGTGCTAGTATAGCAATGGATGGTATGCTATCACATGGTTTAGGTTTAGCTACTTCTACTAATACATCAATGGCTGCTACAAATTTAGCTCTTGGTCTTTCAACAGATGCTGCAAATATTGCTTTAGTTACTGGTTTAGGTTTATCCAATCCAGTATCAGCTATTGTTAATTCAACTATGGTTCAAGCTATTCCAGGTTCATGTGCTCCAGTTGGTGAGATATTAAAACCTGTAATAACATCAGCGAAAGTTGGTAGCTCAACGACTGAAAAATTACAATACATTGCATCATCAAATGATAGTTATAATATAGCACTAAAAGATCAATTTGATGGATTAAGGAATACACATGAAATACGCGTCTAGTTTTGAAGATGTTTTTACAAACGGATATACTTCAGAGTCTCGTTCTCTTTTGGAGGCTGAAACTATAAATTCAATAAATAATAACATGGACGATGCTACCGGAACGATTCTACCACCATGTCATTTGGATTTTGGAAACTTTGGAAATATAGAATTTCCTTGGATGGATATTAAAGCTGCTCCTGTTAATTATAAATTATTTAATAAACTTCATCAATTATCAAATGTTATTCGATCTATTAATGATGCGTTTATATCTTTAATTTTAGAGTTTCAATGTTGTGGAATTGCTGAGCTTTATAATAATAGTATTATTCCTATTTTCGAATGGGTACTTAAAGATTTTATTGGTGTTTTAACTGATATTGCTAGTGGATTAATTCAAGGCAATCAAGCGTTTAAAGTTTTAGTTTGTGCTGTAAAACCGGTTCCGGCTAACCCTTGGTTAGGTATAGGGGGCGTGGATTATTTAAGTACAGTATATTCATATTTAAATGGTTTTGAAGCTATTTATAATTGGATTATGGATGGGAATCCAGTAGATTTAATTTTAAATCCGGTTCAAGATTTTTATAATAAAATTAGTTCTTGTACTCCAATTAATGCCCCAGTAACGGAAGTTAACCTTGAATTAGGAAGTGAAAGATTAAAAGAATTATTATCAAGTTATAAAAATTCAGATAAGACCAGCCCAGAAGCAATTACTTCTGTTCAACAAACATTTAATGATTTTAAATCATATGAGAAAGATAAATTCGTAATACATAGAAAGATTACAGATTTAAAAAATCAAAAAATTATTTTAAGTTATGCTCCAGAAGAATTATATGCTATATTAAGAACTTTTGATATTGATGAAGAATTAAAAACTTTAAATGATGAAGTTAAACAATTGAATACTGACAACGCTGAAACTATTAAAGCTTATAATGCTTATCAAGATGAAGAAATTGCAAGTACAATCATTGAGAGTACAAAATTATTATCAAGTGATAGATTAGTATCAAAAAATATTGATCAATTGTTAGTTGACAAATTTAATCCTACATGTTCATGTTTGACAAATATTATAGGAATTAGTGCTTATAATTTACCCACTTATAGAACTATTCGAACTTGGGCTGATGTTGATAATCTTTCAAGTGAAGTTCATTGGGGAAGTAGAGAAATTTGGAAAACTGCTTTAGAAAAAATTGATGATGGTTTATCTTTAGATACTGATATTGTTAACAATATCTTTATCAGTAGAAAAAATATACAAAAATTATATGATGATAATAATAGTAGTATTGATCGTGATAATAAAGTAACTCTTGAAGTTAATTCTTATAATTTTGGAAATAGTATATCTGGAAGTGACATAGATTATAATTATATTGATGGTAATGGTGTTAGAGAAGATGAATCTTTTGATGTTTCAGTTGTTTCAAATCTTCCTTTTATAACTTGGGATACACAAAAGCTTTATTTATATAGTGATGTGTATGCTCATTCTGATTCTGATGTTAGAACTATTTTTGATATTAATGCAGAAAGATACGACGAAAAAAATAGATTATTAAAAGACATGGCTATTGTTACAAGTAGAAAAATTCAAATAGAATATAGAATGGAAGAAATTTGGAATAATCTCCGTAGAGCTGCTATTGATAAAATGAATTTTGAAAAATTCTATGAAGCAACTAAAGATACAGATGAATCATTTTTAGATTTAGATATATTTCATGCTACAAGTTATAGCACTGGTTTTGAAAGTAGTTTAGATTTTCTATCAGGTGCAAACATGTTATCTAAACTTGGTGCTGGTTTTGATATGAATAAGTTTTTATTAGAATTTCAAATTACAGATTTTACATTTGATGAAGCTGAAACTGATATGGAAAACTTTGAATTTCTTAAAATTGAATGGATTGAACTTTCAAAAAGTGCTGGTCAGTATGACGGTTTAATTACTAGAATCGATAGTGTTATTAAAATTGATAATGTTGTAGTTGAAATTATTGATCAAAGTATTCAAGATTGTGGATGTGATATACTTTGTAAATTACTTCAATGGGTTTTAGATATTATTTTAAGTACTGTTAATTCACTTATTGAGATGATAATTGCTAAAATTTTAAAGATGGTATTAAACGAACATGTTGCTTATATAATAAAAGTTATTTTACAATATGCTCAATGTATTGCGGATATTGCGGCATTCAGTGATAATATAAGTGATATTAAAGCCAGAGCTTCTGCTATGAATGATGAAACATCTGGAGAAAATGCTGGACTAAATCTTATGAAAGATCCTGCTTATTGTGATGCTCAGGCAACTGTTTTTAATACTTTAGATAAATTATTAATAGAAGATGAGATTCATGTTTCTCATGGTGATGCAAATGATTTAGATGATGATGATACTATTATATATCCTGATCCTAGTTTTGGTGTAATTGATACAGATAATACTCCAAATCCTGGAAACATTCTTATTAATAATGGAACAACAGTTAAAGGTGATATTAAAGCAGGTAAATCAATACCTGAAGTAGAAATAATTTGTGCTGAGGATTTAAAACCTAGCTTAACTGCTGTTTTAGATCCAGTAAATCAATATGAAGTTCTACTTGTGTTTAAACCTAGTGATTATATAAATTCTGCACCTGTGGTTGAAGTGGAACAAGGTGATATTGTTACACCTGATGCATTAGATATAGATGGGAATATTATAAACACCAGTGAAGTAACAAGTCAAGTTCAATCACTTAGTGATCTTTTAAAAGTTGCAGAACAACAAGTACAAGAAGCTTTAAATGCTCCTGTGTATTTAGATACGGATTGCGAAATACATGCTACGCCAAATACAATGACATTATGTAGTACTGATAATTTATTTATTGAAAGTACTTATATTATTGATGATGTGGGTGAAGAAGTTGTAGATTTTGATACATATGGTGAGCTATCTGCGAACGCAAATATAACTGTAGATGTTAAATATGAATATTTCCCTGAAGATGATAATGCTGATGAAAATGGTATGGTTCAGATTCCAGAAAACGAAACATATAGAACATATACAATACCTGATGGAACGATTACTGTTAATCCTCCTGTTGTTAATACGTGGGTTGAGATAGTTGATATTGATACTCCACAAATAGACGATTTTTCTTCTTCAACTGAAACAGTTATAGAAAATTTTGAAACACTAAGTACATTAATTGAATTACAAACTAGTTTTAATTTAAACGGAGATATACTTGAGAAGCATTATGAAGAAACAAGAACATTAACAGTTGATGCCCCATTTCGATTTATTGATTTAGAAATTTTAGTTACTTTTAAAAATTTAGTAAATAGTCTTGATGTTCGATTTGTTTTAGATGTTCTTGGTTCAGGTGAAGTATCATCTCCCTCATTATATGATGCAAATGTTAGATATAGAAATGTTGTTGATATAGGTTTTTTACAATCTACTAATGGGGTCGTTTATCATATTAGTGATAGGCGATTATTATTTCTTTCACAAACGTTATTAAAAGATAATAGTCTTATAAAGGATCCTAGAGCAGTTGCGGAAGAAGCAGAAACTCAAAAGAATGCTGGTAATACTGAACTTGATAAATGTTTATTACCTGAAAATCAACAAGAAGTTGTTCAAGTACAACAAGGAATAACTGAAAATATTACAGCTGCTATTGATTCATTTAATAAAAGCACAGCGGCTTTAATTCCAGAAGTTGTTGAGATAGAACCAATTGATTATAATCCTATTCAATTGGATACTTTAAAATATTCAATTCCATTAATAGTATTAAATCAAGAACATAATATTATACTACAAATTGTTGACAAGAAGATATTTCTTCAGTTCAAATCTAATTCCTTGGTGATGTCTGCTCCTTTAATTATTGACCATGAGTTGGTACCTGATGATACTTATATGTTAGTTTTTGGTACAAATAATCTGATGGTTGATTTAAAATTAATTACTCAGGATAAAATCGTACATGAAATTAGAGGTATTAATTCATCTGGTGTTTCTTTACTTCCTACTATTATTGGTGGTAATGCTGATGGTACGGAATCATTCTGTGGTGCCACTCTTTTAGATTTAATATTTTCAAAAGGTGGTGGATTATCAGATGATTATTATAATAGATCTGTAATGTCATATATTCCTAGAACAGCTGCTGTTGTATTTGACTTTAGTGTAAGTCAAGGTTCAAGAGTATTTAACACTATTAATAAAGCAGGTGCTGTTTTTATTAAAGATCAAACTGTACTAGATAGATTTAATAATCCTATTGAAGTGGCTGCTCAAAAAGCAGATTACTATGGTGATATTTTATCAAATAATTATTATCAAGTTCTAAATGGATACATGGATAATTTCTTTTGTAGAGAGAATTTACAAAATAAAGATTTTACTGTTTCATTATGGTTAAATAAAATAGACACTGTTGAGAGTACACGACATATAATTTTAGCAGATGATATTAATCAGAATTATATTTATTATGATTCTGTTGCTAATAGAATAATTTTGGATATTTATTTAGAAGAGATTCAATTTGTATTTATACAGTTGACAACTTGGACACATATAACATTTAAACATAATTATTACAGTAATCGTTTTGTTTTAGATATTCATGAATTGGATGGTGCTTCACACACTCTAGCTATTAACTCAAGAATTCAATTTTCACTTATGAGTATTTTTGCTGAGTATAGTTATGACACTAAAAAATATATTAATGAATTCGGCGGATTATTAAGTACAGTATCAATATTCTTTACAGATATTGATTCACTAACTTATAATACTTTGCACAATGAACAGAGTATTTTAGTTAGAGGTATGGAGAATTTATTATGATAGTTGCTAAAGTAGGAGATGTTGCCCCAGGCATGTGTATGTGTGTTCCGTACCCACCTGGACCTTATCCTGCAACTGGTGTTGTAATGACTGGTTCAGCTTTAGTGTCAACTACTGGTATACCAATAGCTGACGCTTCAAGTATAGTAATGTACCCTTGTGGTACTAGTGTTATAATAGCAACAGGTGTTAATCTATTGATGGCTGCTAGAACAGGAGATGTTGTTACTGGGTGTGGAGTAGGAACACTTACAGGAACAAGTACAATAACAAGTTTATAAAGGATATAAATGAACACAGCAATTCAGAGATTGATAACTGATACGGCAGCGCTAAAGATTACTTTAGATGAAAAGATTGTCGAAACAAACACCGTAGTTGATAATATTAATTCAACTAAAGATGTTGATGCAACAACTATTATTTTAAATAATTTAAATACTGATTTAATAACAACTGGAGTTTTAAACTTTACGGGTGATTCAACTACAGGAGCAAATGCTTTATCTGATAGATTAATACTAAGAGGTAAAGATTTATTATTAATAGCTGACCAAACTGATCAGTTTATTTGTATAGCAACTGATTCATTAACTAGAGTTATTGATGTATTTTTACATATAAATGCTAAACGTTTTAATTTTACTCTTTTGGATATTTTAGAATTAGTAATATTAAAACAAGTAGAACTTTTAGATTATTTAGAATCAAGAGCTTTAAACTTAACAGCAGCAGAAGTGCTTATAACATCTACAACTGCTAATGCTTTAAATAATGAAAAGATTGCTTTATTGAATTCATTTTCTTCAACTACTGGAGACTTTAAAAATATAATTGATGAATCAATGAATGTTTTAGATATCTTCCAAAAAATATTAGCGGTTAATTCGTCAGTTGGTGTTGCATTGAGTGTTACAAAACAAGCATGGTCTGAATTAGCCATTATGAATACTTTACAATATGAGGTAGAAGAAGAAGTTTTAGCTCCAGTTAATGAAGTCGAAACAGTAAATGTTTTATCTGATAGTTTTTTACTAAATAGTAAAGGATTGGGAACATTACATTTAAAATTCTTAAAATATATTCCGCAATTATTTTTAAACTCTGGAATATATAAATCTGGTTTATATAGTTATGTTGTTCTTAATGAACAAGATTCCTCGCCTTTAATTCCAACTATTCCAACTGAGTTTGAAAAATTATTAGTAGGAGACATTAATCTTTTACCTAGAAATTTACCTATTCAATTAGAAGAAATTTTTGGATATATGAGTTTTGTTCAAAATTTAGATACAAGTGATGTTGCTCTTGAAACTTATTATGATACTTTAATATCTCCTATAATTAGCTTAATTGATTTTAAAGCTTTATTTGTATCTGATGATTATTTAAGTTTTATTAATGGTTTATCTAATGGTTTAGATAGTACTAGCATTCCTGAATTTATTGAACAATATCATAATAGATTAAATGTTACAAAATTAAATAATGTTTTAGATGATAAAAATATTTCTAGGAATGTTGAATTTCAAGAAGAAATGTTTTTACATGCTTCTTTATTTGATGGTACTAATACATTTTTTAATGCAGAACTTGTAACTTTTATTCAAGATGCCTTTAATTCTTATAATGGTAGTTTTGATTACTTAACTGATATTGAAGACTATAAGGTGCAGTATAGAGTTGCTCATTTAGATGATACATTAAGAATCAAAAATAATTCTGGTAAAATAAAAATAAAAGAATTTATTGATGATAAACTTACTGTAAATATATCTGATCTTCCTTATAAATATATCACATATAGTGACGATCTTCAAATATATTATGCTGAGGTTCAATTTGGTGATATGACTTTTGTAATCAAAGGTGATACTTTAAGATTAGTATATGTTATTGATTATGAGGGACCTGGTGTTGAAACTATTTTACTTGAGAAGAGAACTTTAATTGTAGATTATAAAATTAGTGGTTATTTAATAAACTCTAATGATATACATTCACTAATATTAAATACATTAATAGAAAATAATATACAAAAAGAATCTGACTTAGTTGCTGGATTAGAAGCTAATAATGTTATAGATATTTCATTATTATATGATGATGTTTTAGATGAATATAATATTGTCAAAGATAAAGAATCAATTGAAACAACAACTACTTATATTTCTGAGGATGCTGTTGATAGAATATCAACTAACGTAACGAATGCTTATAGACAACAATTGATCGATGGGAATATTGATTATTCTCAAGCTAGAACAAGAAGTATTATTAGTGCTTTACGACATTTGAAATATCGACAAACATTGGAAGATTTTATTGATCTGACTTGGACGTCTGGTATTCCACACCCAACAAGGTTATTATAAATGAAATATAAATACGACATTTCAGCTGAGAAAGAATTTAAAAGAGTTGCCACATTTAAAAGACCACCAAAAGGTTTTATTATCTTTGATAGTTATAACAATGAATGGTTTCCTCTTAAATTAGTAACAGTTGATAAGGTAGATTTTAATCTACGAATTTTAAAAGACGAATTTCACCGAACATTTGGTGGTAGTGCGATGCAAGAAATTTTTATGCCTTGGCATTATACAGTAGAACTTATTTCAAAAAATTATTATTGTATGAATACAAGACCAATTGCTTATAAAAGTTTAATACCTGGATATGAAGATTATATATCCATTTGTGTTGTAGGTGATAGTAATTTAGATATTTATTCACCTGAATTCTATAAAGTTATTGCTCACACAGTTATGAATCCAATTCATTATCTTCCAGGTTGGCGTTTAAATCCTGATGGTAATACAACTTTTCATAATCTGGGAAGTGGTTTTAAAGAAAATAGTTTAGAAAAGAATTTTAGATAAGGAGATATAATGTATAGTTGGGAAAATAATGATTAATCAGTTAGAAAAATTAAAAAAATTAGATTTAACTGAAAAGGAAGTAGAAGAGCTTGGAATTATTATTGAAGTATTTGATGATTATCCGATAAAAGAAGAAGGAACTTTAGATGAGTTTAAATATAAAAATTTTTAAAGATCGATCTATATTGCTTCATAATGATCGATATATTTACGATAAAGTAATTTATAAAAATTTGAAAACAAAAGTTGATATAATTTGCAAAGATCATGGATTATATCAACAATTACCAATTGTACATTTGCGGGGAAGCGGATGTTCCAAATGTAGTAAAGTTTATAAATATTCAACATTAAGTTTTATAGAAAAAGCTCAGATAATTCATCAAAATAAATACACTTATAAAAAAACAAAATATGTAAACAATTCTAAACATTTAATAATAACATGTCCTCATCATGGTGATTTTAAACAAAACGCTAAAGGACATTTAAATAATAAAAATGGTTGTCCTATTTGTAAAATACCAAAAGGTGAATTAAAAATTAGAAAATTATTATTGGAAAATAATATAGAATTTACACATCATCAAAAATTTAAAGATTGTGCTTATAAAAATAAATTATCGTTTGATTTTTATTTACCCAATTTGAATATGTGTATAGAATATGATGGTATTCAGCATTTTGAACCAGTTGAATATTTTGGTGGAGATAAAGTGTTTAAATTACAAATTAAAAAAGATTTAATTAAAACACAATATTGTGAAAAGAATAATATAAAATTAGTTAGAATAAAATATAATGATAATATATTAAAAGTATTGATAGGAGAACATATAATATGATTAATCCATTAGAAAAAGTTAGACCTCGAGTTAATCATTTTAATTATAAAGATCATTCTCATTATGTTTACGTTTATCTTAATCCTTTTAGGGAAGTTCAGTCTAAGTATAGATTACCTGGACAATTTATAGAATTTGCATATGAACCTATTTATGTAGGTAAGGGAACAAGTGGTAAGGGTTATCGTTTAAATCAGCATATTGCTGAATATTTAAAGAATGGTGAAGAAACAAGAAATCATCAAACAATACATAATGAAACAAAAAAGAATGCTTTTAAAGAACTTGAGAAAAATATGAAAACATTTGGTCATACGAATGTTAAGTATCCTCGAGATTGGGAAGAGTATCAAAAAGATTGGGTTATAGTTATTAAAGCTCTTAATAATCCAGATGCGTTATCTAGATTTGAAAGTACATTAATTAAAACGATTGGAACAGTTCGAAGAGGTACTGGTCCGTTGGTAAATGCCCTACTGGGTTAAATAAAAAGGAAAAAAAAATGAAAGAAAGATTACAGTCTGGTAAGATGACTATAAATTGGAACAACATGGATTATGTTGAAGTAGAGAAAGATGTTGATTGTTACATAGTACATTATATGTTTCGTCCTAAAATAAAAACAGAAAAGTTAAAGATTCTAAAAGAATTTAAAACTGTTACTTTAATGAGAGACTTTTTTCAGAAGATGAATTTCTTTGAAGTTGGAAATTATTTTGTAAATGCAAATAACTTTTCAGTTATAACTGATGATTCTTATAATGAAAAATCAAAAAAGAATACTGTTACATGTTATATGAAAAATACTGCTCCTTTAGAAATAGAAATTACTAGAGACCAATGGACATCAATTAAAAATACTAAGCTACTGTAGCTTAGTATTTTTCTTGTCTTTAAATTCAAAGAACTAGAAATCTATAAAAAATAAAAAATTTACAGATTTTTGAAAAAACGATCTTTAAAGATAATAACCATGTAAAATTATATATTAGTTGTTTATTTCGTTATCTAATTTTTCTATCTTTAAAGATCGAAAAATTTTATCTTTAAAGATCGAAAAATTTTATCTTTAAAGATCGAAAAATTTTATCTTTAAAGATCGAAAAATTTTATCTTTAAAGATCGAAAAATTTTATCTTTAAAGATAAATATTCCTCTGAACTGAGCCACAAGAAATTATTGCATATACTTTGAGTATATGCAATTTATTTTATTGTTCGATGATTTGTATTACCTTCGATATAAAACCTTGTAAACCTATAGATATGTGAAGATTACCCTATATTTAAAATACTCTCCAATCTCCGTTTACATATAGAATTGTACTAACACTATCATTTACTGTTAGATTATAATCAGTACTTGAACCCATAATAAGAACAGGTGAAGTTAGTATAACATTCTTGATATTAAAATTACTTTTAATATCAAGAATTTGAATTGATTCATTGTCAGCTAAGGGAGTTCCTAATGTGACTATAATTGATCCATCTTTGTTTGGTACTAAATTAGTAATCGTAGCATCTGAACTTGTCATGGTAAATGCTACACCGGGCACATCTGCCGTAACTATAATAGCTTGACCAATAACTACTGCAGTGACAACACTACCAACATTGGTATTAATAATATCTTTAATTCCAATTAAAATAGAAGTTTCACTTGAGTTTTGATTATTAATAATTATTGTAGATGTAAATGTTCCTGCTGTAACCCCTAATGTAAATGGAGTACCACCAACGTTAGCATCTACTGTAATAGAGGTTGCATTATTTGTAATAGTAACTGGTTGAGCTGCAGCATTTAATGAAATAACAAGACCATCAATAATTTCAACAAGTGTAGTAAGATGATTTGGTGTTGTTATTGTTGCTGTCATTGTACCAGTTGTAACAACTGCAATATGAGATGTACCAGCAACATCCGATGTCACTGTAAAAGTTCCTAGTAAATCGGTTGCTGTTACACTAGTGTTTATAAGTACTTCATTATTAATAGCTAAAACTAATCCTGCTGTAATTTCTTCAATTGTTGCGCCTACACCTGAAGTAAAACCTATTAACGTACCATTGATTGTAACCTCATATAACGTGCTATCTACAGCTGTTATCGTATCAATCGTAGTAACCTGTGCATCTGTTGTTAAACTCGTATAACTCGCAGCTATGCCATTTAGAGTAGCTGTATATAATGTTGAGTCCGTTACAACAAAATTTTCTAATACGTTTTGTTGAGCAACTGTAACACTAGTATGTAAACATGGAGTACCATTAATAGTAACAGTATAAGGTGCATTGTCCAAAACAGCTATAGCGGAAATTTCATTTTTTTGTGCTGTAGTAACAGTTGTATCACATAATAAAAATTCATTATCCTTAGAAGTATAATCATCTGTTACTGTTACATAATCTGGTGTAGTTGGTGTATCTATAATTTTCTTTAAATTGAAATTGATTTTATCAACCATTCTATCATCACCTTCAGGAATAAAATATATTCCTGAAGCTTCTGGTGTGTCTGGACTAAAATCAAAAGTTCCATTATCATAATCTAATTGGTCCGCGGCTTCTCTTGCAATTTTATTTGCATCCGCTGCGGCGAATAAGTCATTTAATTCTGGCATAATTTTCCTTTGTTTATTTTATGTTAATTTAACTTCATTAACTTTGTGTTGTCCAAAAATATCAGTTGTACCGAATTTAAGAACAATTGTTGCATTATCACCTAATAAATCAAGTACGTCTTCGCCAATTAAATCATTCTCATCTACAAATACTTTAGAAGCAATTTGATCTGTATAAATACCTTGATCATAACCAACAGTAATATCATTTAATTCAATTGGAGCACCCATACCATCAGCAACTCTAATGATTTCACCAATAGGGCCGGCTGAACCATTAGGATCTAAATTAGAGAATTTTAAATCAGAATCTAATTTAAGAGAAATATCAAATGTTGAATTAGGAACATTAAGATATATAACATAATCAATATTATTAATTGTGCCAGCAAGTACTTGAACTTTATCAATTACTGTAGAGAATACTGTATCAATATCTGCATCTGTAAGTGAACCAGGATTATTTACATATTTAAACATCTTCTGTAAGAATGGTAAAATAGTATCATAACGAACCATTTCAACCTGCAACTCTTCTGTTTGTTGAGCTAGTGCTTCATTAGAATCAGTATTTGCTGTGGCAACATTATCAATTTGTGTTTGAAGATTAGCAATGCTACCAATTTGTAAAGAAGTATCATAATCTAGGATTTTTTTATCAGTTGAACCCTCAACTGTATCATCTCCATTTATAATAGTTATTGAACCGGTAGTTGCGTTGTTTAATGTATTATCTAAAACATCTACTGCCGTTTTTACTGTATGACTTACTGAACCGGCAGTACCTATATTACCATTTAATAATAATAGTGCATCTTTATTTAAATTGATTTGTGTCATTGGCCAATTTGTTGCCAAATATGTTGCTATATGCCCATCTGTTAATAATTTAAATCCTGTTGTGGATGCATCTGCAATCCAAGCTTGTAAGTTTAAATCCCCTACTTCAGATGCAGTTACTCCTGTAGCTGAAGTACCAAAATATGTTACAAATCTATCCATTATATCATTTGCAAATGCTTTATCTGTTTCGATTTTCATATCATAAAGAACTGTAGGTGTAAATACTGTTGTAGTTGCTCCTACATATGTTAGTGTATCATCTACTATTGTAGATGATATATTAGCAATTGCAAGTTCAACTGTATCTACATCTGTTTCAAGTGTAGATATTTTAGAATCTTGTACTACATCAATTGCTTCTGTTGCAGATATTCTAACTATATTAGAATTTACAACAGCTGTTAAATCAATTACTGTTTGATTTGATGAGGCACTTGATGCTGTAGCAGATGCTTCTAATGCATCGATATCAGCACGTAGTTGAATTGTATAATCAATAAGACCATTTCCACTAGCATATATAGAATCATATATACTTTGAGGATTTAAATTTTCAATTGTAGTTAAACGAAGTTGTAATCCTAATGTATCATTAAGTCCTACAATATCTGATAATGTATTATGTAAGCCAGTTAAAACTTTTACATCACCAATCAAACCTGAGTCATTATTTATATCTAAATTTCCAAGTCTTTGTTCTAAGTAATTTACTTTGGGATTTACAAATGCAATTTGTGCATTTAAACTAGTTCTTGTTGTTTGTGCAAAGAATGTTAATCCACTTACATTATCCCCAACGAGTGATAAAAGTCCTTCATATGTACCATCACCAAAAATCATATCTTTATTTAATTTATTATCTTTAACTAGTCCACTACCAACATCACCAATTATTGTTTGAACCTCTGCTAATCTTGGAACAAGACCAGTACCAGCTGCTGATGTAATAACTTGTTGATCAATTATATCATCTTGAGCGGCTGCAAGTTCTGTTGCTGTTTGTGTAACAATATCTGATATGCCTGTGAATTGTTGTAGTAAACCGCCTGTACCTGTAATACCAACAGCATCTTCTAATACATCAATCTGTTTTACCATACCTGTATTAGAGTCACCTATAATATCAACAAGTGCTACTGTATCTGCTACAATACCACCATTTCCATCAACGCCTTCTAATTGTATTCGAAATGCTTCTAAACTATCAACTGTAGTTGTTAATGCTTCATCTGTTAATTGTACGATTTTAGCAAAAATTGCATCATTAAATAAATTTATTCTTGAATCGATTTCTGCTTGTGCAGTTGCAATTAAAGCATCTAAGTCAAAAGTTACAGCACTTAATCCACCATCTTGCATTGCTTTGATATCATCAACTATATTAGCTAAATTTTGTGACATTACAGAATGGTAGCTAAAATGTGAATAACCAATTAGGTTTATATTTAAATATGGTACAGTTGTCGCCACAGGAACAATTACTTCACCTGTAGTTGTTTGTACAATGTATGATTCATTGCTTAATGCCATTCGTTATCCTTTGTTTATTTCATTTAATATCCAACTATTAACTGTTATTGCAGTTACTGTTGGAAAATTTGTATCGAGGTAGCTAATTACTTGTGCTTCAATAAGGCCATTATAATTAACATCAAACATTTCTGCTTTTAAAGTGTCAAAATATCCAGTTACGATATTAAGTAAATCTATATTAATAAAATCATCTTTAAATGTAGTAAATGCTTCATCTATAAATTGTCTCATTATTGTATTGTACTTAGTAGTTAAATATGTATCAACTTGTTGTGCAATTAATGCGTCGTAGTTTGTACCTAGTAGTTCAGCTCTAAGAGTGTCGAACTTGGCATCTATAATTGTATCAAATGAACTGTTTAAAAAATCATCTTTAAACGTATTAAACATCTCTTGTACCTTTTCAGGTGTAAGTGATTTTAATAGGAGATTTTTTAACTCAATTTCTTTATCGAGTATAATTTTTATTTCATTATTTTGATATACTGATGTTATCAAAAAACTATTCGAATCTATTAGCGCTTGAACAGCAGCAATACTTTCATCAGTAACAAACGTTATATGACTTTTAACACGTTCTAATAAATTTATTAATTCAGTGCTAGTCAAAATCTGCATAGTATCATTTGTATTTGATAATATAAGTTCTAATTTTTCAAAAGATATAAATACATTTTCTTCAAGTTTTTGATCTAATATATTTGTTGTGTATTGCTCTACTAGATTTAAATCTATAAGAACTTCAGGATTCAGTTGAATCACTTTAATAATACTATCAAATAAACCATTAGCTTCTAAATCAGTTATATTAGGAACTCTTGTTACAAAATGTAACTGGCTATATAATAATGCATGTATATCATTCATTAGAATTTCGTCATAAACTTTAGTTGCATCACTCATCAATAGGATGATCTGCTCTTCAGTTATATAATAAGCTTCTAATGCTTGTTTAAATAGAATTTGTAATTCATACTCGGTAAAAATATTAAGTAAATTATCCGGGTCAGCTATTGCTGATTCAATTTTAGTTCGATCAAGAAGAATATATTCTCTGTCGAACTTTATACGTTGATCAATAATTAAATTTAAATCATTTTGATTAGCGAATGTAACAGGATCATGTAGGGTACTATCTCTAAGTACAGAATCTGTTATAACTTCATAAATAGGGCTAGTGTAACCTGCCATTTTTTCTCCTTTTTATACTACTTGTATATTTAAATTAATTGAATCATAATCAAAGAAGAAATAAGGAGGAACAAAATTAACTATATCAAATAGTTTTAAATCTGCTCCACCTAATTTATTATCCATTGCATTATAAATAATTCTGGCGCTGTTTGTTGTAAACACTTTGGGACTGATAACATCGACATTTTTAATCATGTCATATATTTTAACAATTTCTTTTTCAAGTAGTGTCTCATAAAATTCAGTTTCAAACCCTTCAGCTGTTCGAAGAACTTTATATATTGTATCCTTCATATCATATTCAAGTTCTTCAATTGATTCATAATCAGATAAAGAGTATTTATATTTATCGATAATAAGATCGATTACAATAATATTTCTAGTAGTAAGAATATCACCATTAGTATTCTTATCAATAATATATTCTCTATATTTAGGTTCAATTGCAATCGTGTTATAAAATGATTGTGTTGTTCCTACATTAAAACTAATTGTTTTAATATCTTTTTCCACTCGAAAGAAAGTATCTAGTTTAGTAAAGAACTTTTCTATATTAGAAAGTTTAAGATAATTTAATTCCAGAAAAGGTAAATGTAATACATATCTAGTTTCATCTTGAGTATTTAATATATCAAGTTCAGTGTAGTAAAAGTGATCTTGTTTTTTTACTAGTTGATTATATGAACCAACAGAAGTGTAAGTCATTACAAGTAAAGTATCTTGATAAATATCAATTTCAATATCTGATAAATCATCTTCAAATAAACAATATTCATCTAGAAATCTTTGGTTGACAATTTGTTTAAATTCATTATGAATAGAAAGTTCCATATCAAATTTATTACTTCTAAGTTTATATGTATATAATGTATTGAAATTTTTAAGTTCAAGACGAGTTTTTCTTTCAAAATAATCATATGTTATATAAAGACCTACAGAATTCTGTAACTTAGTAAGTCTATCAGTAGAAGTATCTGTTTTCAATTCTACTTTTATATTTGGTTGTACCATATATGCAGTATAATGATTAAATCTTTTCTTATAATAAAAAGGACTAATTAAATCGATACCTTCATATGTTTTAGTTGGCATAAACAATTCTGATTGAAATTCTGATTCTTCTATGTTAAATGTATTTGTTGGCACTATACGTTGATTTGTATCTCTGATAATATTATATATAAATAAATGATTTTGAGAGTTAAAGAATTTTGGATCCACGAATGGGATACCATCATCCATTGTATACATAATTTCAAAATCATTAATTGATGTAATTGAATTTCTTGTACTATTCTTTTTAATCATTTCGGTTTTTATATCTTCAATATCTTTAATATCCATACCAAGTTCACCACCACTTAAAGAAAGAACTTTTAAGTTGGTTTTAGAAGCAGTACTATAACCACCTTCATCCTCAGATGAAACAATAATATCTTCAAGATTGATCTCAGCAGAGTTTACATTACCTCCTGAACCTTTAGTAAGCTTCGTTTCAATAATAATTTGATCACCCGCAAATAGCTTGCGACCATTAATACCATCACCAACTGTAAATATAAGTTGATTCTCGGCTATCTTCAAATACAAGTTATCATCAAATTGGCTAGCATTAAATTTATTATATTTAATTTGCATTTGAGATAAATCACCATAACCTTTAATGTTATCAGTATCTAGTAAATATAAATCATCTAATTCAACTTCGGGTTTTTCATTTGCTTCATTTTTAATCCAAGCTTGAATCTCATAAATATCATCTAAACTAGGAATATCTAAAGAGAATGAAAATGTTTCGCCAATACCATAATCAGGTATGTTAAATTTGTGGAATGATCTTTTATATTGTCTAAGTCCATTATATTCAACCATGTACATATTTAAATCAGCGTTTAACGGATTCTGTACTTTACTTACTTCAAGTACATTAATTTCTGTATCTGAATATCTCTTTGCTGTTACAACTGAGTTATTTACAAAGATTTTTACATCTTCTTCTAATGTATAATTTAATCCTGAACCATCAACAAAACTCACATTTCTTTTAATATCATAAGTAATGATTTCACTTTCTCTTAATCTGTATTCAGGGATAAGAAATGATATCTGCATTGAAGCAGGTGTACCAAAAGTAATGTTATAGTTTAGAATACTTGCGTGGAATAATAATGAACTAAATTCTGTTGCTGTTGCAGGATTCATTTCGCGTAGCAGCTTATTATAATATATTGCATTATCATATTTAATGTTAGCAAATATATTAACTAATGTTCCAAGTGCTCCTGTTTTTAACAAAGCAGGATTACTAACTTTTAATGTATCACGAACTATATTTTCATAGTCTAAAAGTGTATCAGTAATACTTTTCATAAATCTCCTTTTTTTATTTAATATTTGTTGGCTTGTTTGAAATTAACCTCAAGGAAATCTTAGAAAAGAAATTAATCTTTTCTAAGAGAATCTAGGGCACCACCTGAGAAGTAAAATCCTAAGATGGCTAATATAATCATACCTAAATTAAAAGCCGCTATAATCGCTATAATCGCTTTATAGTCTACACCTATAGCATTAGCTGATAATGCTAATGATATTGCTATAACATATATTAACGAGAAGATTAAAGCTATTGAACGTTGCATTAATTTGAACGCTGTGTACTCGCTAAACATAAAATTAATTTGTTTGGTTTTTGTATCATCTGATATAGGAAGAGAGTTGATGAATTCAACTCTATCTGCTATATATTCTTTTGTTCCAAATATTTTTCCTATCATTTATTTTCCTTCTTAAAATAATATATCTAATCTGATACAATATCTAAATGATTCATCATCTATTGGTGTAACACTGTTACCACCAGATAATTTAGCATAATCTATTTGTTCGTATCTTCCGGTTACACCTAGTTTAATCTTTGGTGTAACATATATACCTGTATACACTTTAAAGGTATTTCCTAAATTACCCCATGAGTAAGCATTTATATTTTCTAAATCGGTAGCATAACTTATCCAATGTTTAGAAGCATAAAAATACTCTGCACCGAAATAAGAATCTAATCTAAATATATTAGCATCAAAATCTTTCTTAGCTCCAACAAGAACACTATATCCAGTTCGTTTACCTTCATCGCTAAAGTTGATACCCGGACCTTCTAATGCTGTGCCAGTTGGTGATATTTCTGTACCATCAAAATCTGTAACAGATACCCCGGCTATACCATAATATACCATTCCTGATGTATCTCGATCATCATACTGATAACCAACACCTGCGAAGTATAAATTTCCTAATGATTCTAATGTTTCTTCATCATATATCTTTTCATATATAATATTCGATACTGAAGCATTAATTCTAAACGTATGTTTATCAATTACACTCTTTGTAAATAAATATCCTATATCACTTCCATTTCTAGAGTTTTCATATCTATCTTCTGGTAACTGGTAAATGTCATCTATTCTGGCACCATAACCAAATTGTATTTTATGATTTTCATTTATATAATGGGTATAAAATACACCAGTCATATTAATATAATAAAATGTCATAAGAGCATCGCTAAGTTTTAAACCAGCAGTACTATGTTCACTAAACACACCATTCTTAAAACTAAAATTACCAACGCTGATAATATCATCAGGTGTTATAAATATGTTTAAATCTAATTCACTAATTTCAAAATAATTCTCAGCTGGACGTATTTTATTATATGAACGAGAATATATCTCTGATCTACTTGTATAATTAATCGTACTATTAATAGTAACATATTTATTAAATATGATGTCATTATAAGTATTCAATATTATTCTATGTCCTTCGGCTTCTATATCATTTCCTAGAACTGTTCCACTACTACTGCCATACATAAACTCTAGTTTGTTAAAATTTTTAAGTTCTACCGCGTATAAGTTTAAACAGATTACTAATATCATTAAATATTTCATAATTTATCTCCTATCTCACGTGAGTGCTTATCAATATCAAACCCTTTTGAAATCAAGCATTGCCCTAAATAAAATTTATCAAAGTCACTTACTTTGCCGTCTGTATACTCATAAAGTTCATTCTTTTTAACTACCCTTTTCCATCCAGAGATACTTTTTATCTCGGGCGAAATTAGATACTTGTTAAAATATATTTGACAGGATTCAGCATACACATGAGAAAATGATAGCATTATAATAATGCATATCTTTTTTATATTTTTCATTTACACTCCTATATATATTGCAGGGAAGATTATTTCGAATACTGTTCCGTTTCCGGATGTTTCACGAAGTTTTAAATCTCCTGCCTTTTCATTTAGTAACTCTTTATTTAAATAAAGACCTACACCTCTAACATTAACATCAGTTGGTTTTTTAAATATGTTTGCTAATTTATGTAAAGAGTCTAATATGTATCCTTTAGATTCGCGAATTACAAACTCACCTGATGAATCTTTACTTGAATAGTATGGTTTAAATATGTCTTCATATTTCTCTTTACTAAGAAGTAGACCAGTTGTTCTATCTCTTAATCCTACACCATTATCTATAATATATAAATGTAAATCTTTAGTTACATTATTAAATTTAACTTGTGTGACAATTCTTGATGAGTTTGCTTCTAAAGAATTTCTAAAATGATTAGATACAATATTTAAAAGGTCACCATTTTTTAATAGTCCATCTAATTTGTATTTTCCTAAATTGGGATCTATTTTGATATTAAAATTTGATTTTTTATATATGTTCATTGAGTTCACACTGTACTCAATTATGTTTTTTAATGTTTTATTTCCCTTACTGTATTTCAAGTTTTTAAAATTACTCATACGCTGGAGAACATTATCTATTTGTTCTATACTAGAATATAATTGACCGAAGTCGAAGAAGAATTTTTCATTACACTTACAATCATAAATGGGAGATAATGTGCTTTGCATTTCAATTTCTAACTTTCTAATATTACCTTGAATAATAGCAACAGGTGTATTAAGTTCATGATGAATATTCTCCGTTAGGATTTGCATATTCTTTTCTCTTAATGTATTACTTGTACTCATCATATCTAAAATTTTTCGTTTTCTTAATTTATATTCTAAACCGAAGAAGACAAAGGTGTATATTAAAAATAATATAATATTTATATTTATATACCCCATAAAAATATTGTCTATTAAAAGTTGTGTATTTGGAACTATATAAATTTGATAATCAGGAAATTCCATATATAAATTTAAATTATTAGTTAATGATAGTTCTTTACCACTAAAAGATAACTCTGGTTTTAAATAGGATTCTCTTTGTAATATATTATTTTCTTGTAGAGTATAAGTTGAATTATTGACAAATCCTATTTCAGAACAAGTTGTAATAATACATAAATGTTGTAAATCAATTTCATCAAACTCTTCAATAATACTTATAATAGTAGAATTTATTCTATCCTTATATACTACATTTATTGTATAAAAATTTTCAAATAGTACAGCATTCATAATAAATATATTTAATAAAAGATATAAACTATAACGTGTACACGTTTTAATATTGTCATGGGTATACATTATATCTCCCATTTTTGCTGAGTGTAATACTCTTCTATTAAATCTCCATACGCTGAAACTCTATTACCATTTTTATTAATAATATGTTTATACATTTCAATCTCTTCACCTTTGTAAACTAACTTTTTAGTTTCATCTATTGGTGTTTGGAAAAACTCTTCAAATTTTTGAATGAATTCAAAAATTTCAGGATTATATTTATTTAATGTGTGCCCTGTTATAAATTTAATTAAGCACTTTGGATTATGTTGTTTTAACATGATGGCTACATCGATGCCATCATATTCAATATTATTAATTACACCACCAAGTGTGATATCTAGAATTCCAACATCTACTGTTTTATCAGGATCTTTAAGATATTTTTCTACTGTAAATCCAGCATAGTTGCCAGTTGCCATCATAATATTAAATTCTTTATATACATCACAATATTGAACTCTACTAAGCTCGTCTTTAATTAATTCAGCCATTCCAGTAAAATCATCCATTATAAGAATATTTGGATTTCCTTCTATTTCTGGTTGACAGAAAAACATTTCAGGAACTTTGATACTATATTCTGCAGGTTTTAATTCTGCAGGTGTAATATATTCATCATTGAATTTCATTTTCTTTTTACGTGATTTAAAAGGGTTAATTGTTTGTATTATAGTAAGAATCTTATTCATTTCGTTTCCTTTATAACATCAGCTGTCTCATTTATAACTCTGATTAAACTTTCATTAATTGCTCTGTATGCTCCAGGATCAATTTCATAAATAGTAACAAGTACCATTACAATTACTACCCAAGTAAATAAAACTCGTTTAGCATTTTCCCATGTTAACATTTCATATAATCTTTGTGTCCATGGTAAGTACTTTTTTCTTTCATTAATCATTTTATTAACAGTTGTTGATTTAATTGTTAATGCTTTATCTAAAAGAATAAGCATTTGTTTTTTATCTGATTTATTTGTCATATTAAATTCATTATATATTAGTACAAATAATTCATATGTCTCAGGGGATACTTTTTTTACTTCAAAAAATTTGCCCATAAGATCTTGTTTTTCATCATCAGAATTTTTATAGTTCAGTATATCAATTCTTAATTCTTCTAATTTATTACTTAATGTAATATAATCTTCCATACTCTCTCCTTTTTATTCTCGTGTTTAATTGTTGTCTAAACTATGTGCTTTTGACATATCTTCTATAAATTCATCAAATAATGGACCTTTACGGTCAGCATCACTATCATAAAATTTATAAACCATATCATTTGATTTATAACTTTGATTTATTGTTGATATGGCATTTTTGCCTCTATCACCAATTATTTGTTTAAATGGTAAATTGATAGGAGATACTCCCATAATTTTAACTAAGCCTCTAATATTGGTTGTGAATGGTGCAAATATAACTACCCAAACAGCATTGAAATATGGAACATCTATAAAGTATTTTTTATCAACATTTTCTGGAATGTCTGGTTTAATATAACCTTTCTTTAAAGCATCTATATATTTAAACCAACTTTCATGGTATCTAAAAATGTGGTTATTATAGTCGTCAATATAATTTATACTAAAATCACCAGCAAAGTGCAACTTACTTGCGTAATTAAGATTTCTTGATTTACCTGATATACTTTCATATTCAATATTTAATTGAGGAATATCAATATCAGTTGCAAGTTGACCAAAATCCTTTGCTACTTTATTAAAGTGACCTTTATTAAATGTACTTGTATCATTATTAGTAATATAATCTTTTTCATATGAACTAATAACCTCTGTCTCTGTCTCTGCTGTCGTAGATTTTAAAGTCTGAGCTGTATTAACCCATGAACCATGAACCATTTGAATATAATAATAACCATTAATATGAGGAGCGAAGCTACTATAATCAATAGTTACTTTCTCATGCATAATTTGAATAAGTTTATCATATTTAGGATTAGTAGCATTATGTGCGGTATTAAATTTCTTACTAATTTGTTCTTTATATGTGGTGGAATCTTCTATTCCACTAATATCAGATGTTATATCCGATTGAGTTACGGGTGTTGCTGTAGTACTATTAAATTCCGTTAATGGCATTTATTTTTCCTTTTAAATTATTAATTTTGAAGACTTTATAAATTGAAAAAATTTGAATTTATAAAGTCTTCGAGTCTAAGACTCGAAGTTAGCATCTTTACAAAATGCTTGTTTTGCTCGTAGTACTATTAATAATAATAGAACCTTTCTAAGTTTTAATCGACTGCTATTGCTACCAGATTTCATAATACCTTTATACATTGTATTTAAAAGAGTATCGACATATTTCTTAAGCTTAGCAATTTGAACATTATTACCCTTAGCCGAAGTTATCTTAGACACTGTCTGTAATATATGCATACCACATATTTTTGTATCATCAATTTTGATAATATTAAACATCAATTCATAAATATTTTTAAGATCATCTTCTGCATCGTCAGAGTTTAAAAACACTTCTGAATCAGTTAGGAACTTATTTGAAATTGAATAAGGATCTGCTTTAAGATACCTTCTATCGCTTTCGGATATTTTTTGAGGACGATGCATTAGATTCTTTTGTAGTTTGCTAACGGTACTTGCTACCTTAGAACTTTCAATTGAATCAACTTCTGTACCCTTAACATCAGATGTTGCTCCGATAACAGATTTATTACCATCAGCATGTGCTTGATAATAATGTTTTTGTATTCCCATGAATACTTGTTCCATTCTTCCCCATGCTTGCATCAATATAACAACTAAACCTAAAGTAGGATGAGCTGGATCTTTTTGAACATATGGAAAGTATTTTTCATCTAGAGTTGGTGCAAAGTATTGTGTAATTGCTACAAATGGATTGGGATATTTTTTAAAAGTATGTGACTTACGAAATATACTTTGAATTAAAAATTGTGCAATCTCATCTTGACAGCCATTAGGCATGAACTTATATTGTCTACCATTAAACACTTTAACATATATAAGAGCAATCGAAATTGTTCTTAATAAATCATCATCTGCTCTTACCCCAATGTAATATACAAGGCTTAAAGTTTGATAATATAAAGAACTATACATTCTTGAATCAGGATGAAATCCAATTTGAGTAAAACTACTAAGCATTTGTCTATCGCTTATGCCAAATATCTTTAATAATTTCTTATCAAGTGTATTAGGTGTTCTAAGTGCATTACAAAAACTAGAATGACCCATAGAGTCATTGTTTAGTTTTCGAATGATAGCAATTAGTAGATTTTTAATCTCATCATATAGTACTTTATTTTTAAGTATTTTATCTGCAACGAACTCTATTTCTTGTGGCATTTTATGCATTTGAGTTCCTTAAATTATCTTAGAGCTTTGGAGATTCCTGCGAAATTTTTAACACCTGAATCCGTAAGACCAGTTGATTCTTCGAATAACTTCGGAGCAAGCATAGCTACCATATTAGTAACAGATTCAGTGATTGTATCATCAAGTGCTTTAGCATTCTTAGTAAATACATCAAAATATTCAGCATCTTGAACAGCAATAAAACTAGCAGTTCTTTCTTCTAGTATTTTTGGTAAAGCGATTCTACGCATGTTAGTGAATAAAGTGTTTTCAAATAATGCATATTTTAAAAATAATTCATTATTAATTTCTGAACTAAGACCTGATTGAATACTAGCTTCTGTAAGGATTCTAGCTTCTGATTTATAATCAGCCAATAGTGTACCTTCAAATAATGGAAGAGCGAAATCTTTATTAACAGAATTTGTAAAGTTCTTAGAGTAAATTTCCATTACTGTACTTTCTGTTAATTCTTGAGTATCAACTGCTTGACTAATTGTACGAGGCTTCATATTAACTTCGATAAAAATATCTTGTGTTGCTTCTAAAAGAACAGATAATTGTTCGAAGTAAGTGTCTTTTTCAGACTCTTCCAATACAGAAGTTAATCCCATAAAGAATCTACCGTCGTTTCCTAATTTAGCTTCTAGAGCTGGTTCGTTATAAGTATCAGCACCAATAGTAGGTTGTTGAATACTAGCGGACTCTTCTAAAAGTTTCTTTGCGTTTGCACCAGCAGATGCTGCAGCAAACATAAATTGATTGTTATTATACATTTTATTTCCTATATTTTATTTATTTGGGACACAACGAGTGCCTTCTAAGTGATAACCTTGGTTACATTTGATATTACCATGCTGATCTGTACGTCCGCCTGGGAATGTTAAGTTCGGCTTATGTTGATTACCTTTACCTTTACCTTTACCTTTACCTTTACCTTTACTATGGTAATTGTCTTTATTGTAAGTTCTTGATGCTGCTTCAAGTTTTCTACTAGGCGCATCATATTCTTTTTCAACTTCATAATCACTAGTATTAAAACTATTAGATACCTTAGTATCTTGATTCTTCTTATTGATATCATCAAATTGTTGGTTATAAGATTTTGTTTTTGCTTTATGCTTTTCAATTAATTCACGATGATTAGTTCTTGCTAGTGCATGTTTAGCAGGTTCTTTATGCTTATCATGAACATCCATCTGCTTTTGAGCTTTAGCAATTTCAGCAACTATTTTATCTAAATCATCTGAACCACCAGCACCATATTGATTATTAAGTGCTTCCATTCTTTGTTCTTTACTAACTTTAAACATTTGATCAGATTTCATTAATAACTTATTAGCAGAAAGTTGACATAAGCCTTTCATTTCTGTAAATGATATTTTACTAAAGATGCTACTACCAGTAAGAGATAAATAATCAGGTTGTGCTAATATAACATCAGATTTACCAATTATAAATACAGGATTCTCACTTAGTCCTAATCTCTTTAAAATATATTTCATGATATTTAAATCATTACCTAAAACAGAAGGTGGATAAGCCAATAATCCAGCTAAGTATTTTTGAGTATCAACATAATTTAACATTTCATAAAGAGCTGTTAATGTATCTTGATTAAATATATATGTTTTGAAGTTATTTGGTTTCATAACAGTTTTTCTAATAACAACGTTCTTTTCAGTTCGCATGTTTGCATACTGCTGAGCTTGAATCATAGAGTTATCACCGTATTCTCTACCTATACGCTTAAACATTAAGTATACTTGAGTTTTGATGATATTTTCAATATATGTTTCAATATTCTCTTTGTTATTATCTAACCATTGAGCAGCTTGTTGTTCTTTATCATTTTTATGTCTATTCATCATATCAACAGGTACAGAATTATTAATCATAATTGCTTGTTCCATTACAGAACTATGCATTGATTCATATATTGCAAATTTTAATTGATCAACATTCCAAACAATACCTTTATCTTGTAACGAACCAAGCATTTTAAATAAGCTGTCTTCACTAAAGTCTTTTCTATCACCTATAGTATCAAATATAATTTGTAAACTTTTCTTTTCATAAAGAGATACTTCTATACCATGTAGGATAGCAGTGAGTTCGCTTTGAATACCGGCAATATTATAAACTAGTGTAGATTTTCTATTTTGAGCAGCTGCTGCTGCTATTTCAGCTTCTCTGCTTTCTTGATTGATAAAAATTCTATCTGTTTTAGCATCTTTCAATATTTGATGTTGAGTATTTCTACGAGCAGTAAGTGCTTGTATTTTCATACTCGCTTCACTGTCTGTTATAGAAGCATCATTCATTAAATTATCGATTTGATTATCCAATGTATGAATTTCTAATGTAGCTTGTTCTATATCTTCAGCATTTGATTGACTAATACCTTTAGTATCAGATTTCGTATTATTAAACATTCCAGTCTGATGAGAAAATTTATCAAATGCTAGATTTAACTTATTAACCATATTTAAAAGAAATGCTTCAAAATAATTATTACGTAAACTGTTAATCATTTTATCATAATTAACACTAACATCAATATCTTCACCATCTTTATTTTTAAGACGAACTGTATTGTCTTTAATATTATCATCTATATCAACTAGGATACCATCTGTACCTTTATTACCAGCAGTATTAAAATGTATTAAAGAATCAACCATACTAAGGATCTTATTATAGTCTTGTGTCTTTTGTGCTAAGTATTGACGTTCAATACTAGAACTAACATTTACTTCATTTGGTAATCCTAAATGACTATGAGAGTTGCCACTGTTTGTAACTCTAGTTCTAATGTTACTTGAAGTGCCTCTAGTATCATCAAAGAAGTCTGCAATATCTAAATGATTAATTTCATTTAGTAAAAAGTTTACATCTTTTATTTGACCAGATTTTCTATCACCACCAAATAACTTATAGAATCTATTTCCAATAGAATCTTTAAGAGCAGAATTTTGACGAGTCATACTAATTAAACCTTTATATGACTTATCTCCTGATGATTTTTTATATCCTGCTATCTTGATAAGTTTTACCATAGCAGAAATTGGATCAGTATTGTTGTTTTTAGAAAATTCAATAAATTTAGCAACATCACTTCTTATTCTATAAGAATCATCTGCTATACCAACCTCAGATAAAGGAGTTGTTGGATATAACATATCTTTTAAGAATAGAAAAGTTAATGAAAGTGCATCATCATATTTAATTTCTTGTAGTATTTCTTTTTGAATTAAATCATTAGTTAAAAGTAAAAAATCATAATCATGTGAGCCATTTTTATTTGGATGTTCTATATAAATAGGATAGTTTACTTTATCTTTATAAAAGACATTACCTTCAATAATTTTATTAAAATTCTGAAGAGATTTAAATGCTCTTTTCATTGTATTTCTTTTATTTCCTACATCAGTATTAGCGGTGGTAGGGGTACTAACAGGGTTGTTAAAATACTTAGCAATAACATCAGGTGTAATGTATTGTTGAATATCGTTTGAAGTTTTTTGCATTTGAGTATTCATAGTAATAAGATCCGCATAAGATTTAATACTATAATTATCAATACATTGTTTTACATAATCTTCTACTTCCACTACGGGAAATGAACCAAAACGTATTTTCTTCATTTTATTCCTTTTATTTTATTTTCCATCACATATACTATTAAATTCACAATGTTTGCAAAAATGATGATTAGCACCAAGTATATTAAATGTTGTTGTTGGGAGAATTATTCTCTCTGTATGTTCTAAAGATTTTGTAAATTGTATTGTATTTAAATTATGATCAATTCTACCAAGTACGCTATCTATAATATAATTATATTCATAGGGTGCTATAACAAAATCATCTTTAAAATATAGCTTATCTGATATATTTATTTGTTCTATATTCAATGCTGATTGGAAGTCAATTTTGAAATCAAATAACATAGCATCGTAATTTCGAGACATATATTCATTATACTTATTAAATTTATTTATTTTAGATTCTCTTTGAATCAATTCAAGTTCAGAACTAAATTTCTTTTGGATATTATAATCATTCGGAAGTTCTTTAAATTGTTCATTAAACATAATATATAAATTACAACCTGAGTAAATATCGATCAAGTTATATGTTTTATCAGATACTGGGTTTTTTTCTGGCGATATAAATGTTATATCGCCAGAATCTAAAGAGTTAACAATTGTAGGCTGAAAAGGTTTTTCTGTTGGATTAACATCCTTAGTTATAACCTTATCAACTACCCTTGTTTTTGCTTTATTGATAAGTTTATCAGGTCGCTTCGGAGCAACCATACCCATCAAATCCATATCTTATCCTTATTTATCGTTCTTAGGTTTATTATCAGGCTCATTTTTAGGAGCTTTGATTGGTTTGGGAACACTAGGTGCTTTACTTTGATTCTTAGTCCATTCTACTTTAGCACGAGGACCATACTTTCTAGCAATTGCTACTTTAGCAGCAACAAATAATTTTTTAAAACGTGCAGCTTTCTTTTGTTGAATATCACCAGCATCTTTTGCCATTTTCATAGCTATAACTGCAATAGCAGCATTCTTTTTAGATTCACGAGTTCTACGAACCATTGAAGTTTGTGTCATTATTTTTCCTTTTCTTTATCTTTGTTTATTTTAGATTTAATATGTGTATGTTTTAAAAATTCTTTAATAACACCATATAAATAATCATCATAAAAATCAATTATATTTGTTTCTTTAAACTTACATTCAAACTCTAAATCTAATGATGCAATGTGATGCTTAACTATACTATAGTCGCTCTCATTTGAGACTACTATGCTTTTTACTATCTTTTTCATATTTTTTACTTGTCAGAGAAACCCATTAGCTTACGCTTCAGGTTCTTTTCTTCAGGTTTATTATATTTATAATCTTTTCTATCAAATTCATTTCTATTTTCATGAACTGTTTCAATACGTTTTGAATTTTTAGATAAGTAATCTTCTATTTCACCATCAACAGTGCTTAGTTTTTGTGATAAATAAATTGATGCTTCTCTATCAATATCAAATGTACCTTTCTTTAAATCACGAACCATATCATCTAAGAACATACGGTACTTAGTTAAAGTAATTATATTCTCTTTGTTTAACTGATCAGACTCATCTGATACATGTAAGAAACTTAATAGTTGTTCTGGATTATTGTGAAAACCTTTTTGCATTACACGAATGATTTTTCTGTAATCTTTTGATTGACTAATATTAGCAATCATTAAGAATTTGTACATATCAACAAGTTTCTCAGCTAGACACTTACGGTATCTAAGTAATGTATTAAACTCTTCATCTTTCTTATTTGTAGCTTTTTTGAATAAGCTTTCAATAAATACGGTAAATACAGAATTGTATTGTGCTTTATAAAAACCTCTAATGAATCCAGCAAAGCCGCTTGGTAGTTCAACATCATCCATAACACCATTCTTCTCAACACATGAAGCAACTATAGTATTGATGCCATCAATTGGTGCTTTCTTATTTTGAGTTCTACTTAAAGAATTAAATAATTTACGAACTTCAGGATTAACATCAATATTATCATAATTAAGAATATTGTTATTACTAGCACCTAATGAAGTACCTTTCATTGCTAAAAGACTTTTGGTACCGAATAAAGCTTTACCTAATCCACCTAGAAGTCTTTCAGAAGCATCATCAGCAGCTCTAGCATATCTTGCAGGCATTAATAAACTGATACCCATAACAGTTAATGCACCAAATGCAACTAAAGGAACGGATGGTATAGCCCCTGTAGCTGCAAATATACCACTAGCAGCAGCCATACCTAATCCAATACCTTCTTCAAATTGCTCTAATTCATGATTCGAAGAACCCTTATACTTAACATTAAATTGCTCAACAGTAGCTTCTAATATAATTTCTTGTGAGAAACTTAAATCACTTGTTGAATTTTCGCGAATTAATGAATCATATGTATTTGTGTATAATTCGCTAAGAACTTCATTCTCAATAAAAGCTTTTATTGTCTCATTCTTTTGATACGTTGAATTTTCCATAAAGAATTGTTTAGAGTATTTACTTTCCATAAATCTTTCATAATTTACTTCTGCATGTTCTGCTATACTAACATCTGAGAAAATAGTATCTGTAGACTCTTCTATCTTTGTAGATAATTTTCCATAAAGATCAAAAAATAGTTCTTGACTGTGTGATAATTTCATATTAATAACCTTCTAATTTTAATTGGTCTTTTACTGAATTAAGTAGTGCATCATTTGATGGTGTGCCTAGTTCATGTGGAGAACCTTGATTTTCTGAGTTTTGCATCATCTTATGCATCTCGTTCATAATTTTCTCATACCCTTCTTCATTTTTACTTTCTTCTTTCTTAGAAGAGTTCAATTTGACGAATGCGTTAATTTTGTGATTTTCTATATCAATTGACATCTTGATATATTTTTGAATCATATCTTCATACTTAATAAGCATCTCTTGTACTTGAGCTAGAGTTTCAAATTGAGTAAGAATATAACTAGAGTTAATACCAGCTAATTTATAATTCTTTTCTTCTGTATATCTTTCAACTAATCTATTACTTCGATCAATCATATCATCTATGATCTTTTCTTTTGATTTTAAAGAAGTAATTTTTATCTCAGCCTCTTCAATTTTATTATTTATATAGTTTAGTTGCTTGTTTAAATTACTTCCATAATTTTGTAAAGAGAATGTATCAATTTCATTTTCTTTTGACAATGTATCATGAGTTACTTTAATATTTGTACTACGAGTTTTGTAGTCTTTCTTTTCCATTTTAAATCTCCTAACGGTTCATCTATTTTATTATTTGTTACATCAATCGATATTTCAATAGAGTATTTCTATAGTAACTTTTCTATCATAAAAGATCATAAAATAATTACAATAGAAATACTCTCTGGTATAAACCACAAGAAATTTACTAAGACCAAGGTCTTAGTAAATATTATACAGGTATGTTTGTTTCGTTAGTAGCGAAGTTATTATATAGTTCACTAGTTTTAGTGAATATTTTTGCACCGTTAAGGATACCAACCGCTTTTGTCATTACTGTATCATTTGTTTCATCTAATGGAAAACCATCAAATTTATATTGAACAGTAGGTTTAACAAATGAGTTATCTGTAATATTAGCATCATAAGCAGACTTAAGGTCTGTCATTGGCTGAACACCATCAAAGTAATCAATCTTAATAATATCAGATTCTTTCCAAGCGATTTGAGAATCGCCAACTTGACGAACAATAGGTTTTGTTTGGATAACCATACAAGCACCTTTATATTCAGCAGCTGAGAATGTTTCTGCAATTGTAGAAGCACCTAAATAAGGATTAATATAAGAAGTCCATTGTCTATGAATACGGAAAATAGGAGCTCCCCAGAAGTCTTTATATTGTATAGAAAATTCACGAGTAATAGTCTGGCCAGTAATGAAACTTGAATCTACACCACCCTGTCCTTGAATATCTTGTAGATTAATCTGACGATCTCCAGGAGGAGTGTAAGATTCTGCTGATACAAGTAAAAATTCTTTAGCTTGTGTTCTAGTAATTTCAGAAGTAGCGTTATTAAAGATCTTACCTGGTACACCAAAGAATACATAGAAGTATCCTTTAATATATGGGTGATCACCTTCAGACTTACTAGAACCACCTAAGTAACCAGTACCATCGACATTTAATGCCGATGTGTTTAATTTTATTTTATCAATGTATGCCATAATTTAGCCTCCTTATACCACAATGATTGGAATATCAATTGACTCTAATGTTCCAACAGGTTTAACTGTAATTGTTAATCTTAATTTATATGTTTCATCATTAAATGTAGCTTTTACACTTGCTGATTCAAAAATACCATCAACTACGTTCTCAGGTGTAATAACCCATTTTGCAAGTTCACCTTCTGTACGAGTAACAGCAGTATCAATTACACTACCAATAGCTTTAGTTTGTAAAAGATCTTTAAGTAATTTAGGAAGATCTTTACGAATTCTATGAAGAACTTTAACTATATTAATACGACTAAGCTTAGATGCTTTTTTGTACATTGTAAGTTGATCAATAATATAAGTACCATCAGGCTCTACAATTACTGTATTTACTTGCTCATTTCTAAGCTTTTCAATTTCCAATGAAGTAGGCGCATAAGTCAAGTTAAGTGTAGTACTAGCTAAAGTACCTTTAACCATATTTGCAACAGGTTCAGTAATAGAAAAAGTATTATCAATACGTAAGTGACTAATCATAGCGTAGTATGATAAAGGCATATACATTCTTAAGTTATTAGCGGTTCTATGCGTTTTATTAAGCTGTCCAGAGTAAAGTGCAGAGTTATATGAACTTTGGAATAAACGCTCTTTACGAGTAGTTAAATCGCGGTCTACAAGCTCTTTAGTAATAATCGTAGGATCATAATTTAAAGGCATAGATAAAATTGGCATACTTAAACCAATATCATCAGCAAGATTAATAATAGCAACATTTACATCTATATTTTCAGTCCAATCAGGAATATAATCGAAATCATATTTAGGATAAAGAACTTCTCTAAGATCTTCAGTGTTGTTATAGAAATTTAACATAAGCTCTTTAGCATTTTGTGAACCAGCGGCGCTAGTGCCTTGCATGTTAAGTTTACCATTCATGTGAAGATTTTCACCATCGGTACCAGTATAAAGTTTCATAGAATAATCCATTAACTTTGAATAAATCATATGACGTAATAAAGGAGCTTCACTCATTACTAAAATACCAAGAGGAGAGAATGTTAAATTATAAAATGCTTCTTCGCCATCAACAATATAACCATCAACAGATGCTCCAGTAACAGCAGCAGATACAAATGTAATTTGAGAATCAGTGATTAAGATTTGCTTAGCGACTTCAGTAGCTGTATCATCAATATATTTAATAACAACATCACCTGTAGCAGCAGTGTTAGTAATAACAGCAGTTAAACGTTGAGTCGGAACTCTAACATTAACACCATTTTCAACTATAATCTCATCATATGTTTCAACTTTAACTTCATAAAATTTATCATCAGTAACTGAGTCAGCAATGATTAAACGTTGATCAGTAAGATCATCAATAGTTGCACCAGCAGCCATATCTTGAGCAAACTCTTCATTAACATTTAATGTAGCAAATTCATTAGCATCTTTAAAAACAGTATTTACAAATAAATCATTACCTGTAGTTTTGTCAATAATAGGCTCATTAGTAATAGCATCATTTTCAATTAAAGAAAATACAACTGGGTCACCAAGAGATTTAATACCATTAATTGTTTCTTCATATACTTCTGCTTGTACAAAGTTAAACTTATAATTAGTTTCACCATTTACATCACTATCCATTTTTTCATGTCCAGCAGCAGGTTCAAATGTTACAAAAATTGAGTTATATCCTTCACCACGAGCAGTTGCTAATGCAGAAAGAACCACATCACTATCTGGTAATCCTAATGGAGTTTCACCTGGTAAATAAGGAATGTAATTCATATCTGTTTTAGATACAATTCCTGGGTAAGATTTATATTCGCCTTCTGGTTCTTCAACTGTACCAATGTTACGAATAACATTATTAGCATATGTAGCATCATCTGGTAATAGTCTGTAAGTAATTACGTTATCTGTTTGAGCAGCAGCTAAACCATATAGGTAACTTTTACCATATTTTTTAATATCTTCTCGACCTAAAGAGTATTTGAAAGCATCAATAGAATCATGTTTCTTAAAGTCTTCTCTACCATATTTAAAAAAACCTGGTAGTAATATTGTTCGAGAACCGTTAATTGTTGTAGTGATTGTACTTCTGTCTATAACAGATGTAGTTACACTAGGAATAATTGGGATATACATTTATTTTCCTTATATTTGTTTTCCGTAAAAGTTTATTTTCCATTTTAATTTTCTATTTTATTTAATTATTTGTTACTTGTCTTGAATTTCAGGACAAGAATAGGAGGATAATCCTCCTCATGTTATTATTAATAGTTCTTTTAACAATTTTAATTGCTGATTAGTATAAAAATTTTGCGGATCTTTATTATTTTTTTTAGCATTACACTGTCTACATAATACAACAGCATTTGTTCTAGTTAATCCAAAACCTTTAGATAAAGGTTTATGGTGATCTATTTCTAAACCATCTTTCGTGTCACAATTAAAACATTTATGATCAAATAAATTAAAAGTATAATTAATATCAAATCTATTATAATTTTCATTAATATTTAATTTTAACTCTCGTCTATTATTATCTAATATTTTTTGAGTCAGTTTTCCTTTATTTGATTGTTTATACTTTAAACGAATTGTTTTATAATTTTTAGGATCATTTTTTACATAATTATAATGTTTCTGTTTATATTTATCTGAATTAATTGCATAATCTATTTTATAATTTTTAGAATTATTTTTTTGAATTTTATCTTTATTTTTTATATAATATTCTTTGTTTTTTTCTTGAATTAATTTTTTATTTTTTAAATTTGATTTTTTAGATTGATTCAGAATCTTTTTTCGGTATTCAGAATCTTCGTTATACCTAATTTTTCTTTGTGTTATATATTTTTTACTATTTTTGTAATTATATAATTTTACACAATATTTGCACTTAGATTTAAGACCCAAATGTAATTTATCAGTAAAACCAAAATTACAGATAAGATGGTTAGTATCACAATGTTTACATTTTTTAAATATAGTATTTAACCACTTATCAGTGGTACTTCTAGACAAGTATATACCACTCAATACGTAATGAATCATTGACTTCGAGCCATTTAGTTAGTGTTGTGAATCTAGCGAAACATCTATAGTTTGCTGAATATCTTGAAGTCTCAGTTCCTAGATCAGTTACAGCTGGAATACTGTAACCTTGAACATCTTCGTGTTCGATAGCATAAAGACCAGCTTCATTAAATGCAAAAGGTCCTAATTCATTCTCACCAACTTCTTTATAAAGTTCATCACTTCTAATAATCATTGTATATTTAATTGTAGTATATGCTTCAACATCTATATCTTGACCATTAATTAGAATACTATGATTCTCTTTAACAATTTCAATACTACCCCCTTCGTCGCTTTGAATCTTTTTCATTCTACCATTATGTAAATATTGGTATCTTAAATTTAAATTTGTTGACGTTTCTGTATCTAAAGAATTATCAGCAAACTTACCTGCATCCGCAAGATCTAAATCATTATCAAATGGACCAATCTTATTTGGTTGTGCTGAAACATCTGCTCCACCTCTACCAACACCAAAATATCTAATTTTAAAATTAGTTAAATCGATATCAGATGGAGGCATTAAACTTAATCCAGAAATATCTGCAAGTTTCTGAGCTAGGAACTCACGCCCAGAAAGTAATACTAAGTTTGGTGTTTCAAGAACTTTTCCGTCCTTATCACTAATTACAACATAACCTCTCACTGGTTTGTCATAATGCTTTTTAACTTCGGCGTCTGTTAATTCAGCTTTTGATGTATCTACTGGAGTGAGAACTTTCTCATCCACATGACTAATAGTTTTTATCATTTTAATTCCTAAATTTTATTTCCATTTATATATGATGCATCGGCATCTTCAGTAAAGTTATGGATACCTGTTACATCATTTACAATAACAATATTATAATTGTCATCTAAAGTTGTTTTACTTGAGTTATTTTCAGCTTCTAAATCTTTATGTATTTTATAAAGAATATTACCATCTAAATCATATGTATCATCAGCATTTTTAATAACCCAATAGTCAATAATTAACTGGCTATATAGAATTGTTTTATTGAGTGCATTTGTTTCAAACAATGTTTGATGTATACCCATATCATCTAAAGTACTATGTTCAGAAAAAGTATTATCTACTCTTACTTGATATGCAGCACTTGTACCACATGTAACTCGCTGCATCTTATCTCTTATCACTTGAAGTAGTGAATCAGCATTCTGATAACTTAATTCTGCTTTGAAGAAATATTGTTGAAACATATCCATAACAGGATCAAAGAATTCTTCTTTGAATGTTGAACTTAATAGATATCTTTTAAATAAATCATTTACAAAATACGTTACAAAATTATCTTCCTTTACGGTTTCAACTAACATACGTTTATAATTATTTAAGTATAAATCAATAAATTCACTTGGTGAGCTCATTGCTTCAATTGCTTGAACAACTCTAGGATATTTATCAACAAAGTTATTTTTTAAGATATCATACACAGATGAATTTAATCCAGTATACTCTTCATCATCCATAGCAATAAGATTAAACAATTCTTTTGTTGTAGTAGGAGTATATGTTTCATAAATAAACGTTACTTTTTCTAGCAGTAATTGATTAGCTATTCTATCAGCACTAGTGTGTGTATCATCATATAAAAGATCAGTTCTATAAAATTCTTCTAATCGTACAAAGAATCCTTCAAACGTTTCTGGGACATTACCAGCTAAGTGTTCATGAAATTGTTCTATATTAAAAATCTTAGTAGTTTTTAGTTGATTAGATTGACCAAGTAAAGCATTTAATCTTCTTTTAAATTCTTGAAATGCTCCATGTTCATGTCTCATATCTTTATAGTATAAAATCAGATTATAAATTTCAATTAATTGATCTTTTGGATAAAGTAGATATGTAAATTGTCGTTCTTGTATCTCATAATCACCATACTTCCAAGGTTGTCCAAGAAGAGCACTTTTAACTTCTAATTCTTTTAATCTAATAAATGTTAACATATCAACATACTCAGACATAGGCATCTTAACAACTAAACTACCTATCTTAAAAGTAAATATATCATCTTGTGTCTTAGTCATCGCAAACATTCTAACTAAGTCAGGAAGATATTCCATATTATCAACAGTATCACTTGTACCAAATTGGATATATAAAATATTAGTTATAATAGGAAACACATTCTTTGATTCTTGATTATAAACATCAGCGTCAAAATAATCTTGACGCTTCATTAAGTATTTACTAGTTCTAAGATTATCACCATATATTTCTGTTTGAATTGATAATGGATCATTTATTAAAACCGGTTCCAAAACATAAACTAATTGTTCTGGACTTCTATTATTACTATTAGCATTAAAGTGTACAGTTAAACTAGTTGTACCTGCGTCAATTACAAACTCATCAATAAAATCAAATTGTAATTTAACATTATCAGGTAATGTCCACAAAGGATCTAAATCATTATAAAATTCAATTAAGTATTCTACTCTGTTTTCTGCTCTAACAATATTTGGTGTTATGGTATAAGTTAATGTATCATCAATAAATGAATTAATGTCAACTGTTCCATAATTGCCTAGAATATCAAAAAGGCTGTCAACATAATACATCTTAAATAATGTAGGAGTACTATATTGAAAATATTGAGCGTCTGTTAATTCTAATGCATCATTATATAAATCATAATGTTTTTGAGTAAATGTAATTTCTGTCTGACCTCTTTCAATAATAATATTATCTGAATGATCAAGTTTAAAATTTACAGCTCTTGGTAGCGTCCAGGTGTCTTCATCTAAAGGTCTTTCCTCCGGATAAAATTTAACAACATAAGTTACTTTGTTTAAATATTTATGAATTGTTGGATATACTTTAAAATTAATATCTATATCTTTATGAGTACTAACATTAATATTTTGTTCCATATATTCATCAGGAATTGAATGATCATTATTTAAATAGTATTTATTAACTACTGTAGGTTGTTCATATTTAGATGTAATTTTACGTTGTTCAACTCGAACATTATAAAAATTTAAATCATGATAAAATTCACTTATAATATCATTAAAAATATCATAAGTATTGTTACTTCCTTTTGTTTCAAATAATTGCTGTAACATGTACGCAGTTTTTGTTTTTAATAAATCTGGATAATTGTTACTTATTTTATTTGATATACCAAATTGTTTAAATAAGTTATTGATAAATTTCTTTGACGGTTGTTGATTAACAAAATTTATTACCTCTTGTGGTTCAGTAACATATAAATCAACAAGAAATTCATATAATAAACCTTTGATATCATCTTGATTATTATTTGTATTAAAAATAGGTGTATCTGTGATAATTTCAGAATATTCCATAAGGGAATTTTTAAGAAATTTTATATCAGGGGCATCGAGGGTATTCGAGACTGATACGTCAATCATTATATTCTCCTTTTGGGTTATGTTTGAGGTAATATATTACCATCTAAATCTCTAATTATATTTACAGCATCTTCTGTAAAAACTTGTTTTTGTGTAACTACTCCTGTTGTATCAGGATTTCCATCTAATGGTGATTGATAGTTTATAAAGCTCCAATAAATTTCCTGAAGATCATATACTGTTTTCATTATAGGACTAATGAACATACCTGCAAATGGATCATATGGCACATTAGGATCAGGAATATTTGGTGCAACATAAGTTGGATCAGGAATATAACAATCAATTTCTTCAATCTTTACAACAAGATCATTATTGTAAATAATACTTTGATCTATAATAATTTTAGTTTTAAGCTTTACCTTATCATTTAAATAAAGTAATACCGAATTCAGTTTATCTTTTTGTGATTGACTTAATTCTGTTAATACACCATTAACATCTACATAATCAGTATATAAACTTTGAACACAATCATAACCAGCATTAAAGTTATCTATCATTGAATTTCTACTTTCTAAAAGAGTAGCGTAATTTTCATATAAACTACTATCATAAAATTTGCGAAATTCTTTTACATAATAATAATGTTCAATAATGTTCATTTCATTTACGTCATCAATTGACCAGTTACTTGTTTCAAATTGTATTTCATATATATTTAAATCTTTTACTGAGTGTACAAAATTAACTGTGTCAACATAAAAGAATTCATTTGTACTTCTATGTTGATAAAAATTAAAAATATCTCCTGGTAATGGTTCAATAACAGCCATCATCGTTAATGTCCCACGAGTCTTACGTATTACACCTTGATTACTTTCATCATTCTCTGTTGTATAATTTAATGGAGCGCTTTGAAGAACCGGGGTAAAATCGAATATATCATAACTTCTACCATAACCAGAAACATCAATAACATCGAGCTCATCATGAACTCCTTTAGTTAAAGGTATATTCTGTTTATAATATCGAATGCTTAAACTATTGATCGTTGAATTCAAAGCATAATGTTCTATCTTATTTAAATATTCAGCATATATATCATATGCATACATATCTTGATGCAAAGTATCAGCATTCATTTTAATCCTTTTTTTACTCTAACTTGAATTGTATTTCTTCTTCTTGAGCGATTGAAATTGTTACAGTAATTTGAACCCTTGTAACAATACCATCAGACTCTTCATTATAAACAATATCTACAAGACTAAAATCAGTATTATAAATATTTGTTAATGTTTGTGTAAAATCAGTTATCTCTTCTAGAATATTCTTCTGAGTAAAATAATTTGATTTTGTTTGAAGAGATTCTTTTATAGTGCTACCAAACTCACCAGAAAAAGGAATAGAACCTTTTCGTGTTCGAACGAATCTAGAAAACATTACACCTAAAAATTCAGACTTATCAGTTATCTTATTAAAATAACCAGAGTTTAAATTTGTATCAAATAGTGTTTCAGACGATTTAATAAATTTCTCAACACTTCTAAAGTTTCTATATTTAGAATAGAACCAATTGAGAACTAATTCATTAAAATTTTTAGTTGAAAACGCATCAATACTAATAGTGTTTTCTACATCAGTTGGAGCTCTACGAATAGCATCTACTAATATTTTTGTTACTAATTCTGATTCAACAAAAGAAGATAAAAATTTATTCTTATCTAAATACATTACACCATTATTAAATATAACATACTCATAATATTCGAAGAATATTAATCCTATTTCATTTTGTTGAGTCAGGATAAATGAATCTAATCTAATAGACTCACTAAAATGAATTCGATGATCTGCTAAATAGTTCATAAGTTTTTGCATCTTAATAACATCATTACGTGTTATAATTGTTTCATTATATGTTATTTTTTGAGCTTTTATATTAACTAAATCTTTTACAGATATATCTAAAAACATTTATTTTCCTTTTTGCTTTCGCTTTTTATTCTTCTACATGTGGTTATCTCGAAATTCATAAAGAAGCCCTTTGACAAGCCTCAACTAGAAACCTGATGCTTTGCTCATCCTTTCGGATTTATTACTTGCTATTTTCTTTTGTGAGTCTATAAGAAAATCTCTCATATATATTGGCAAAGAAAAATATTCAGTAAACCCTAGAGTTAGCCCATCATATGCAACTGCACTTTGATAACGGACTAATTCGAATTCATAAATATTTGTATGGTCTTCACTAGTTGTAAACAGATAACGCTTTAAGAAAGAAGTCTTGTTCAGGATTAACATTATCCCATTTAAAATCTGGTTTTGAACAACCTAGATTACTACACTTAATATCTAAATAAAAACTTGGTGTAAATTCAACTAATGGTACAATAGTTTCATCTGCTAATAATTTAGCTTGTAATTCCATTGGCATTTTTTGAATTGTAGGAATAACTTCTTTTACTTTATCACTTAGTTCAAAAAGCTCGCCTTCGTTTAGAATTTCTATTCTTTTAATATAAACAGAAAATAATTCGATTGCACTAAGTACATCACCCACTTCTTCAATGTCATCACGCATATCAGAATTTTCTTTACTTGTTATTATTTGAATTCTTTCTGTTTCAGTTGGCATACCATAAAATACAGTAAATCCTGGAACTATCTCAGAAGCTAATTCATAGCTTTCAAAACCTATTTCATTATCCCAAGTTTTACTAATTGTATCGGGATGCATTAATGATAATGGTTCAGGTGAATGTGTATCTGCTGTTCCACATGCTGGACATTTAATCATCTTTTCTGGTAGCTTAGCAAACGTTGCATCAAGTAATGCAAATGTCATCATAGCTTTATCAGGTGGTGTTAAATGATCTTCAAAATCTTCAACAGAATCAAACTTTAATCCTTCAAAACGGGCATGTGCAAATATTACACGATTAAACGATTTTACAAATTCAGCACCTGATGCTTTCATTGTTCTAAGTCTAAGTTCTTCACTTCCATTAACTGGTTGAATAAAAACCTTTGTGCCTAAAATTGGTAAATCAATTTCTACTTCTCGCGTCCCTGCTAAGTTAGCTAGAGCGGATAATGCTCCTTCTAAGTTTGCAACTTTTTTTACTGTTTTTACTGGCTGTGCAACTTCAGCTGATGCTGTTTGTTGTGCCACTGGTATTTCATCTAACATTTTTGTATCCTTTTATATATCTATTTGTTACTAATCATTACAATCTACTATTATTATTTCTATGTTAATATATTTTTATCTTTATAGATAATACTGTCTAAAATTTTCTATCTTTTGGGGTAATTTTTTTAGTTAACTATATCAAACACTAAGTGGCAAAATATCGCCATTATTATCTTTAAAGATCGTTTTTTAAAAAATCTCGAATTTTTTTAAGATAAATAATTTTTTATAAAACTCATGTTACCTGAGTCATATATAACTCGATATTTATTTTCTATCATATTTTGAATCTCTGTTTTTTCAGAATCAAAAGTATCCAAAAGGGCTTCTAATTTATGCTTTTGAAATTTTATTCTTGAATATAATTCATTATTTTTAAAATAAAAATAATTAGGATTTGATATTGTATTATGTTTAAAATTTAATGTTTTATACAAATTACCATTACTCCATCTCCTATTAGCATATGAAATTAATATGTCTGGTTTATAATGTATCTCGAAGTATTTTAATAATTTACTTGCAGCTCCTGGTACCTGAAGATTTAATTTTGAACAAAATCTAATTAATTCAAAACTAATATTTTTATCATATCTACTTTTACCAAAAGTCATAACAGATACCAATTCATCTGTTGCGTTACTAAATAATCCTAATTGTATAGAACTTTGACATTTACCTTGTAAATGGTTTTCATCTAAAAAATTATTAGTTAAAGAATTATCAATCTCTTTAATATAACATTCTCTTGCTCCGATTTTAAATTCAACTTTTCCTAAAGCATTTCTTATTTGACTTTTCCAAATTTCTTTTTTCTTTTCCCATTCATTTTCAAATATATGAAACAATTGATAACCTTTTGATTCACAAGCTACTGTTTTTTTAATATGTCTGTTTTTATTATAATTTAAATTATTTTGTTTATCATTAACGTTATTTAAACCATAACTATGCCAATATAAACCGTTAAATTCAATTGCAACCTTATAATCAGGTATTAATATATCAAGCTCTAGAGGAGATATAAGAGTCCTATCACTTTGCTTAATATCTAATCCTAAAGATTCTACAAAATCCGCAACCTCTTTTTCAGGACTTGATATTAAACCATTAGTGTATACAATATTAAGATATTGCATTCTTTTGTTAATATTAGATTTAGAAATATTAAAATGCAAAACCATTTTATCGATATCAAGTATATTATTTGTAATAAAATTTTTTATAATATATTGTTTATTGTAATCTTTTATATTTGTAAAATGTTTATATGTACTTGAGACAGCCCCATATTTTAATATACATGTTTCTTTTACTTTTTTTTGAACTACTGGAACTTGCATATGATTATCAACCCCATATTTCTTTCGACATGTATTTTTAGTTTTCTTATTTTTAGTTATCTTTTTTTCTTCTGTCCAACTTTTTGATATTTGTTTTCTTAAAACTGAATCTTTATTTCTGCATGTGATTGAACAATATTGTCTAAATAAATTCTTTTCATTATCAAATTTTGTATGATTTTTACAATCAATAGAACGACATTCTATATGTGATTTATTCATAACATATAAGTAAATTCTAGCTTTATCTGAATATACATCATATGTTGTTTCTAATATTAGATCCCATATAGGAAGATCTAATATTTTTTTATTATTAGAACGTAATTTTAATGGGTCTTTCGATTTTATATATGGTGCTATTGTTGTTATATCATTCAATTTTTTTCCTTTTCTAACGATTCCTATACAGTTTTAATTTCTATGTTATTAACAAACAATCCATATGGATTGTTTGTTAATATATTATACACTAAGGGGTAAATTTTGAGCATTATTGTCTTTATCAAATATTTTTAATAACTTTTGATAAAACTTAAATTTCCAGCGTCATATATAGATCTATACCCGTCTTCGATCATATTCTGCATTTCTGTTTTTAATGGATCAAAAACTTCCAATTGTTTTTCTAATTTATGTTTCTGGAATTTTACACGTGAATATAATATATCATTATTTTTAAAATAAAAATAATTGGGGTTAGATATTGTATTAACTTTAAAATTTAAAGTCTTATATAAATGACCAGTACTCCACCGTCTATTTGCATAACTAATTAAACCATTAGGTTTATAATTTATTTCAAAATGTTTTAATAATTTACTTGCAGCTCCTGGTACTTGTAGATTTAATTTTGAACAAAATCTAATTAATTCGAAATCAATATTCTTATTGAATCTACTTTTCCCAAAAGTCATAACAGAAACCAATTCATCCGTTACTTTACTAAACAATCCTAATCTAATAGAGCTTTGACATTTACCTTGTAAATGATTAATATCCAAAAAATTATTAGTTAAAGAATTATCAATCTCTTTGATGTAACATTCTCTTGCACCTAAACGATATTTACATTTTCCTAAAGCATTTCTTATTTGACTTTTCCAAATATTTTTCTTATTATCCCATTCATTTTCAAATATATGAAACAATTGAAAATTTTTATTTTCACATGCTTCTGTTTTTTTAACATGTCTATTTTTATTATATTTAAGATCTCCTTGATTATAATTAGTGTTATTTAAACCATAACTATGCCAATATAAACCGTTAAACTCAATAGCAATATTATGATCAGGTATTATTATATCAAGCTCTAGAGGAGATATAAGAGTCCTATCACTCTGTTTAATATCAACATCTAAACTTTTAATAAAATCAGCAACTTCTTGTTCTGCTCTTGATATACCATTTTTAGATTTAAAATCTATGTTATTTAATTTCAAAAAATTATATGCTGTTATTTTATTAATATTAAAATATTCACAAAACTTTAGAAGATTAATAGTCTCATCTGGTAAAATAAAATGTTTTTTTATATATGCTTTATTGTAATTGTTATAATTTGTAATATTTAACTGTTGATGATGTCGGTCTTTATAAACATGTGGAACTTTATTATTTCTATGTAAATTTTTTATTTGATTTTGATTAGTTACTCCATACTTATTAAATATTGTTTTTTGTAGCTTCTGTTGTCGTATACTGTGTTTATCATCGTGAACACAATCACAAAAAGTATTAAAAAAATTAGTGCTCTTATTAAAGGTTTTCGTATTAAAACAATTTGAAGATTCACAAATTAATTCTTGTTCTGATAAATCATAAACTAAGATAAACATTCGAACAAGTATACTTCCTTTAAAAAATTTCGTATCTTCTAATATTTTGTCATAAATGATATCATCTTGTAATTTTTTTAGATTTATAAGTTGTCCATCTTTTCGTATATATTCAGTTAAATTATATTTTTCAATTAAAACTAAATTTCTTTTAATCTTTAGTTTTCTTAATTCAATTTTAATAGAAATTAATTCTTCTTTATTTTTTTCAATCTCTATTAAAATTGAAGAATTTTTCTGTTTTTTGTCTTGCAATTTCAATAATTGAATTTTTCTTTTAATCTCTATATATTTTTTATATAATAATAACATACTTTTTTCCTTTTTGAATAACGTATAGTGGCTTATAATTTCTATGTTAATAATATATTATCAATTAAGATAATATATTATTAATTATAGTATTAGAATTCTAATACTATAATGTTATTATACTAGGCCTAAAGCTGTAGCATAACCTTTAAGACGAATTGTACCAAGTGCTTCATTTCTTACTATACCAATCCAGTTACGAGATTTGATGAAAGAACGTTTAACACTATCAGTAGTTTCTGTGATTACATAAAGAGGTTTATGGCTTATTTCAACAATTGAACTCTGAGCTAAACTTTCAGATTTCGGGATTAAGTGAATTAAATCATTTCCAACAGCATGTGAAGTAATAACTTCTAGCTTAGAGAAAGAGCCTGTTTCACCAGAGAAACCTGTTTCACCTTCAAAACCTTCGAATTTTACAGCGAATGATTGCATTGACTTAAGAACAGCAGCAGAATCAATACCAGTAACTAAATACTTGATTTCAAAACGAGTAGCTTTCTTAATTGTCTCTTGAAGAGCGATAAGAACAGGAATGATATTTTTGAAGATATCTTGAACTGAAGCTGGTTTAGTATCAGTAGCACCTGAGATAGTTGATAAATCAATTTCTCTATAGTGACCGTATTCCATAGCAGCAGGAATGTTAGACTCAAGTAAATCAGCGATTTCGAAATCTCTGTTTAGTTTGATTTGGTCTTTTACATAAGACTTAAGTTGTGCAATGATATCTAAATTGTAAAGAGATTTCCAATCTTGGATAACTTCTTCAATGTTTTCGATTTCAAAAGAATCTTCAATATCACAGTTGATATCAAGTACATCTTGTTTTGGACGAGCTTTAGTTACAGCAAGACCGTTACCAACACCCATAATTCTAAGTTTAGCATCAATAGTAACAGAAGCTACTGCAGCACCACCCATAGAGATAGCAGACCATGTAATGTCACCAGACTCAAAATTAATTTGACCTTGGATTTTAAATGTAGCTACTTCAGAACCTGGAGTTGTTACATAAGCATTTGTAGCAGCATCAAAAGCTAATAGTGGGTCAGCAGTTGGATAAAGTTTAATACCTTCAGCTGCAAAGTTACCACGAGCATCGGCAACCGCAATCATATCGATAGGATAATCAAGTGCACCATCAGTAGCACCAACATCAGCATTAATAACAACGTTAGTAATTTTGAAGTTACGCTTATTAAGACGGAACTGAGAATAGTTAGTTGTAGATGTACCTTCGAATAGTTTTCCAAATGCATTACCAGATTGACCAACAGTAATCATTTCATGACCTGTACGAACAGATTTAGTAGCAGTTGGGAATTCTAATTCAGTTACATTACCTTTATGGTCAATAACTTTAGAGATCCATTTAAGACGTGGAATTGTCATTGTAGGAACTGCAGATGGGTAAACACTTACAACTTTTGATAATAGAGGATCAGAATAGATATCTACTAGCATTGGGAAAGATGTTACAGCATAAGTAATAGCATCAGGGCTACCAAGTAAAGAAGCAGACTCTTCTAAAAGTACTTCACGTTGACGATCAAACATACCTTTAATTCTACGAGACTCAGACTCTTCAAGTCCTTCAAGTAGTTTATTTGCATATGAATCATAAGTAACTTGATCAGTTACAATTGACATAGCTGATGTAGCTTCTTCGAATAACTCAGAGTTTTCTGTGATATAACAGTTAAAGTTTTCTAAAATTAGATTTTCGTTCATTTTAATTCCTTAGGGTTTTTATATTAATTATTTGTTATATAGCTTTAAAAAAAGCTATAATTTTTTCTCTAAAATTTTTATATTTTAAATGAGAAACTTTTTATTGTATTTTTAGTTAATGATAAATCAATTAAATAATTAATTGATTCTTCAATAGTACCTTCTATACAACTACCATCGATAGAACAAGCACATACTTGTTCACCATCTAAATCAAATTGAGCATATCCGTTTCCAGATGACTCCATAATGATTTCCGTAATATCTTTCTTATGGTCCGAAAGTTCTTTTACAAGAGCTAACGGATCAGTGCTTTCATTTATGAACTCATAGATAACAGCTGATGAATGACTTGGATTAGAAACAACATCAAACGTTAATGCTTTTAATCCAACAGGGTTAACCATTGTAACTCCAGTAGGAGATTTAGTGCTAGCACCAAATGCTCTTAATGAGAATCCTATAGTTACCTTGTCTTTTAGAAGACGATAGAAATCCATACCTGCACTGTTTGTGAGAGTTTCACATTCAGCAGTAATAAATTTACCATCATAATCTAATTTCGTATAAAGTACACAAGAGTCTTTAAGACTAATGGTACTTGAACGTTTCATTTTTGCAGCTGTATCGCCTTGAGGACTTGGATGATCCATTTCACCTAGTAACTTACGCTCTGACGCTTTTGGTGCTAATTGATTAACAATAACTTGCAATACTTCATCAGTATATGCTCGACCGTTATTGTTAGTAACACCTTCTTCTTGTAATTTAGCTTTGAACTTTATTTTTTGTTCTCCGCCAAATGTACTTTCTTCAAGAAGTTCTACATCCATAGAAACATAAGCTGATTCATGAATAATATTAAAATCCATATATTTCTCCTTTGGTTAGATCTGCAGATTTAACTTTGAACAGAATGCAGGGATAATGTCTACATTCTGCTGTATTTATTTGTTACCTAACAATATTATTCTAGTTCAAATAATTTAGAAAACTATTTAATCTGTTGAGTTCAGTGGATCGAGTTCTCCACCTAAATATATACCACTAAACGATGGTGTGTATGGAATTAGGGTGTAAAATTGATTTAAATGGTTTCTTCCTTCTGCTCTAAGAGCATATTTACATTGAACTGTACTACCTCTTTCCATGTAAAATGCGAATCCATCATTCCATGTAACTGTACTAGTGTCAAAGTCAAAATCAACAACAATGTCACTTTGATCAACATAAAAAGCATTTGAATCAGAAGTATAGTTGTAATAAATGAATGCTCTAATTTTTGAACTCCATGAAACAAAATATGAGTTATTTGTGACTAAATATCCAACAGTACAACCAACAAAATAAGCGCTACAGTGATCAATAGTTGAATGAGTCTTTGGTATATAGTTTTCATATTCACCAATTGTACATGTGTAAAAATTTACTGCCATGTGATCGTTAGCAAATCCTGTGTGATAAAATGACAGTAACATGTTATCACAATTCCAAAACTCAGCATCTCCATGCATTGCATTAAATTGTATATCCATAACAAGATTATTAACCCCTTCAGCATGGATTGGACAAAAATTTGTCGAATATCCACAGAAGTCAAAAACACCACTAAAAGAACAAGTTAAATGCATTGATTGTGGAGGAATAGAATTTTTCATAAATATTAATGGAATAGCATCATCATTTAATGTATATGTATGTTTACCTATATTAAATGCATTATCTAGTACTTGCATGAAAGTTGTAGGAACAACAAATACATCCGCATTATATGCAGTACTCGCTAATTCTGGAGTTTGCATAGTTATAATAACATGTCCAAGATTCATATTAATGATTTGTACTTGTTCAGTTATAACATATCCATTTAAAATAGTTACAGTGATTGTAAATGTCGCAGCATCAGTTACAGAGTTACAGTAATCAATACAAGATTGAAGATCTGTATAATCTCCTCCAACGCCAACAGTCACATCTATATTCTCTGTTAAAACAACAGCTGCCGGAGCAGGAATATCTGCAATTGCTTCTGTAACGAATGCTATAAGGTCTGTTGCACCTGCTTCAAAATATTCTGAAACGAATGCTGTACTTGCTGCTGCTAAAGAATCATCATCAAGAGAAGGAGTAGGCACTAATGGACTACTAGTAAATGTTTTTATCCCAGAGATTGATTGATCATCCACATTAGTAACACTTTGATTAAAATTATCATCTAGCTCAGCATGAGTTAAGCTTGTCCCTTTTGCTATTCTAGTAGTTACCATGTTTCAACCTTGCATTATGATTTCTTAACATTGATTTAAAATCCATACTAATTGTTTCGCTTCTTTTGATAAATTCAAAAGGCATTAAATTACCAGTAAGAATTTGCTCACCACAATATGCGCCAAATTTATATGTAGCATCCGCAGGATATTCAGCCATTAGTTGTTCATATACAGCTTTAGGTATTACACTTCCTGTAATGATACTTGTACCAGCATGCGGATATCTTGAAGCATCCATCTCATGATCAGGACAACCACTAAGTTTAGATAACCATATACTACCGGCTTTCTTAGGTTGAACCAACTTATGAACAATATCTCCACCATTAACTCTTACTACAAATTCAGTCTTAACTAAAGGCAATAGTTCTTTAAAAGCATCTTGATAATTTCCTGAGAATACTTCACTTCTGAAATCAGAATTAGTAATATGTTCACTGCTAGCATCATCATAAATTAATATGTTCTCTATAGGTATAAATTTTAATATTGAATCAATTGTATCTTGACATTCAACATCTGTTTGAATGATACACGTTGTCTTTGTTAACATTATTAGTTCCTCGGCATCTTTAATTAAGATTTGTTTTTAATTTTTAAATTTTTGTCCAATCTTCCGCTAGCATATCGATTTGAGATGCTAGCTATGGGACAATTATATTGTCTACGTTTCATATCTATCTGAGGTTGTCATCATTATTTCCTTTTAAAATTTGAAATTCAGACCACTGAGTACAAGTATCGTACTCGTCTAAATCGCTCGTATCGTTAGTTAACGTTGATAACTCACCATTAACTAACTCCAACACAGGTTTTGCTTTCCACGCCATATACTTGAGATATGTAGCGCGATAAATACATTTAGATATAACTACTAAACTATATAAATTCATATTATTTCCATTTTTAAGGATCAGTTGGTTTATTAAAAACAACATGAGCCCCTTCATATTTAACTCTATGTTGAGCATCTGTCAACATTAATTTTGTATCATTAACGTCAACAGTGTTTCCGTTAATTGCAAATTCAATTGCACTTTGAAGTGTATTTAATTGATCTTGCATCCTAGCAAAATCTAATTCAGATACTGGTGAGCTTGTTAATGTTCTATCATGGTGTGCCCATACTTCACCAGCACTTACAACATTTAAACTAGAACCTGTATCAATTGCTAATGCATTACCAGTAGTTTCTAAGGATAAAAGAACAGTACCGGAATCTGCCCCCAAGAATGGATTTAATCCACCAGTAGCAAAAAGATTTCCATCAACATTTAATGTATAATCACCGCTCCATGGTTTTAATCTCCATCCATTTAATAATTCAATATAAGGAGCAATTGTTTTTGTATTTGAGATATATTCTCCACCAATAGATCTGAATGCTTGAGGGAATGTTAAATTTTTATCTAACTGTGACCATCTCTTCCAATCAGAATATAATGTTTGTGCATTAAACTCATAAGAATTGACAGCAATGTAAATTATTAGTTCCGGGCCTGAAAATGTAAACATTGCGTATCTCCTTTATGATGTTGTATTTGCATATTGCTTTTACTTATCTATTTGTTTCCTGATGCAATCTTTAACGAACACTTTTTTATCGCCCTTGATTTTTAAGAAGCACCAACCGTTTGCTAATAAAAATGCTTCATCTTGTATCTCTTCTGGATCAGAAGGGAGATCAAAAGCATTATCAATATTAATTGCTATTTGAGATTGATCTTCCTTCTTTATTTTTTTACGTGCCATATTTAATCCTTTTTAATTTATTATATATTTCTACCCATCGAATTTTTTCGAGAGAAACTACCATTCTTCATAAAAGGTAAACTACCTTCTGCGAATCTCCAATCATTTGTAAATGTGAACAATTTTAATCTTTCTGAGTAATCAAATGGTAAAGATTCTGTCATTAATACACCGGCTAATTTCCATTCATCTTGTAACACATAAAATAATTCTTCATATGTACAAGATGTTTTAACTTGAATTTCTTTTGTCTTGAAAAATATCTCAAGCGTCTCATTAATTACTAACTTAGGCTTTTTAACTTCAGGAACTGGTGTAACATCCATTAATGTTAAACACCAATCTGGTTCAACTAATACAAGAATTTTACCATTTTGTGTAATTTTAAAAGTTCCACCTAATACATTAACAGTTGTACCAATAGTATCATCATCTAGTACTAAATCTAATTCAATATCTAAAAATGTATTTTTAGTATCACACATAATCTTATAGCGTTTTTTATTTGCAATTTCTTTACTCATCTTACTCATCTTTATTCCTTAAAATTTTTAATTATTTTTATACCATCTATCAACACGTTGTTGAATAGGTATAGAAGTATCTTCTGCTGGTATTGGCGTCAGGTTTAAAAATATATCATCATAACCAATTGAAAATATTCTTGCATATCCATTAACACCACCAGCACCATGTATAATAGTATATGTTGAATCTGTAACATTTTCTATACCAGCTACATCTGTAGCTGTTTGTGGATTAGTTCCTTGATATAAACGAACTTCTGTTCCAACAACTAAGCCTGTAAATGTTAATTGTGATGAAGTTACTACATTAATATTTGGACCGGTATTAATTAAAAAATTACTACCGTTTGAATTTAATGTTATACTTCCACCACTAGTGTTTGTTATTTCTGCTATATTACAATTTGTGGCATTATATGTACCTGCTTTTTCAAATTCCATTTTACCATTAACAATTGTAACATCATCGAAGTCAATAACCTCTTCTAATATTAAATGTCCTAGAACTGAAAGTCCATTCGGTAAAGCTCCTAGTTTAACTCTAACTTGTCCTGTTGTTTTAATTGAATTAAATTTAGTAGTACTTGCTAGTTGTGCTAGAATTTCTTTTTGTACAGTTATTGAAAAATTTGATGTTACTGTACTTGTATCTGTTGAGGTTGCTCTAACAATAATAAGATGTGAAGTAGCATTAGCATGTATAATATTAGCAGCATCCGCTACTGTAACTATACCAGTACTTGTACCAATAGCAAATCTTCCACCGGCATTATCATCTAATGAATATGTTACTGTATCAGCAAAGTTAATATCTTCTGCGAATGCAACGATACCTACTGTATCACCATTAACACAAATTTCATTAATTATATTCTCTGAAGCATTGATATCACTTAAAGGACTAATAGGTATAGGGGTATCATTTATTACTGCTATATTAATAATTAGTTCAGTAAAAGTTAAATCCGCTGACGTACTTCTTACTGTAATATTATGATTCGTATTAACTGCCCATGATATTAAAGATGCATTAGCTACTGTTACAACACCAGTAGTAGAATTAATAGTAAATCTTCCACCCGCATTATCTGTTAATGAATAAGTTATTGTTTCAACATCAGGATCAACAGCGAATGCTGTTATACCTACAGTTGTACCATTTGGATCAGCATCAGAAATCTGATTAGTTGTTGCATCTGTATCTGAGGTGGGTCCAACATGAGCATTTCTAGGAGTTAAATTCCAACTAATTGAATCAATACCAAGGTCCATGTGCCATGCTGTACCAGAATCAACGGTAAATCTAATTCTTATTTTAAATGTTGAATTTGAGTAAGCAGCAAAATCAGTATTTGCCAATTTCCACGTCGCATCACTTCCGGTTAATCCTGGATAACTAAGGACTACTCCCCATGCTGTACCATTCCAACCTTCTATATATAAAGAACCGAAACTTCCACTAAATCTATGAGAATAATAAACACTAAAATCTATAAAACTTGTACTTAAATCGATTACCGGTGATTCCATTGTATATACATCACCAAATGCACCAGGTGAGGATGCCTCTACATAAACATACCCAGCTGAACTTTGTCCAGTTAGAGGACCAACACCAGTAGAACGAGTTTCATTTACGTCAAAACCCCATTTTCTATTTGTAGCTGCTCCTGAGTTTCCGGTTGTACCATCACCATTCGTAAATAGCCACTCTAATGTACTTGCATCATTAGCAGCATCAAAAGTATATGTAGCCATTATCTAACCTTTATTGTTATTTTTGTTGTAGTGCAAACATAAGCTGCACCACTAATACCGATATCTAAATCTAAATCACCTAAATCAAGGATATTACCTTGAGCTTCAATTTGTGGTTTATCCATACTTGGTATTAAAATATTATCTATTTTATTTGACTTAGCTGAATCGTATAATCTATCAAGTGTATTAACAATTGTATATGCATCAACTAAAGTTCTATTAGGTTCAGTAATTGAAGTATCATACGCACCAATAAATTCTAAATTTTGTCCACCAACTTCTCTAAGAAGTACCTGTAGTCTATTTCTACTTTGGTATAAATAAGCATACATATAGAAGTCATAAAGGTCAGCATCTGCTCCACCTGGACTATAAGAGGTTTTTGTGGGTATAGCAACACCTAAACCACCATCCCATTTTGCTAATAGAATATTACCCATATCATAAATACCAGCTGCTCCTAATCCACTATAAAGTGTATTATTATTATCAACTGTTCCAACAATAAAGTCATCTATATTATCACCAAGAGAAGTTTTAAAATTTCCACTAACACTTTGTTCAGCTTTAATTAATTGAATACTATCTGTTTGATCTGGACCAATAGATAAATTACTACCCTTTGACGAATTAAGAAATGTAACTATTCCTGTACTAACATCTTGTCTGCCTTGGGGTTGAATATCATCAGCTGTATCATTACCAACAATACCTGCATAATCTTCAATAACTAAACTATAACCAACGGGTTGAGAAGTACTACCAGAAAAAGCCGCACCTGTAAAAAGGCCGGTATATCCTTTAATTGGATAAAATGGTGTTGCCAATTGACCGAATAAACTTGTATTACTTTTATCATTATTAGCCATAACAGTAAAACCATTAATATTAATATCTCTAGTATAAGAATATATTAATTGGTCAAATGTACCATAAGCACCATTTACTGTTCGTGTATCCCATATTGCATCATTAAAAACAATAACAGAATCGGTTGCAGATGCATTACTATTACCATCAAAACCAATTCCACCACAAGAAATTAAATTACCATTCCATGTTAAATTTGCACCAGCTTTGATTAACATGAATGGTCTTGTTGTTGACGCCCATGCATCATTTTTAGCTCTACTTGTACCAAAATCCAAGTTAACATCTTTTTCTACAACACTAGGGAAATGTTGAGTATTTATATAACTTCCATCAACATTACTTGAATTAAATCCTATAGTTAATGTTCCAGCTACCTCAATATCAATAACAGATTGACTTCCTGTACCGATTAATAATTGTTCTTGTATCTTATCTAGACCGTTTATAGTTAATGTACCATTTACTACTAATCTATTACCACCACAATTATATACTTTATATGCTCCAAAATCAGTAACTGTCGCGCCATTACCAGATAATCCAGCCAATGAGGTATCAGTACCTGACTGTGTAATAACTGTCCCATTTAGTAAAAACCCCATATTATATCCTTGTTAATATTTATAGATGTACCCCTAAAGGTACATACTAAATACTACACTATTGGCATAGCAGTAGCAACTAATCCAAGTTTTGCTCTAAATACATTCTCAATACTCACAATATTAAGAGATGTAACTTTAGTTACATCTAATTTATTTGCTTGGATATCAGTAATAGAAGTTTCGTTTGCTTCAACACGATTTTCTAAATCACCAATTGAACCAACACCTCCACCTGTAATTTCTGTAATTTGTTCTTGTAGTGCAACGTCAGCATCAGTACGAGCAGCAGTCTCAACATCTACAGCATCTTTAACAGATTTAGCAACAGAACCAACAACAGTATCATCGCCGTTTAAAACATCTAGTTCACCTTCAGTAGCAGTGATTGCAGCAGATTGCGCAGCATCAACAGCTTCAGTCGCAGCCATACGAGTCTCTTGTACAAGTTTATCCTCCTCAAGAGCAGCAACTCTTGCCTCACCCTCAATAAGTGCATTATTAATTACAGTATCAAGAGCAGCTTCAGCAGTTTCAGCACGTAGTTGTTCAGCATCAATTTTATTATTTAGAACAGCTTCAGCAGCTTCAGCACGTACAGTTTCAGCAGTGATTTGACTTCCAAGAGCAGCAGTATTTCCTTCAACCGTAGTTAAACGACCTTCTAATCCAGATATTTGAGTAATGATATTTTGCCCAACAGTAATTTCTCCGTCACCAACACCATCAAGTGCAACATCAATCGCAGAAAGTTTGTCTTGTAGTGTAGCTACATCCGTGTTATGAATAGATGCAAATTCAGAAATTTTCTGTGTTACATACTCATCTACAGAAAGCCCCATTGCTTCCATTAACTCAATTAGTTTTAGTTCTAATTCATTCATTTATAATCCTATGATTTAATTTTAGTTTTGACGACATTGCGGTCAATTTTTTTACAAATAGTATAAAACTCAGATTTTTGTTCAGATATTATTCTATAGTATTTACATAGTTTATTGCCTTTAATTTTAACGTTTATTAAATTCATTCGATCAATTGGATATATGTTTTTATTAATAATTTGTTCTTTGTAAATAATTTGTAAATTATTTGTTTTAGCATTATTTATATAAATAAAATAGATCAGTAAACCGAACATCAAGAAAGAAACAATCCCTAATATAATAAACATTTGAATAGTTTTATAAATAGGGTTTGTTTCTTTTTCAATTTTAACTTTAGTATTGACGGCTAATGCTTCAGCAAGCTCTTCGAGCTTTGATTGTAATTCGTTTTCCATATTGTACTTCCATAATTTTTATCTTGACCAATAGTATTCCACATACCCGTCAATTCTTTGATTTTATATTCTGTTCCATCACTATATATAGCATAAAGTATATCTTTATTAAATATGTCTTCTTCTGTATTATTATCTAATAAATTTAATGATTCTTTTCTCCAAATATCTTCATGTATAAATACAAGAATTTTAGAATAACTATGGGTGTCACTTACAATTTGATTTAATTCGTTTCCTGTCATATGTATCCTTTAATTCTCTGTTGTATCTTTCTTCGAAGAAAGATACAACAGAGAATTATTAAACTAACCCAGCCTAAGCTGGGTTAGAGTAGTTTCTTTCCAATGAAGCAACCAGTGAAACACTATTTGCATTTGAACGACCAATTGTCGAAGTTGCTTTTACATATTGAGCTTTATCAAGTCCAATTGCAACAACTGTTACAGCTGCATCTTGTGCAGATGTTCTACCACCTTGTACATTACCATCATAATCAAATGTGAATTGTACTTCAGAACCAGTAACATTACCAGCAATATCTACATCTTCATTATCTTGAACGATAAGAGCATCAACATCACCAAAGTTGTTACCATTAGCATCTGTAAAGAACATTCTATAAACTGCACCTGAATCATCTACAAGATTCTGATTGAAGTTAATACTACCTGCGGCAACGAATGGGAATACACGTTTTACACCTGTATTATCATAGAACTCAAGTCTATTGATATCTGTTGAACTAAAGTCATCAATAAAAACACCTTGAGAAGTTACAAGAGTATCCCCAACAAACTTAAGAAGTGAACTTGCAGTTTTACCAATAACGCTGCCAGCTCCCGCATCAATATCAGAATTTTGTCTTAGAGACCATTCTACGAATTCGTAGATTTCTTCTGCTGAAGGATAAGCTCCATTATTAGCAACATCGGCATCAATAATAACATCGAAATCATATGCACTTGCACCAATAATACGAGACTGTGGAGAAGCATAATACGTAATACTCATATCAGCATAAAGACCAGTATCAGCAGTACCATTAGTATCAGCATCAATTTCAGTATCGACGTGAGTAATTTTCAGGTCATCTGCATTCGCTAGTGGAAAACGATAAGCTTGGTATGTAAAAGTTGCAACCCCGATATCCCCAAGTTCTGACTGAGCGTAAAGTTTTGCTTGCTCACGAACAAAGATTTTGTAATATTGACGTGCATCCGCAACTATCTCGATATTAGCCCCTGCTGCCTCATCTGTTAGTGTTCCTGATTCTTCAACAACCATTGATAAATAATCTGGTGAAATACTTAAAATTGTATACGTACTATTATTTGACACTGAACCAGTTACTGTAATAACTTCACCTGGAGCGAAAGTTGTTATGGGTACAGTACTTGAAATTGTATCAGAAGCATTATCAAAAGATATTGTGTTTCCTGAAGAATTTCCATAAACTTTAACACACTGATTAACTGCTCCTGGTAATACAACATTTGTTGCATGTCCTGAACTAGTTTGTTGAAAGTAAACCTGATCGGCTCCACCAATAGAACCTAGTGTAATAATTCCTGCGAATTCTGAACTAGATGTACCATCTGCATTTTTAACTGCGAATCCACCATCACGGAATAAGTTTACAGTTTCAATGTTAGCTGGTTGCCAAGTATCAACGAATTCGAATTGTTCTGGTGTAATTGCAACCATTGGGAACGGGAACTTGATAAGATTTGGATCTGTTTTCCACTCTTCTTTTAAATAAGAATAGAATGCTTGAATAGAAACACCATCAGCTGAAAGTGAGCCAAAGATATCAGTACTAATAGAGAAAGTAGCTGTATCAATCCAAATATTACCATCAATACCTAATTGTGGTAAAGTTGTACTACGAACCAGTAAGTCTGGGTCTATAATTTTTGCCATAATTTTGTCCTTTTTATTTTATGCATAAAATAATAAATAATTTACAAGAGAATTTCTCTCTATGATTATTTGTTATAGGCATAGAATATCCTAAGCGCGGAATCGGCGAAAATTAAAATGTTTTAGCGCTGTAATGTTGTGCATTAGAAATGCTTTGATTCCTTGTATAATTCATAATGACTCATTATAATCATTAAATGCTTGTAGTAAAGCATGTTCATGATCTTTAAGAGTAGCACAAAGATCTTTATCAAGACATGCACTAAAATCATCCGCATTTTTAGTTAAACTTTGACCATATCCTCTATAACCATTGTGTGAAATATTTTCTTGATTAGGAGTAGGTATGTTTTTCATCATAGAAGACATCTTTAATGAGTTACCTGTTATATCTTGAATCATTTCCCAGAATAGAACTTTACTTGCTAGAAGAATATTTCTTGTATATTTAAAATCAATAGCTTCTTTCATTGAACAATGTTCAAATTTTAATCCTTCTACTCTTGTGTTGTATTTAAAATTCGTTTTATAAAATTCTTCTACAAGCTTAGTATTAATAATATTACCACCGAGTACAAAATAATTTTGATTATAGAAATCTTCATTAGCTGAACGTTGATTTAAAAATTCAGGAGACATTACTATATTTAATTTGTCTGTGTACTGTAATATGTTTGAATAAAGGACAGTACTTTTTATTATAACAGTTCCCATAAATTCTCTATCTTCTAATGCATCAAGTACTCTATGTAATACCATAGGATTTTGATCACCACTAGAAAGCATAGGTGTATTAACACATACAATAACTATACTATCTTTACTATTCATGATAGGAGTTTCTTTTGAAAATATTTCAGTACTTTCATCAAATACTTCAATTCCTTTACCTATATAACTATTATACAATGCTCCACCAACAACACCTAAACCTATAAGTGTATGATTAAACATCTTCGGCCTCGTCTTCTAAAGCAATCTCAGCATCCTCAATTTCTTCTTCTTCACCTTTAATATTATAAAGTATATCATCTAAAGAAATATTTTCCACTTCCATATCAAGAAGTAATTCATTATCCATTTTAAGGACTCTGTTTTTTAAAGCATTTGATTCTTTATAATCTTCACTCTGTTCAATAACAGAGTTAGATTCAAATATTTGAATTATCTTCTCTGCTAAAATAGTTGCATAGCAAACATTATAAACATTTCCAATATTAAAATCACCAAGATTAAAAGGAGAATTCTCTCTTTCAAGCATTAAGTGAATACCAATAGGTACTATATAATCAATAGCTTCTCTTATATCACAATAGCTTCTTACACCATCTTCTAATATAATTAAAGGTTCATTTTTTAAAGCAGCTTCTATAAATGTAGGAACTACCATACCTTTTGTTGTTTGACCTTTACCAATAACATTGAAAAATCTAATAATAGCACTAGGATATGTTCCAGTACCAAAAAGAAATTCCCCATGTACTTTAGCAGCAGCATATGACCAACGAGGAGAATCTTCAAGCTTCTTAATTTTATAAATTGATTCATCATCAATTGTTCCAGAACCATGAACTTCACTAGAAGAACTATATACTACTGGAATATTAAATTTCTCACAAACTTCATCTACAAACATATTAATCTTTGTAGCTTCTCTTAATGTTTCACCTGAGTTATTAGTAATTGTTTTAACTCCAACTGGACTAGCAAGGTGATAAATTAAACTGACATCTTTAAATGTATCTAATTGTCTATATAAACGTTCATCACTAAAATCCATAGTAAATAATTCTAATCTTTCTTCTAATTCTTTAATTTCATCACCAACACAAGAATCCCGAAAATCTTTAAGTACTTGACTAGGTTCTAGCATCTTATCGCCACCAATTACATGATAGCCTTTTTTAAATAAATCAATTGCTAAATGGCTTCCTATGAATCCACTAGCACCTGTTATAAATATCTTTTTCATATTACACCTTCTTTATATATTGTAAAACACTTGAACCTCTAGTTTGAAAAGAATGTCCTATTGCCATAATTTTAATAGGACATTCTTCTTCATTAATAACTTCTTCAATTACTTCCCCTAGCTCGTTAAACACCTTAAACACCACATCACCTGGTTGAACAATATCATTTATATCTTTAATGAAATCAATAAATCCTGTTTCTAATGTATGCAAACTTTGTAGCTTCTGCTCATCAACTATCATAGAATCTGGAAATTTTTGTATAGCATCAACCAATGAAATAATATCACCTGTTGCTATTTTTAATTCTTTTGAATTATTTAAAGTACTCATACCTGAAAATTCATATGTAATACCAATTTTACCAATTTGATTAGTATAATCTTTTATTGTTCCACCTACTGAATATCTAGAAGCATATTCAACACCAGCACTTTTACATAAGCTTTGAATTGTATAATCTTTTGATATATCAACTAAACAAAAATTAGCACATCTATGTGAGTTATGAATATCTATAACAACATCATATTCATCAATCAATTCTTTAATCTTTGTTGTTACCTTACCATGTGTTTCAATTTCGTCTTTGAAGCTTCTATTTAAATCATATGATGAATTTGAGGGTTGAACTTCTCTTTCATTGCAAATTAGACCTGATTCATTTAAAAAAGGAATCACTTTTATATCTGGATCATTATAATATTTCTTTAGTTTAATGCCCAGTTGTACAGCGCTCATTTCATTACCATGAGTTCCTGAGAGTATTAATATTTTTATATTTTTCATATTTTTCATATTTATAATTATCCTATTTTTATTCTATTTTTGAATTGAGTTGTTATTGAATCACTATCTATTGGATGAATTCCTTCACCCATAGCTAAACCGGTGCCTAATGCTCTTAAAAAAACTCTTCTATTTACTGTTCCCATTTATATTCCTTTTTTAAATTGTACTGCCATTCTATAAGCATCATCTAATGTTTTAGCTGTCCAACAACCTTCTCCATACTCATCAGGATACATCGTCCAAATAGCATGATTCAAAGGTTCTCTTCCAATCTGTTCACCTTTAAAATTAGTTTGTATGTTTAAAATAAAACCTAATCTACCTGAGCTTAATTGAGCAACTGTTGAAATTGCTTCTGTTAGACCTTCTGATAATTCATTTACTAACTCTCCTGCATCTGAGGGTATGGTGTCTAAGGTGTTTAAGGATTCGTCAGGGTTTTGAACATCTCTTTCAATTGAAAGTAATGTTTTATTCCAGTTTGGTTCTTCTGATTCTTCCATCCAATAATTAGTGGTCTTCTTTTCAAAGTCTTCTTTTGATATTGGATTATATGCAATATCACCTTCTTTAACTTCTGACCCAATTCCAAAACCAAATATTGCTCTATGACTCCAACTATACCATTTTTGATTAGCTTCTGAGAATCCAATCGAATTGCTAAAAGTATCAATTTTGTAATCTAAAAGAAATTTAAATTCAAGCATTACCTCTGGGACTTCATTAACTAGATATTCTTTTGAGATTTTATGAATCCAGCATTTACCAAAATCCATGCCATTTGAATTATATTGAATTAATTCAAAACCATTCTTAGCAAATAATTCCTCTAGTTTAACTAAATTTTTCTTACGTCCCATAGATAATCCTTTCTATATTATTTCTATAGTAAAAATTTAGTTATCTTTATAGATATCTAAATTTTTCTATCTTTTAGGGTAATTGAGAAATTTACCATAGAAATTTCGTAATTTCTATATTAGATTTTCGATCTATAAAGATCGCAGTTTTTTTATGAAATGATCTTTAAAGATCGAAAGACAAGAGTTACTCAAAGACTTTGAGTCTTTGAGCTTAATTCTTCTAATTATAATTAATTTTGCTTATGTCTGGATAATCTTCTGATGATCCAATTATGAAATCTTTAGTCTTTAATTGGTTTAAAATTAAAATACCTTTTGCTGCCTCATCTGGGGACATATACATATGATATCCCATTATGATATTTTTTAAATCTTCTGAAGTTGTTACAGAGGAATCTCTACCATCATGAGTCATTCTTTTGAGCATTAAATAATCATTATAATTATCTAATAGAATTGCTCCACCTTTACCTATGTTTAATGTCTTCTTTTGTTGAAAACTTAAACATTGATATTGACTAGCAATATACATATTCTCTTTGAATCCAACAGCACAATCATATATATCATATCCTAAGTTATATTTTTCTTCCCAAGTATAATCTACATAATCAAAATTAATTTGGTTATGTAAAAGCATTTGAGGAACACTAAGGTATGTTTTATTTGGAACAAAAAGCTTTGATGTACTTGTAAGTTCTTTTTTAAGTCTAAGTAACATTAAACATAAAAAGATTGCGTTTGTACATGAACTAGTTAGTACTACATAAGGAGCACATGTAAACGCTTGAAGTCTTTTTTCGAACATATCATTAAAATCATTATTGTTATTTATCATATTATCCTCTGGTTCGTTTATTAAATTCTATTTTTTGTCTAATTTTCGTTTTAGCCCATTCATCTGTTTCTTCTACAAATAAATGTTCATGCCAAAAGATAACTTCTTTAAGTTGTTCATCACTGAACTCACTAACAGGAGAATAACCTTCTCCTAGTTGATAATGCTTGATTGTTTTCATTTCAAGTCTCTTATTATTCAACATTTTATCTGCAACGTACTCTTCTAAGAAGAATAAACTAGCATCTTGATCTAACCAATCTTGCTCATGTTCATAACTTTTATCAAAATAAAGCTTACTGAATTCATCACAAAATATAGTATAAAACTTAGAACTAGGTGGAGATATAGTGAATCCTGTATCTAATGGATTCTCCCATTTATCTAAATTTCGTTGACTTAAAGAACTAACATCATCATATTGTCCTACATAAACATTACCATCAAAATATCTTTCTGGAATAGGTTTAATAATATTCATATCTAAATCAATATGTATCAATGTATCATTAAAATACCATTCTTCTAAAATTTTACCCACAAATGGAATCAAAAAGAAACCATATTCAAGTTGTTCAGATACAGGTAAATAATTTTCAACATAAGTAACATTAAGTTCTTTTAGTTTCAAGATAGTATCTGCACTTGGTAAATTCTTAGTTGGAGCATAACATATAATATCTACATCTTTTAAACTTCCAGCATTTTGTCTCCATTGTTGAAAACATTTAATAGCTTCTTGTTCATACATTCTAGGAACTTTAACATTCCCAGAGTTGTTATTTATATTATTGTTATCACCTTCTATAACAGTGAATAGTATCATTAGAAACCTTCAATACTAAATATATCTTGTAGTTTAGCTACGGGTGTAGGTTTGATATATCTCAATTCATATCCTAAAAGACCGTTTGATTTACTAGGTCTAATATCTCTTAGATGCTTGAACTTATCTTTAGTTTGAACTAAATGATTAAGACTTGTTGGTTTATCTAAATCTAAAATATACTCAACATGTTTACCTTTAAAGTCATCAGGAAGAAACATAAAATTTAAACTCTTAGCAAATATACAATAATCAAAGCTTTGACCCCAAACTAATTTACCATTTGGTCTTATTCTAAGTTTGTGTAAACTTAAATTTGGAACTAATATATCATCTTTGAGATCTGTCATTATTTGTGTAAGTTGATCAGAGTATTGATCAATACTATCAAGATCTTCATCTATAGTTGGCAGACTAGTAGTGTCTTCCATTACTATAAAACTTTTAGTTTCAAGGTAGTATTTACTCATCCATGAGTATTTTTGAGTAGTAGTTGCTTTGTATAAAGCTTTTATTATATCTTCTAATGACATATTAACTTTGAACTTATCAGCAGCTGGACCAATTTTTGCAAAGGTCTCATGGACTGTACTTACATCATAATTATAATATTCTTCAATATAAGCATTTACTTTGTCTTTGATAAATAATTTATAATCCGTTCCACCAACAGTAAGTTTAATAATATAGAGTTTCTCCATACTTTCGTCCATACTTTGATTGATATTATTATTGTCAATTGTTGTGAATAAAATAAGTTTATAATTACCAAGTGTTTCAACTATTTCATCATCTAATTGTGTTTTATATTTATCTAATATATGTTTTTTATATATTATACATGCAGCTTTCTTTTCAACAAGTGTTCTATTTTTTAATTTTTTACGTGCCATTACTTCTCCTTAAATCTAAAGTACTGCAGTGTATTCCACCACCAAAGATTTCACAGTTATCTAATTCAATAGGTACTACTGTAAATCCATTTTGCTCAAGTACTTTTATAGTACCATAAGCTTCTTTATTAACTAGAACAGTATCATGACTAACACTTAGAACATTAATATCCATTCCTAAAGAGCTAGCGAGTTGTCCATCTAAATTGATTTTGTTTGATACATCTCTAACTTGATATTGTTCAGGTACTAATATTCGATAATTCTTTAACCATGGAATCTGTTTTAATAAAGCATCTTTGTACTTAGGATTCACAAGAAAAGTATTTGAATTTAACTGAACAATAGCTCCATCAATATGATTATCAACTACACTAATTTCAAAGAATTCTTTATTTGGAAAGAATTTCTTTATCCAAAGATAACCTAAGTAATGGTTATAACTTGATATGTTAACAACTATCTTATCATGAACTCTTAAGAATTGGGCACCGTCAATAGCCATCGTATAACCGCTCATATCTCGCGTATAATCTCTTTTAAGATCCCAGGCATCCAAATCTATAGTATCCTCGGTTATTATTGTTTTAGGCGCTGTAATCCATTGAGTATCTTGTTTAGCAAATATATCATACAATGCTTGGTTCTCAAAATATCTACCAGTTACATATGTAGGAGTCTCAATAATAATATCATCTATTACTATTGATAAATCTCTAACATTACTAGCACTTGATAATTCACTTTTAAATTGTGGTGTAACAACTTGTTGAACTTTGTCTACAATAGTCGGACGATACACCTTAACTCCGAGTTTTTCTATAGTACTAGATAAATTATCTAAATCATAAATTCTCTTTTGTAATATATCTTTGTTAATGTGGTAGACGTCTTGTTCGTAAACTGAGTGATTTAAATTTGTTTTATAAAAATGTTTAAAAGTAAAATCTATACTTCTATCATTTAATTCAAGCTCTCTACCAACAATAACCTCATGTAATTTTGAGTATCCATTATCTGATCCCATTTAATTCCTTTATAATAATTCACAACCCTTAGATCGTAGAATATTTCTAATATTCTTTTCACAGAACTTACAGCAATCATATTCAAAATCTAATATCTTACCATAATCTTGATCCCATATATTAATACCAGATTCTTCTAGCCATATATAACAAGGGTAAATATTTCCGGATTGATCTATATGTATTGATCCATCTTCGAATGAAGTACAATGCATTGTTTTAGACTTGCGTTCTAATTTAGTCTTATTAATTAGTTGATTAGTATAATTAATTGCGGTCTGATAAAATTTAAGATCTTCGTTGTGAATAGGAAGTTTCTCTAGATTATAATCATCAACATATGTTGAATGATCTCTTGTGAAATAAGTTTTAGTGTAATTAACATTGTTAAATGTTTCGATCATCTCACGCATTTTTGTACTATTAAGATCTTCTTTATTATATGCAAATAATATATGTTGAATATAATCATTCTTATTAATATTCTTGAATGCAGCTGCATTAGCTAAAAGATTATCTAATGAACAATTAACTCTATATGTTTCATGTAATTCTTGTGTGCTTCCACATACAGAAAAATATACAGAATCACCTTCTTTTAATAATTTACCTAACTTATACCACCATTCAGGATTATGAGTATCTCCATTAGTACATATCTCTATGTCTAAATTTAAATTATGTAACTCTTTTATCAAATGAAATATTTCTTTATATAATGTTGGTTCACTTGTTGCACCAACCAAATTAATCTTATTCAAATTAGGAAATAGTTTAATCTGTTCAATAATATCTTCTACTGATCTCTCATTATAAAATATCTTACCAGCTTCATTAAGTGTTTTATAATTTCTTGCACATAAAGGACAATTTAGATTACATGTTCCGGTTAGATCAAATTCAATCATATTTACTTTACTTCTATCTAACATACGAAATCCAATCCACTAATCTCAATCATCTTTTTAGTCTTAGCTTCACATAAGAAACAATCAGGATATGTAAATTCAAAGATTTTAGTATAATCAAATATATAATCTTTATGTAATTTAGTTGGATCATCACAAAGGAAATCATCTTTTGATTCAGGAAATTCCATACTAATATAACAGTAATGCATTTGACCAAATTGATTAATATGCATCTTTTTTGTATTGAATGCTTTACATTCAATTGTTGCAGCATCACCAACTTTCTTACGACGATTGAATAATGTATTAATTGCATTCTCTCTAGTAATTAAAGGACTTATCTCTTTGGATACTTCCTTAACATGTTCAGTTAAACGTCTTCGTCCTTCTGTTCCAACAATATAACTATGAGAAAAACCTTTTACAATATCATTCATTGCTTCACTTTTTAAATCTTCTGTGTTGTATTTGAATTCAATTATTTGAAGGATATCTCTATTAGAATGTAATTTAAATGCTTTGGCATTATTTAGAATTTTACTAAGATCACTACCTACTCTATATTCAGCATTAACTTCTTGTGAACTTCCACATAATGTAAATGTACAAGAGCTTCTTTCATGTCCTTGTTTAAAAAGCTTTCCAAGAGATTCCCAATATTCAGTACTTTGTAATGAACCATTAGAAAACATATCAATATGTATATTTCTAGAATTAAAGTACTCAATAAGTTCTGGCAATTCTGGATATAATAATGGTTCACTAATAGCTCCAGCTAACATAATTCTAGTTAAATTTGGAAAGAAATCTAATTGTTTGATAATATCTTTTACTGGTCTAACATTCTTCTTTAATAAGTGTTGAGCATGAGAATAATTTCTTGTACATAAAGGACATTGTAAATTACATGTACCTGTTAAGTCTATCTCAAACTCTTTTATATCACTTGTTGTTAATGTTTTTAACATAACTATCTTCCTTTTAAATGTAATGCTAATTCAGATGTATCTGATTCAGCTTCTGCTAACCTATATATTTTATTATCACTTAATATCTTTGAATTATTCTTACTACATTCCCAGCAATGTTTATCACCAAAATTCTTAAAAAGACTACAAGGATTTAACTTATTATCAGAACTTAGTAATGCGAAATTATATTCCTCCGCAGGACACTCTTTGGTGATATCTTCTCTATTCAAAGTACTATATGCTTCTGATACTAACTTGGGTAAATGTATTTCACTATCTAATTCAAAATGTTCACTGACTGGTAAAGTATGAAAATACTCAGCCTTGTATTTATTAAATCTACTTCTATCATCATCTTTGTTATAATTAAATACAATATAGTTTAATATGCCTTTTTTAGAATACAGGTTAATGATATCTAATCGTCTAAGAACTGTATTTAGATTACTACCTACTCTATATTTTTCATGAAGTTCTTGAGTACTTCCACATACAGTTAAATATATATGACCGTTAATGCCTTTAAATAACATACCAAGTTTACGATAATACATATCATCATGAGTGTCACCATTAATAAATAATGATACTTCTATATCGCGCATTTTTAAGTATCTTAAAAGTGGCACAAGTTTCTTATATAGAGTCGGTTCTGATGTGGGACCAGCCAGAGTAACATACTTAAGATCTTTTAAGTTTTCTAATCGTTCAATTAAAACATTATAATCTAATGTTTTATTATCCGTTAATTCAGGATGAGTTTGTCTTATACATAATGGACATTGTAAATTACATATATTATTTAACTCTATTTCTATTCTTGTTATTTCTCTCAAAAGATTTCCTTTAAATGTAAACTATATTATCAAAATCTTTTTCAGTTATCCATCTCAATTGACTTTCGATTGTTGCATAAGTTCTATAATTTTTTAAAAGTAGTTTGTGATTAGCTTTGCTTAATTGAGGAGTATAATCTTCTAATGATAATGAACCAGGAACTATATGAAATAATCTATTATTGTTATCAAGAAATGATTCTAAATTATGAAAGTTATTATCTGTTACAACAATCATATATTGAACATTCCCTGGTAAATCTTTTATTATCTCAGTATCTAAATTTTCAGAAGCATGGTATAAAATACTATTGAACTTATCAATTAAACTTGGATACTTCTCTAAGAATAATCCATTAGTATTTAATGATAAATTATAGTCTTCAAATTCCTCAAGTAAATATAATATTTTTTCTAAGCTTAATGTTCCAACTTCGCCACCAGATAAAGTAATATTATAATCATTGTATTTCTCATGAACTAATTTAACTTTATTTTGTAATTCAATAGAACTTATAGCTGGTTGATTATGAGTATCAACACAACAATATTCACAATTCCAATTACATTTATAAGTAACTATAATTTCAAGTTCTTTCTCATTAGCTTTCATAAAATCTAAATTCATTCCTTCCATTATTTGTCCTTTGTTCTAAGTGAAACACAGTTTTCAAAATCATCTGATTCAAGAAACAATAAAGGTGCATGTGGTAAGAATAACCTATCTTTATATTTTTGATATATTTTAAAACCTAATTTTCTATCAAGACCAGATTGATATACCTCTTTAACATAACCAGCATTAGCACCAATAACAGCAAATTGAAATTGAGGATACTTATTTAAATACCATTCAATATCTTCAAATGAATCTTTATTTGTTACCACTAGTTGATAAATAAAATTATCATTTACAGGAATATGATCAAAGTGATATAATTTAATTTCTTTTCTTGATCTAACATCTTGTACTGTATGATAGAGAACATCGCTTATGTATTTAACAACTAAGTCAGGATACTTCTCTAAAAATAGCCCATTTGTATCAACTGTGATTACACAGTTCTTTTCTTTTAGGATTTCACAATACTTAATAATAAGATCTTTGGATACCATTCCTGGTTCACCACCAGCAAACGAAACAATAGTATTATTTGGTACTTTAGCTAATTGATTCATAACAGAAGCATCATCTATCTGTTCATCTTGATTATGTGTGTCTGCACAACAGTACCAACAATCCCAATTACATTTAAAAGTTAAATCAACATTGTAATGTATACTTGTTATCTGTTCAAAGTCTATCTTCTCTTCTTGCGTTTCTTGCATTTTAATTTCCTTTTAATAAATGACTTATACTATCCCCGTGTACTTTATAGTTCTTGATTATATATAATGCATTCTTATTTGATAAACTATTTCCATTGACCTCTTTCATACTTGAAACAAAAAATTGAATATTATAGTTATCATAATACCAATCAAGCGCAAGAAAATTTGAATCATTAACCAACAACATATATGTAATTGGAACACTGATATCAAATAATTGTATTTCTTTTAACTCTTCTATATGCTCTATACAATGATATAAAATATCATCAACATATTCTTCTACTATCTTTGGATACTTCTCTAAGAATAAACCATTTGTGTTTAGAACAATCTCACAGTTCTTTTCTTTAAGTAATTTAAAGTACTCAAGAATATCTTCTTCATTAACAGTACCAGGTTCACCACCTTCAATATGGACTGAACACCCTTCTGGAATATTCTCAATACATTTAAGTACTTTCTTTTTAGTAGCTTTTGAACTACTTTGATTATGTGTATCAACTATACAATAATTACAATGCCAATTACAAACATAAGTTATAGGTAAGAAACAATTCATCTAAACCCCATTACTTTTACATTTTGATCAACTGATGTATTTTCACCAAGTAGTTGCAAGATAGACTCTTTTGGAATTATATCTTTAATTTCATTATAGAGTTTAAATGCATTCTTAATACTTAGACTTGTTAAGTTTTGATTTTCATTCTTTCTTGCTCTATGAACATGAATAGGTAAATCAACATTGAGTAAGAAATCTCTAACAAGATGAAAATTAGTATCATCTGCTATGATAACATAATCCATAGGTACATTGATAATAGGCATATATACATCGTAATTAGTTAAATCATCTTGTACATGATAAAAGAAGTATTCAATATATTTAACTAACTCAGGATATCTTCTAAAGAAGAGTCCATTAGTATCCATGTGAATATTACAGTTCTTTTCTAATAATCTTTGTATTATTTCAACTAAAAATTCTTTCTTAGCCATTCCTGGTTCACCACCAGCAAGAGAAACTAAACTTCCATTTTTTAATGAATCAATACTATCAAATATATCTTGAGGTTTAGGTTCATCTTGATTATGTGTATCAACTATACAATATGAACAATCCCAATCACACTTAAAAGTAATTAGTAAACAGTATTTTACTTTAACTTCTTCCATATTATTTCCTTTAAAATGTTGATTATATTATCATCTTTAGTAAGTTCTACCTGATTGAGATTCTTTAGATCTTCTATGCGATATTTCAAACCAAGATCAGTATCCAAATAATCAATATTTAGATACTCAACATCAATACCGAAGTATTGACATTCTGCTATCATTCGTGGAGAACAATCCCATTTTCTCGAAATAGGAGTATAAATATATTTAGATATATTTATAAATTCTTCATAAGGTGTTCTTTCAATTTGACATATGTTAGATAATGAATCATAATAATCATTGTCTGTCAGTAATAAATAATTACCCGGATTACTTAAAATATAATCCTTAACTACATCAAGTTCTAAAATTCGACAATTACCAGTTAGATACATTAATATTTTATCCGTTCTAATTGGTGATTTCAATTTACTAAATAAGATCTTTTTCTTATAATCAATACCATTTACCTTTACTTGTTCATAGACTCTTTGGTCTTGTAACACATGAAGCTTAGGGTTGACATTATTTTTTATTTCTTTGTTTCCACATGCGAATGTAAAAACATTATCTGATAGATATGTTACTAAATTCATAGTATTTATATCTCCATCCATAAAGAATATATTCTTACATTTAATCAATGTAGGATGATAATTATTAAATGTAGTAACGCTTAATAACTTTTCAACTTCTTGTTGAGTGAATGTGTACTTCTTTATAACAGTACGAAAATCTTCTTCTGATAGACCTATAAATAGTACTCGGGTATCAAAAACATCTTTTAGAATATAATAGTAATCTATCAATTCAAAGATATGGCCACATATATTGTGACCATTATTATTCCAGGTATAAGTTAATATTAACTCACCTTCTAGCATTAATATCTTTTTCATTTTTTAATCTTTTAATATTGTTTGTACCATTAAATCATTTTTGTCTAATGTGTATTTTTGTAATTGACCATCTTTGATATCTTTTTGGCGTAGTGTAGTGCTATCTTCAATGGTAGTTCTTTCTTCAATTATAATTGGAATATTGTACCATGCTGCTTCTACTATAATACGATTATTTGTATCTAAACCGATATGAACATAAACAATTTGGTCTATTATATTAAATAGATTTTTAATTATTTTGATATCACTCTTCATTAGAATATTCTTTAAATTGTATTTCTCAGCAATTACAGCAATTTCACAACTATCACTCTTTCCCTTATTTACATAACTTAAGAATGTTGTTTCCGTTTTACAATTTTCAATTTGTTTAAAAATACTAAAGTTCAACTTCAAAGTGCTCTTAATATCAAATTTTTGATAATCATAATAACCAAAATATGTGGTACCATTCGGGCTTCTATAATTATCATGAGTTTCATTACTATAAACAAAATGTTCACCTCGAACAAAACCTCTTAATCGTTTATAAGATGATACATCAACGAATAAAGCTTTTCTAACATTATAAGTATACATCTGTACAGTAGTACAGAATTGTATATCAATTTCTTCAATATCGTATTTATCTTTAATAGCATTAAGTGAAAGAATTTCATCCTCTTTTAATTTACGCTTAGCAACAATATATAAAGTACATAATGAATGTTGTTGTAGTAAATAAAAATATTCAAATGCATAATAAAAAGAACCGTTTATTTTGTTATGATCATTTATATAATATACAACCGCATTATGAGATTGTATATGATTAGGATTTATCATCCTACTTCCTATGAAATGTCGTTTAGATATTTCGACATGAATGTAGCATATAGTTCATCAACTTTTGATTCATCAGTTGCTAATCTAATCTCTGAAAAATATTCAGTGTATTTCTCTTCTAAATAAGAACTTCTAGCAATTTCATCTCTAGCATTTAAATACATCTCAAGTTTATCAATTAAAGCATCATCACCTGTTTCAAGTATTTTGAGATATGTTTCTTCTTTATTATCATCATGAATAAAGTATCCATTATCACAAAGAATATTATTGATATTAATATATTGATACATCATTAGTCCAGAAACGTTTGCTTGCTGGTGTGTAACCAATTGGCGTACTTTTTTAAGATATATACTTTTGTATAATTCTAACTCATTATTTACATCAACAATGATAAGATCATGTACTTGTATATCAATATTTTTATAATCTTTTATAATTCTAACTATTTTATTATTTGATATATGTTTCTTTATTTCACTTGCAGCAAAGGTGCTTAAACCTAAGAAACCTGTGTGGCTCTCAAACTCTTTATTGTGTGATGCAGTTAAATATTCTATTTCAAAATATGTACCACAATCAATGACTGCTGCCATTTCAAATACTTTCATTTATATTCCTTTTTATTCCTTTTTATTTTTCGTAACCATCGCATCGAAGAATGAATTCACAATCTTTACATGAACGAGGTTTATCGTAAGAAGCTATCCTATTAGTTATAGCTGTTTCTAACATTGACTCTACTGTTATATCCTGAACTGTGGTTAAATCAAATGTTTGAATATTCCAATCAGTTAGATCATATATATGATCTAACGTACTAACGCAGTATTTTTCATATCCTTTCATAAAGCAGAAAGGAATATATCTAACAGTCACAGGAACGATATCTTTATCGATAAAGATCATTATCTTAGGAGATACTTTCTGGTAATCTAAATAATCTAATTTATGTGATGATTCCCATCTATTTAAAGGTAAGAAGTTTAACTGTTGAATTTTAACACCACATCTTATTAGATATTTTATAATTCTAGCATAATTACGACCATCAAAATCATTTTGAACAGTGCAATTAATTCGAATATCCATATCTAACTCTTGAGCATTCTTAATTGCTTGAATTATCTTTCTAAACGCTTTATGATCAACTTTCTCATTATGCGATTTAGTATTCCAACCGTGTAAACTGAATAATATTTCAGATAAGCCATGATCTTTAGCTTCTTTTAGTTTATCAATATCACTGAAACTAATACCATTTGTAAGCATAGCTATTTTATCAAAGTTTTTACACATATCTAAGATTGTTAAGAACTCAGGATGTATAGAACTTTCACCACCTGATAAATCAATACTTGTCATACCAGAAGCTTTCAATAAATTAATTTCATTCTCAATGATACTAAGTTTTCTAAAAGGATCTTTTAAATTACCTTGATAGTAACAGAATTCACAATTTAAATTACAAGTAGTTCCAGTATTTAATCTACCTCTTAAACATATCGGTTTATCTGGTAGATCATTAATTTTGGGCTTTATTATTTTATTTAAATTCATATTATTCTGCTGAATATATCTCTATAAAGAGCATCATAATCGACTTGAAAATACTCTTCTGTATTTATAACATAAATTGATAAACCATCTCTGATTAAATCTTGAGCCATTACACCAAATTGTTTTTCTTTTGGTAAATCAAGTCCTAGTTCAGTACCATCAACATAATAAAATGAATAGAATTTAATAGGAGTTTTACTCTTAATTTTATTCGATGCTACTGTTCCAATATGATTTATTTCAATCTTTAATCGTCTATCGCTATAGTTACAACCACAATCTGTATTACATGTACATACATTATTACAAGCACAATCTGAATTACATAAACAGTTATCCGCAATACTAATATAATTGTTTATAATATTATTATAAAAAGCTGCTTCTATTTCTGCTGGACGAGATATTGAAGCTATACCAAAAGTACTAAATGAATTAATAACAGATACCATTTGATCCCATTCGTATTTATAAGCAACATTTCCTTTAATAGCATTTAAAGTAATTTTAGGAATATACCATGATTGATTACTTGCTTGCTTGTATCTAGGATCAGGATTACTTACTCCCCTAGACCAATTATTAGCAATACTATTTAATGAGTGTTTTAAACTTGTAGTGTCTTCTGTACAAACTGTATCAGTAATTCCTACAAAATTTAAAGAGGGGAAAGCTGCTCCTTGATTAGGTGCATGGTGAGCCGCACAATCAATTCTTCTATCTTGTATAGCAGTAGCGCCTCCATATACTACTTGACCTTCTATTGTAGCTGGATTAGCTACAAGGGTTGGAGTCGTTTCATCTGTTATATTATTAACTGCCATTTTTATTCCTTTAATTCCTAATTTTCTTAGGAATTAAATTCCTAAGTGTTTTTGCACGGTTCTATCTATTTTTCCGAATGCTTTATATATTCCACATAAGTCATCTTTTGGATCATGATACTTTTCTTCATATGTTTCTTTTGTTGATGTATCATGATTTACAATTGGACATTGATAACATACAGTTGCTGTACAACCTTTACAATGTTCAGGAACAAGCATAATTTCTTTATGTCTTTCATGTGAAGTCATAACAGCTTCAACCGGATTATCAATATGCCCAATTATAAAATCTTCTTTATTTTCAGAATATAACGCTCCATGACAAACTAAAAGATTACCATCAATATCAACATTAGCTATATTCGTACCAGCAGAACAAACATTGCGTTCACCTGTTCCAAACCATGACCAAACGAATCTACCATTAGCTTTATAATATTCTATTTCTAGCTTAGCAATCTTTAAAAATTGTTCATTAACTATCTTTAAGAACGGTTCATCTATTACATATTTGTTAGTGTACTCTAATGTAGGAGAATAGTTAAAAGTGGGATATTTTTCAATTAGTTCTTTAAAATGTAACCAATTCTCTAATAGATTAGGCATTTCATGAATTGCTAATGTACTCTTTATACTGAGTTTAATATCTGGAAATTTATCCATTAAGTAATGAACTGAGCTTAGGACTGTACTTGATGTACCTTCACCTTTATGATCAACTCTTTCTAAATCATTATTAAGACCGTCATAACTTATTTGATAACTAAATCTTGAAGTGTCATCTATAAATAATTTAAAGTTATTAATAATTTTCTCAATATTTTTAACATTAAAACCATTAGTATACATGAAGAAATCAACAGGAGAATCTTTAAATTCATTAATCAATCTAATAATCATTTTAGAATTTAGAGTAGGTTCACCACCCCAAAAATTAATAGTTACGCCGTTGAACACTTCTAGGAATTTCTCACCATTAAGCATCTCATGAACTGATTTAATAATATCATCTGTATGTAACTGAGGATTCTTATTTTGAAGCTCTTCCCCTTCGAAACAATAGGTACAAGCCATATCACACTTTTGTGTAGTTGTTACTTCATATGCGAAATATCTTTTTTGTCTTTGATTCATGATTTCTCAATTTGACCAAGAATATCATCATAGTCATCGGCACTTAATTTAGAAGCATCTAATTTAGAATTTTCTTCCATTGCAGTTAAAGTAACTTTTGCCATATTAAATATAGTAGCAGCTGCGTCATTAAAACCAGCATCGTCTAATATATTACCAGCTTGAACTAAATGCCAAATTGAAGCCTTTAATTGTACTTCTAAAGGCTCATCTTTTAATGGAGTCTCTTTATTTTCTTCATTCATTTTTATATCCTTAAATTTGTATTTTATATTGTTCTGATAATGTTTCTAACACATCTAACTTTTGTAAATTATATATTGGAACGTTGTAAGTATCAGCTACACCAATAGCTAAACCCGTTCCACCTGTATCTTTACCGACTTCTTCTTTATTTGTAGCACCATCTATAGTCCAACATATTAAGAAATCACTTGGACGATCTAAACCTATTCCTAGAACTTGATGAACATTTCTAGCCATGAGTCTTTTAACTGGTGTTTTTAAATATTTCCAACTCCGATGATGTTCAGATGCTATATCAAATGCTTGAGGCCAAATATTAAATAAACTTGATGTGTTATTATTAAAACCTTTCCATGGCAGAAATATATCTTTCTTATCAATATCTTTTTCAAATGCTAAATCTGCTCCATCTGCTCCACCAGATCTTAGAATATATGTATCTTTAAATACTTGTGAGAAGCTTGACATAAATTCTAAAATTGCTGTTGGAGTCTTTCTTGCGCCTATCCCTGTATAGTAATTCATGACTTATATTCTAACGGCATTGTAGCTATGCTAATAATATGATCAATTGTTCCATCATCAACATCAACAACAATATATGGAATTGAATTTTTCATTAATAAATGAGCAATTGTATCATCTAAAAGTTTAGCACCTTCCAAATCTTGTTCTCTACCATACTCTTCGTATAGAGCTTCTTTATTTCTTCTAAGAAGAATATTAACATTATTATATCTATTAAATTGTTCTTTTAGATAAGCATTAAATTCAGCAATTGGTATCTTAGTTTCACAACAATATGACATTCCCATTATGAATGGACTATCATGTACAGCATAATCAACTTTATTAAGAAGTCTATACATTCTATGATGCTGTTCACCTGCTACCAATAGTTGGTCAGAAAGTCTAAACCAATCTTCTGAATATACTAATTCTTTAGCAAACTCTTGAGTCATATCAACTTTCTTTCCTAGCATTTTTAATCTATCAAATACAGCAGCAGCTGTTCTACTTTTACCAACTCCTGGGCCTCCGAATAGGTTTATATTTATTGCACTTTTCACATATTTTCCTTTTCAAATAAAATTAACAGAGTATGTCGTGTTCTAGATATTAATTCTGTAATCTCTTTATTAATGTACTTGTAGATCTCACATAACTCAGCGATAGGAGCTTTGTTTTTAATTTGCTCATAAGTACACCCACGATGACAAAATTGACTTATGTCGCATTTATCACACACATCAGTTACTATATATTTATTAGTTAATAATGTTGTAGAGTCTCTCTCGAAACGCTCGCATGCAACTATTTTCTTCTGAGGAGTAATTGCCCAGTAGCTTGTTCCTACTCCACAATCTTCTTGTTCATGACCTTTCATAAAGAATTCTAGAACAGGATTGAGATATGTTTTAATTAATCCTGGTATCTCATTGTAAGTCTTATATTGTTTAAAGTCACCAAGATAATTAATGTATTTAGTAAACTCTTTATTAAATGTTTGAACTTGTTCATCATTCCATGAACCAATGTCTCTAACAAGAGTCATATCAGGAACTAATCCTACATCTATAAGAGCTTCGTGTTGTTTAATAAGAATATTATCTTGCATATCAATTCCATTAATCATACAATGACCATGAGTTGCACCTGCTTCAATTAATGATCGAATATAGATTCGATGATTCCCTCGATGAGCTTCTTGAAAAATACCATCATATGATATAGTGGTTCTAATATTAGGATGCTCCACAATTTTTTTAACTGTTTTATTATATATTGTCCCATTTGTAGTTATTACAATTTGAATCAAATTTGGATGAGATTCTAATTTATTTATTATATATTCTACAATATCTAATTGTAGAAAAACTTCCCCACCGAATATACTAAACACAAAAGGCTCAGTTAAATTCAACATAAATTCATCAAAGTACGCTTCGTCTAATCTAAGTTTATTATTGACGTCAACATTACAATATGTACAATTCATATTACATAACTCTGATACCACATAATGCCAATGTTTTACATCTTTCATTACTAGCCTTTATATTATTATTTCTATGGTAATTATTGAATCTCTTTAAAGATAATAATTTTTTTACCCTAAAAGATAATAATTTTTTTTACCCTAAAAGATAATAATTAGAAAATAATTGCTATCTTTTAGGGTAATTTTTTTAGGTAAGGAAATTCAATACTATAGTCTAAAAATTCTATAGAATTACCCCAAAAGATAGAAATTAAAGACAAGAGATGTAGAGGTAAGGATTAAACCTTAACCTCTACATAACCACCTTTCGAAGGAGTAATAGCTATACCAATTAATGGTTCACTACTATAATATGAATCTTTAGATTGTGATCTAGTCACACCTATAACTTTTCCGAACTCTTTTGGATCTGGGAAAATATACATACCTCTAACTATATCATGATTTGTCTTAACTGGGATCCGTCCTTTTAAGGCAACAAAAATATAATCTTTTGTTCTAACTGAAGCATTAAGTTCAAGCCCTGGTGAAGTAGAAACAACACCCGCTAATGGTAATTCAGGATTATACAAAGTAACTTCTGTATCTATACCAATACTAAGAACCGTACCTGGCTCATATTGTAAATCACTTTCGTATTTTTCAGCTAAATCTGCATACTCTGCAGATGTCGCAACACCTTCAAATTTACCACCATCTGTTTTAAAATCAAATGCTGTAACTCTGCCTGAGAAAGTACCATTTGCACCATTCTTAAGAGAATATGTATTATTTAAATCTAAATCACCACCTAATAATAATCCACCTGCTGCAGTAATTTTACCAGTACTTGTAAAAGTACCAGCATTTTCAAAATTACCATGTACATACATATTTCTCAAAACATCTAAATCTCTTCCAAGATAAGTATCTTTACCAGTTATTTGATGAATCTCATCGTTGAATGTTGCTTCGCCTGTTAAAGTCATATCACCTGCATTCGTAACAATAAATTTTACATCACCAAGCTTCTCAATAAAAATTGAATTTTCAGTTTGAATGTCACCAACTACTGTTAAGTATCCACCTACTGTTAAGTATCCACCTACTGTTAAATAATTACCAACTGTAAAGTATTCACTGATAGTACCAAAACCATCAAGTATATTAAGATTACCTAATCCAGTAATTTCGATATCTCCAGCTGCTGTAGCGATACCAGTAGTAACATCTAATCGGCCATCACCAGTACTAATATCACCTGTACCTGTACTAATATTACCAGCTCCTGTATTAACAAAACCATTATTAGTTGAAGTAACACCATCTCTAATAAAACTTAAACCTCTAGTAATATCTAAATTACCATTTGAAGCAACTATATTACCAATGTCAGTTCTGATTTCACCATCAACTGTTGTAATATGACCTTGTCCACCAACATTAACAAAACCACCACCAGCATTACTTCTAAAACCAGTATTAACATGACAATATCCAAGTGAACTTAGAATATTACCGTTTGTTGTTAATGAATTATCTGATGAATTGGTTGAATTAATAGTAACTTTTCCAGTAGTATCAACTTTAAAAAATGTTTGAACTTCAAATGTTCCAGGTAGATAAACTATATTAAAACGACTAGCATCACCAATAGTTAAAAGGTGAGTATTTTCATTCATATTTAAAATAGTTTGATCTTTATACCACATTGATAAAGCATCAATATATAACCAATCTCTATTTACTTGAAGATTTTCTATATCGTAACCTGTTAAAAGCCCTTCTACATAAGTAGGCGATTTAATAGGACCGGTAAAGTATTCTAATTTTTTTAGATGTAATATTTCAGCAGTATCTTCTATGATGGCATCAGCTCTACGACTTTCTTTTCGAAGTTGACCTAAAGCAAAATAATTTTTAGATAATTCATCAACTGTTAAATCTTTAAGAGCACCAACATTTATTTCAAGTTGAAGCATATCAGCTCTAAGTAATTCATTTGAATTATGTGTAACTTCTAATAGTTTTGTAACTATTATTTTGTAATCATTTTCTAGCTTATACGATAATTCGTCACTCTGCTCATAATAAGCAGCAACATCATTCGTAAGGCCTTGAATATTACTTTTTAATTTAGCCTCGTTAAATTTTAGGGCATTTAAAGTTGCTACTTCTTGCAGTATTGACTTTGACATTATCCATCCTTTTTATATTCCATATGTTTTTGATATATTTTCTATACTTTGAAGAATTATTCTACAAGCTCTAGCAGGCGATAAATCAACCTGTACTGTATTTTCATTTATAATTGTTATTGGCACTATCGAATTTTGCCATCCAGCTGTTTCCAATACCCAAATATTATATTGAAAAAATTCAGTATCTAAATTATGATTAAATATATGTTGTACATTTACAGCACCTTCATACATTACATTATTATCATTTATATTATTTATAACTCTTTCTACTTCAAGTGAATCAGTTCCAGTTCCAGTTGATAAAGTATCAACTACTGCTAATGCATCTGCTAAGTTATTAACACCTGCTAAGTTACCCACACCAGGCGCAGTATTTATTGTATTAGATATTACACTTTTAAATCTAAGGTCTGATGCTTTTACATTTTGAACAATGCCATCTGAATTAGTTACATCTATATATCTCATGCAAATACCTCATTATAACCCACGTAATTAAGCGTTAATACTGAGTTATCAGTAATCCATTGACTTGGTATATTTAAAGCTGTAATATCAAAGTATAAGTGATTATCAACCATATGCTGAGAAAGTTCCTCATTGATTTCAATATCTCCAATACCATTAAAATATATATTATCTATATAAACTACTTTGTTTGGAAATGGTATACTTAGTATACCATCATCGATTGTTAATCCTGTAATAACTTTATCTTTATAATGCACGAAGTCAAATTCTGAGACAAAAGTGTGAAATAATTCCTTAACTGATAATCCTTCTAGGCTATCAGTATTCTTAGAGATTATTGTTCCATCTCTAATACCTGAAACAATAGTTCTAACTATTGTTTCATAATTATCTATTATTACACTCATAACAATCCTTTCTTTTATTAAAATTATTGAACTATAATATCTACTTTACCTTTAACAACACTACCATCAGATTCATCTGCACCATCTGTACCAGTACCGATTGAAATAGTACCATCAGTGATATAATAGTCAAATGTATCATTACCAGTATATCCTAAAGTAGGCTCGTAAACAATTTCACCAGGAACAGCAGGAACTTGTCCCATAATACCTTGAGTAAAACTAATTGTACCATGGGCTGGTTGAGTAACTGACATTATTACAATTTCTTCATTACCTGTATGACCATCATTAGATAAAGGATTTAAAATATTATTAGCTGAACTAACAGAAACAACATAATTATCAGGAACTGTATAAGGACCAGTAACTTCAACAGTAATAGTTCCAAAACCAATTTTACCTTCTGTATCTGTAATAGAATATCCGAAGATATCTGGACCAGCATACTCAGTATCAGGAATATATGAAACACCACCTGTAATTGTAATTACTCCACTTGTTGCACCACCTAATGAATTAAGTAAAGTATAAGCACTCATATCAACATTACCTGGAATCATTGTAAATAGTTTATTATTTTCAACTACAAATGGAATATTTTGAACACCATCATTTAGTACATAATTTTCTAAATCAATATCATCTAGTATAGTAGGTTCAAATAAGAATCTAGTAGATAATATACTTGTACCATGATTTGCATTATTAACAGAATACATACTAATAGTATCACCTGTACCATGACCATCATTAACCATAACATCAATGAATTGAGCACCTGAATTTTTAGAAACTATAAATCCATCAGGACTAGTATAAGGACCACAAGGAGAACTAATTAAGTTAGTAGCTAAGCCACCATAAGTAGTTTCAAAATCATCACAACCATATCTATATGTACCAATTTTTTGATTAGCATAACCGCCATCATCAAAGTTTATATCACCTTCAATAATAGGAGATATATTAGGGAAATATTCAGCACGAATTTTATTATATTCAGTTGTATAATTACTAATAAAAGTATTATTTGCTGTCACATAATTTTCAATTCTATTTACTTCACCTAATGCAGAAACTTGTTCGATAATAGTACTTTGTTCATTATTCTGAACAGCTTCATAAAGAGTCTGAGCTTTAATTAAATCAGAATTTAATCTATTAACTAAAATAAGACGCTTCTGTAATCTATCTGTAATATATGTATAGTTAAAGATTACACGTTGGTAATCATCCATCTGAAATATATCTAATTTATTACTATCTGCATTCATAATATTACCAGCAGCTAAATCTTTAGTTGTTTCAGCTAAATCAATTGCAGCTGAGTTGTCCCCTAATTCAATAGTATCAATAATATTTTGTTCAGTTTCTCTATCAATTAAAATATCAATACCTGCATTATATAAATTCATTTCTTCTAACATAGCTTTTAATTTATTAATCTCAGTTACTTGTGTAAAATAAGATTCTTTTGCTACTAGTTGTGAATCACTTATAGTTGTAATATTATCACCAGCTATATCAACAACACTACCAACACCTGAATCATAATTAAAAATATCATTATTTATAAGTTGATAATTTTCAAAGTTATCAATATTATTATAATCATCTCCAAGCTTATATCTAGCAATTTGCAACTCTAAAGTTAAAATATCAAACTGATTAGTAGTTCCAGATACTTTAAAAGAAGCAATAAAATTACTCAATTCAGTTTCTTTTGCTTGTAAAAGAATTTCAATATCAGCAATAGATTCATTTATCATATTACGAATATTTTTAAGATTATTAAATCCTAGGACATTAGTTTTAATATCTAATTGTTGACCAGTACTAAATGTTCCCATATCTATAAAGTCTAATCCAAGATCAGTATCAATAATATTTTTAGAATTAAAACCTTCTGCAAAATATTTTACTAAAATATTGTACATTAGATATGTGAATTCATAAGAATACAAAGGGTTTGAATAGTTAAAGAAGAACGCATTAACCTCGGGAGCATTGTTATCACCGACACGTATAGTAGTATCTGCAACTTTATTTTGTAATTTAATATTTCTTTCCTGAAGAGTATTAATTTCTATTGTAGCATTAATAACTGATTCATTTGCTTCATATTCTCTTTGGTATTCATCATATGTTCCAAAAAGACTAATTAAATTTTGTGTACCTATTTCAGCACTATGGTCAATATTTAAAACAATTTGATTACAAGCTGTAGCATATCCAACTCTAACAGAACTTGGATAATAACGGTTTGAAATTCTACCAGAGCTATCACTTAGAACATAGTTATCAATTGTACGAATTTGATTTTGTGATTCAAATAAACTAGTAGCATCTTCTAAGAAGTAATGTGTACCAGGCACCATTGTTAAAAGTTGATGATCAGGAGGAAGGTTGTATTTTACAGCATCTAATGTAATATAACCACCAGTATATATTAAGTGATTTCCTTCATTATATTCATTTAAATACATTCCAATAACTTGACTAAACTTTTGTCTAGAAGCAACTGATCGTTTATATGTACCGGACTCATCATCAAAGTAACACATATCACCAGAACGAAGATCTTCTTCTTCTGAGAATTGTGGATCAGATGCTTTATGCAATTGTTCTTCCGCTACGGCAATAAAGTTTGCTGATGTTAATCCCATTGAACTATAAATTGCCCTTGACTGATTACCAAAGTATTCGAAAAGTAGTTTATAATTTTGAATATAAAGTTTAGATAAATACTGAGGATCTATACCATTTACAATAGCACCAGGGGTTGCAGGATTTGATTGAATAATTTGACGAGCTTCTGTATTTTCATCATCTATTATATCAGAACTAGTAGCAAATGTAGCTATCAGTAATCCAGGCTTACCTGAAAATACAGTAGTTGAATTATTACCATCTAAACTCTTATCATTAAAATCACAACTTACAACATTAGAATCTTCAATACGAGGAAAATGTAAACTTGCATAATCGATAAATCTAATTTTTGCAATATTATCTTGGCGTTGTTCAATATAATCATATTCAATAACTATACCATATTTAGTATCAGGAATAAAATCAGTATTTGAAAATACAAAATAAGTATCTTCAAATATATCAATTAGTTGATTATCAACCATACATACACCGGCTTCAATCTTAAATATATTACTAATTACATTTGGGTCAGTTGGATACTCACCAGGAATATCAACTTCATTCACTGTTATTCCAAAACCATTAATATATGTTACAACAGTTTCTCTAGCAGGAGTATTTCTAAATGTTGAAAATGTTCTAGCAACCATTCTTAAATAATCATTTTGTTTTCTATCGTTTGGTCCTAAACCATGCTTCTGATAAGTACCTTGTTCAGAAGTGGTAGGATTAATATTAGTTTGTATTCCATTAATTGACAAGATTGGCATTTATTGTCCTTTTATTTTATCTTTTGCTATATTTTTTTCTAAAGAAGAATTATAAACTTCAAGTATGTCAATTAATTCTAGTTCGATTTGACCCAGAAGTTTGTAAACAACTGGAGTACTAATTGTAAATATTAATTCATTTAGTACATTTAGATATTGTGAGTAATGAGATAGATTTGCAATTAAATCCATATTCTCAGCACTTGTATCGTTCTTTATATTATCTTGAAGAATATCTATCTTTCCAGATAAATCAATAAGCTTATCATATAAAGTGAACTGAAGAAATTTATCTTCAGTTCCTTCTAATTCATATGTAAACAGTTCTTCTTCTGTTGGCTGAACTTCTTGACCTTCTTCTTCTTCAGGTGCATCTTCCGCCGATTCTTCAGGTGCATCTTCCGCTGATGCATCTAATTCATCGTCTGAATTTAGTTCTTCAGCCTCTAACAGTAACAACAAAGGAAGATTAACCTCTTCCAATATTAGTCTCTGATTATAATTTAACATTAATCATCCTTTCTTGTTATTTATTTTATATCTAGTATTTGTTAGAGACCTAAGTCCCTAACGTTTAATAAATTTTATAGAATACTATATTACCAGAATCATATATTTTTCGGAAATCATTATTATACATATTAACAGTTTCCGTTAATTCAGCGTTAAATATTGGTAATATTTTATGAAGCTTATGCTTTTGATACTTATTTCTTGATTCTAATAGATTCTGATTCTCTGGTTTAAAATAGAAATAATTTGGTTGAGATATATGACTAAAGATGAATCCAATTGTCTTATATAAATGTCCAGTGCTCCATCTTCGATTAGCATATGTTACTAAGCTTACTGGGTTTATTGTTTTTTCAAAATGTTTTAGTAGTTTAGAAGCTGCTCCTAATACTGTATGGTTAAGTTTAGAGCAAAATCTTATTAATTCATATTCGTATTGTTTAGACATTCTAGCTTTACCAAACGTCATCAAAGATACTAATTCATCTTTATAATAAAGACCGTATCGGAATTTAGCATTACCATGTCCTTGTAAATGATTAAGGTCTTCGAATTCTCTAGCTGTTTTTGCGTCAACATCTTTTATAACTGTTTTTCTTCCAAATATTCTAGTAGTTCTTCCCATCTTAGAATTTATAACGCTTTTCCATATATCTTGTTTTGTATCCCATTCATTTTCAAAAATTTGAAATAATTGAATTTCTTTATTCTCTACTAATTCAGTTTTATCTAAATGTCTTTTTTTATTTTCTGTTGGATTATTAAACATTGAATATTTACTAATTCCTTGAGAATGAAACATTAATCCATTATATTCGATAGCAAAATTATTTGGAACTAATATATCTAATTCTTTATTGATTAAAGTCCTATCACCTTGAATTGTTTCATCTGAATCGATAAACTCAATTATTTCTGTTTCAGCTTCACTATTACCAGTACGTTTCGTAAATTCAATATTTAATTCTTCAAATTTTTTATAAACAATTGAAGAACTACAATTAAAATAAGCTCTAAATTTTTTACTTAATATATGCTTCTGACTATCTAAGAAATTTTTTTCTATATAATCCGCATCATTCCAAAATATAGAATTATCTATTTTAGTTTCTATTATTTTTAGTTGAACATCTTTTGATCCAAACGGTGAGTTAGAATTAAATTTTAACATATTGTTTTGATTTCTTATCTCCTGAACCAGTTTTGATTGGTACGGATAATCGCTACTATATCTTAAATTATTAGTATTTTTTATTTTATTTGAAATTATGGTGGACATAGAAGCTACTTCATTACCAAATAATTTTAAATTTGTTTTTTTAATTTTTGTAATTATTTCTGAATTTGAAAATACACACTTTGTTCCATATTTTTCTAAATTTGTTTTAATCACTTGATCTTTTTTCTCTTGAGTGGAGTTAACAGATTCTACCCCATACTTTAATATACAAGTTTCTTTTATTTTTTGTTTAACTTGTTTACTTTTGCTCATACATTTAACACAACAATAATCCTTAAATTTATAATTTTGTTTGTTAAATTCTACTTGGTTATTGCAATTGTGATTCTTACAAATTAAATCATTATTAGATAATTCTTGTTTGATTATTTGATATCTGATTTTTATATCATTTGTTATATAAAAATCAGTATAATTAAAAAGTATTTTTAAAGCAATTTGAATTTCTGTATCGTTTTTATATTTAGCAGATTCTAAATTATTTTTTAATCTTCCAGAATTTAATAATATTTGTATATCATTTATCATCAAAATTTCCTTTTTAAATATAATTTCTATACTTAAATTACTTATCTTGAAAGATAAATAATTTAATATGATTGACCACCATCATCTGAATTCTGCATTAGCATATCTTTAGCTTGCTTCTTAATAAATCCATCACCTGTTTGAATTAAATCATCCCAGTTCATTTGAGGAATATAAAGCTTCAATAGCTCTTTAGGATCAATTGTAATCTCAGCAGATTTCAACATACCAATAATATTTGTAACTGAACTAACAAGTGCTTCATTTGCCTGTACTGTTAGTACTAGAGGCGGATTCAAAGAAAACGCATAGTAGTTACTTAATAGGAAATCATTTCTATCGTAATCATTATTTTCCAGAACAATAGAGAATATGGAGTTCATCAATTGACTTAATGAATCATCAATGTTACCTTGAAATGAAGAAATAGTAGTAGCAAAACTTGTATTAAGATTAACTAATGTTTCTCTTAAATCAACTTGATCGCCGATGTTTAAATAAACAGATGGAATACCAGTAGCTGCAATAAGTTCATTTCTTAAATCATTCATATCATTAAGGGGTAAGCTGCGATCACCCATAGGCATAACTTCCATATCAATAAATCTTTGACCATTTACTTGAATAGTTGCTAAGTCACGGAAATCAGTAATTACCTTACTAATATTCTTAACATTACTTAATGAGTCAAAACTAATACTTTTATTAGAAATATCTTTCTTTACTTTCTCAATGATCTCAGCATGATTCTTTTTATTACCTGCCTCAATAGTCCATTTACGAACTACAGATGCTCGTGATAATCTTGAAACAATACTTGACATTAAAGCTAGTGTGTACATCTTAACAGGTTGAATAATTGGATCAAATATACTAGTACCATATGGTCCAAACTTATCTACAGATGTACTAAAGTTAATTAGTCTATTAGGAGAAACGAATCTAAATTTTAGTTTAGCCCGTTCTTTAATCTTATGATAAAGAATAATCTTGATTGAACTTTCAACTGAATCGCTTAGATTTAATTCATCTAAATTATTAGCATGAGAATTACTAATTGTACTGTTAAGTTTTTTAACAACGCCTTTAGTCATCTGATCAATAATTTCACCACGAATTTCTTCTTCTGAGTTATTAGTACTCTTTGAATTATCTTGTTGTGTAAATCTTTTGAATACATCAATTTCAGAACCTTGACCATCACCTACATCTTCAACAATAAGGTAACCATAAAGTATCCCATCTTGTTCAATTATAATAACTTGATTGGGAGAAACATTTTTAAGGTAGATATCTTGAATAGATGAAAAATCTAAATCATTAATATCATCAAAATTATATTCTGAATTTTCACGAGTAATCTCTGAATAATAACCTGTATCAGCTTCTTCTATTTGAGAGCCAATTATTTTCTTACTTAAAAGGTCTTTAAATTGTTGAGCTGGAGTTGAAACAGGAACAACTTCACCATCCTCAACACTCTCTTCAAGATATTCGCCTTCTTTTTCAACGTACTCTTCTGCGTCTGATTCAAATATACAATATCCAAAATCCGTTGACTTTGTTTTAGTTTTAACACCAGTAACATAACTTTCAGTGATAAGCTCACGATGTGATGCTATATCAGCTACAGTCTTTAAATTAAGAATCTCAATAAAACTATTACCATACTTTAACATATCAGGAACAATTCTATTTTTCATCTTCTTCTGTAAGTCAAAGTACACAGTACTTGTCTTTAAAAAGTTTTCATAATGCTTACCACTATCTTCTTTAATCGTTTGAAGAAATGCAACATTATTTGGATTTGCATTAATATTTAAAAATTGTTTTGTTTGTACATTTTTAATAAGAATATTATCAATATATACTTTTAACATACGATATGCAATAAAGTTAATATTTGGAATTTCTTCATAAAATTGATAACGTTTTACACGTTCAGTTGGTACACTAATTTCACCTAGATTACCAAGGATATCACTATCAGCTGCACCAAGAAGTTTTTTAATATCTTCATCGACTTTTTCATCTTCTGGTCTGTCATCTTCTTGTGCATCAGTTCTCTTTTGATATAATTGTTTTGAAAGTTCTTGTACTTCAATACTTTGCATCTTAGAGCTATAAGTATTATATGTATTTAAATTACCTACAATATTGTTGTATAAATCGTTAAATTTATCATCCAGATCAGTTAATACTTTAACTGGTTCTAAAATACTTTGAGCAGAATTAGAAGTTGCAACTTCTTCTTCTGGTTGTTGTTCGTTTTGTCCCCACATTTAATTATCCTTGATCATATATTGTATTTAGTGTTTGTTTATTAACTGCATCTATACCAGTACCTTTTTCTCGAAACTTTATATTTGCTTCATTTAGTAATCTAAGAAAAGTTTGATGAATATATAATTCAATCCCTTTTTTCGAATAGACTTCTAATAGTCTTGACTTTTGAACATCATTAAGAGTAGCAGAAACATCTGTATAAAAATCTTCTTTAAGTTTTTTAATATCTTTTTTATCAAGTTCTTTATCTGATACAAAGTTTGCCATTATATATGACACTAAGTAATATCTGAACTTCACCTCAAGCAATTGATCAAAAAATGCAACTAGTGTGATTGTATCATTTATTGATAGTTTCTTACGCTTCAGATTTTTAACCTTTAAATCAGAGATTTGTTTTTGTTTATATAATTTATATATAACCACTATTAATGATGTTAGAATCATCATTCCTATAATTCCCGCATAAACTAAATTAGCATATACTGAGTACGAATATTCCATTTAAATTCCTTTTAAGTCCGAGGACTATTATCTTTTATAAATTGTTCTATCTTTAGATCAGTAATTTTTATAAAAATTCCTTCTTCTAAGACAGGCGATGTTATTAAACTTCTTATTGATTCGTTATCTGCGACTGAAATACTGTCGCGTAAATTATCATCTATCTTAATATCATCGTTCGAAACAATAACTGAATTATTCATTTTTTATTCCTATAATTTTATTGTTTTGAACGCTCTATTCGCAGGAACAGTAGCTCCTTGTTTAAAACTTCGATCTAAGTGTTTTATATTAGGCGCAATAAAATTCTCAGTTTTAGTTTTATCCATAGAGGCAACAAAACCATTAATTAGAGGTTCAATTGTTAATCTTACATCAACATTTAATGGTTGATTATATTGATTAAATTGGGTTTCATTACCACCACGAGTAATTGTCATAGCGCTTATACCAGCTAATGGTATACTCATAAGACCTTCTGCTTCAACTTCCCACAATGTAGGGTAACCAAAATTAAGACCATCATATGAAATAGGAGCAGTTGCTAAAATTAACATTTTTAATGGTTCTAATATATACTTTTTAATAGCATCGGGGTGTCCTGAAGGACTAACTAATTTAATCATTAATTGTAAACTATTAGTATATTCAGAACGAGTCCATTCTTTTGGTAAAGCTGTTTGGATTCCAAGTGCTTTACCTGCACCTAAGTTAAGTAGGGCATTATCACCATTATTTTCACTAAGCAATTTTAAACCATAAGTACTATCAAGTGACGCACCTTTCTTAATTTGTTGCACCTTTTGAGAAATAGGTAATCCTGATATTGAATTAGTTAATTTTTCAGCACTTGACATTTCAAAAGTATTTCCAAATACTTCAGACATTGTTGAATCATTTGTAGCTAAAATTCTAAGTTCATCAATGTTACTTGTTAAATCAGCTGGTAGATTTTTATCACTTGAATTTGACATATCATTGTGCCATAAAAGTTCGTGCCATAATCGTACTGCTGTTTTTGTTGAAGTACCATCGACTAATGGTACACTTTGAAGTGGAGTTAATCCACCCATTTCATATAAACCATTAGTTGTATCTGAACCAGTAGTATTTTTTAAACCTAATGATTTTAATAATGTTGCTGAAATCTGTCCAAAATCAACTAAGTATCCAGTGGGTCTTAAATTAATTGTTGTAAGATTATTTTTTAAACGTTCTTCATAATTTATACCTCTTTCCTTTTTATTTATTTGAGTATTATAACCAGGAACTTTACCAATAACTGTAAAATTCGTATTGTTTCTCCCTGTTTCAAATGCTGGCATTTAAATTCCTTTTATATTTTATATTTTCTTAGCTGTTGTAATTGCTTCAGCAAATGCTGAATGTTTATCAATAGTATAAACATTCGTTTTACTTGCTTGTAGACCTTGAATAATACCCTGAAGGGCTGCTAATTGCGCCATCATTATTTTTGATTGAGATTCGTTATTAATATCAAGTTTTGTCATCTTTTCTAACTCAATTGCTTCAAGTTTTAATAATTGCTCATCTTTTTTATCAATTACTCTATCTTCGCTAATGTTCGCGAAAGTACTATCAATTCTTTGTTGAGATTTTTTTATCTTCATACGATTCTTTTCATACTGAGCTTCTTTCGCTTCTTCTGATGTTAATTGATGAGAAGAATTTTCCGGATCAGTTGCTACAACTTTACTTTTCTTAAACATACTACTATGGAATTTTTGATTTAACATATCACCATCAGCAGCAAGCATTGCCTTCTGGTCTTTTTTAGATAATGTTTCCCAATAAGCTCTTCCACCTCTTTCCCAAGTATTATCACCTGATCCCATAGTATAATCAATTAAAGCATTTCCTGAAACATTAGTAGCAACAGTCTTTCCTGTACGCTCTTTAAGTTCTAAACGAATAGCAGTTCTCACCATTAAATTTAACGTACCTTCTTTAAGCATATACATAAGTTCATCATTATCCATATCTTTAAAACGAGTACGAAGTTTTGCAATACTTTCATCTTTAAGTTGAGTACTAGTGTTGAAATGTATCATTGCTTCATCTAAATTATTTTTTTGTTCTTTAGATATAGCACCATCATTCTTGATACCTGATTTACCTTTTTCTTCTAGTCTTTCTTCTTCAGCATTATCAAAATAAAATTCAGCATATTTATAAGCACTATATGCAACAGCCCCTACAGCAAGAGCAGCAGCAACATAAGGAATTCTTAGAACTGCCATAATAGCAGTAGGAAATACGCTACCAATATTTTTTAAAACACCCATAAATCCAAGTTTCTTAAAATTAAGTTTACCAAATAAATCTTTAGTACGTTGCCATAGACTAGCACCGCCAGCTGGAGCTTTAGGTTTTGGAACTGTACGTTTACCAGGACCGCCACCACCGCCACCGAAATCGTAACCGATGCCACCGAATCCGTCTAATAAACCAGACTCTTCTTGATTCTTTCTCATTCTTTTAGATATCTTTTTACGATTACCTTTAGTACAATTTCCACAAACACCATCACGAATTTCTTCTAAAAGGATAAGTTGTCTTTCTTGCATAGAGAATTTACGCTCTTGTTGTTCTTCCGACTTCTGAGAGTCCTGAGCGTCCTGAGCAGAAACATTTTCAGTTTCATCTTTATTCTTGCTACTAATAGATGATACTGATTGACCATCAGAATTTAAAAAGTTATCTAGGAAGCTATTACCACCTCTAGCTTTTTTAAGCTGTGAATCAATAAGTTTATCTTCATTTTTAGCGCTAAACATTTGTCCCCAAATACTAGGACTTGCATTTAATGTAGTCATCTGCTTCATCATTCGGTCTTTAATGTCTTCATCTTTGGCTGCATGATAATCATTACCAGCAAATGTACCGTCAAATTTATTCATACTCAATTCATCAAATTTAGAACGCTTTATTGGACCAGCCATTGATTTCAATGATTCCATTTGTGAATGGTTATACTTTAAAAGTAATTCAAATCTATCAGGATAAGCTTTACCTAAATAATTAGCCATAAGATCCTGAGGACCCAATTCAGTAGCACCAACTGCGTCTCGTAAAGCTTCTTCACTGTTAAGAGTAGTATTACTCAAATCACTGGCCATCCAATCGTACATAACTTCTTGTAATCCGCGATTCTTCTTACGTTTCTTCTTAGCACCCATTTTACCACTAGCTTGACGCTCCATGATAGTATCACCGTTTTCGTCTGTTTCATATACTTGATTTCCATCAGCGTCTTTTTCAAGATCACCACCAAACATGTCCTTCACCCAGTTATAGCCACCGGATGCCATCTTAGCAGTACCAGATAATACATTATACCCTGGAATATAACCAAGTTTTTCATCAATAGTTTTAAAATGTGATTCATAAAAAGAATCATCAGCCATATTATTGATTTCATTCTCTTCACGAATTCTAGCGAGAAGACCATGAGATGATGCTTGAGTAATACCGAAGCCATCAGTACGAATTTTTAAAAGTTCATGTGCTGAGAATCTACTAATTTCAGAAATAAGACCAAGAATAGATAATTGTTTAGATTCAAATGTACTAGCTTTACTCATAATTTGAGAGGGTGTTGTATGTATAGCTTGAACTAAAGAACTTGAAACACCCATCTTCTCAGCAAATTGTTCTTCACTTTGTAATGCATCAACACCTTTAATTTTACTATTCGCAGTGTTATACATTTCAGTAACTGATTTACCTTGCAGTGTAGCACTTAAATAAGTACCAGGATCGAAAGTACTTAAAGCGTTAGCCATACCCATTTCGATTCCACCAAAGAATCTATTAGTTAAACTTACATCTTTTGTTGAAGAGTCTGCAGAGTGTATGGTACCATCATCGCCAAATGTATCACTTAAAGTCTTTTGACCTCCGTAACCACCTTCTTTATTTTTACGAGATTCATTATCTACAGACTCAGCTGCAATAAAAGGTAGAACTGATGTGTGACCTTCAATCATTGCTAAAATATTAGCAATAAGAGATTCACCAGGTTTCATCTGATGTTGATTTTGCAAACGTTTAATTTGCATTTGTAGCATACGCGTACTACCATAAGTAGTTTCTAGTTCATGTGGACTAGTACCCATAGTAGTCATTTGTGTACGATTAATTTCTATTTTAGTACTTGAGTCTTTACTCATATACTTATTTAACGCACCGGCACCTTTCTGCATTGCTATCATAGAAGCAATGCCCATACCCATTGGGCTCAATCCAGAGATAGCAGCTTGACCAGCACTTCCTAGTCCTAACATTCCAGCACCAGAAGCTAATCCTCCAGCAGCTGCAGAACCCATACCTTGCATACCACCAAATAAACTTGAACCCATCATACCAGTACTTAATAGACTAGTGTTTAGCCCACCACCCATAGCAGCAGCACCATAAGCACCCGTTTTCATTAGTTTAGCAAAACTGCTTCCAGCTGATGCTGCACTTGCTGCAGCATCACCGAATCCTGAACCAGTTCCTGCCTTTTGATTTAAATTTCTTTGGTAAGCATTCTTTTGAGCATCTGCTGTTTGTTTAGCACCACTCATTAGCATCATAGCAGATGATACAGGTAACATAGGAGCCAACATTTCAGCCGCTTTTCCACCAACAGCACCAGCCGCTATTTTACCTACACCAGCCACCATCTTTAATTTTTTAAAAGCTCGAGAATTTAGTACTTTATTTAATCCAGTACGATCGCCAGTCTCAGCCATTTGATCAAGCATTGAGTAATACTGTTCCTGTATGGCATTTCTTTTCTTGTCAGACAATGCTTTCTCCTTTTGATTTAATAGTTATAGTTTCATTATATATCTATTTGTTCTTTGAATTGAAAGACAAGAGTATCTAATCGGCTACATGCCGATTAGATAATTACTCATATCATATTCTTTTAGATCAGGTTTCTTTTTATCACTTTTAAAATGAAAACCATCTTCGTTCTCAACCCATTCATCTGATTCTTGACCAGTACTACCGCCCGTGCCAATTGTAACACTGATAAAGTCCATTATAGTTTCAGGAGTTAAAGCAAATGCTTGTATCTCACCATCTACTTGAAGTTCACCACTCTTAATCATTAACTTACGAACATATAAACAGAAGTTATAAGCCATAACAACATCATCATGTTGTCCACGCATTGCTTCAATACGTCCATTAGCTTTTTGTTCTAGGTTTCGTAGTTCGTCAATAAGCATATCACTATGAAATAAATCAGGACGACCATTAACTTGATTCATCAGTTCATTAAACATCTGATCACGTTTACCATTACCCATTTTACCAGCATTTGAAGTATATAAACCAAATGTATAATCACCAGTTGGTTCACCTTTACCATTTTTTACTTCTTCTTGATATAAATATGCTTCATAATCGAAGTCATCAACCAATGGATCATTATAAAGTAATTCCTCAACTGTTTCTTTACCAATCGAGTTTCTCTCAATAATGACTCTTAGTGTTTCTTCGTTAACATTATATAGTTTACTTAGTCCTTGGACCGCAGCTTTTACAAGAGCAGCAAATCTTTTAACAACAGAGAATTTACCTTTCCATGCACCTACTTCTTGACCTGAAACAGCATGTACTAAACTCAAAGCACTATAATCCGAATTGATACCAGCACTCATAGCGGTATCCACACCAAGTAAATATATTTCACCTGGAATTAATTCAGAGAACATTTCAAGTTTATGACCAAAAGGCAATTGCATCTCATGACTAGATTTTTTAGGAACAAGCTTACATATAACATCATCAGAGAATATAGATGTACTTGAACCAAGAAATACTAAGTCAAGTTCCTGATTAATCTTACGTTGATTAAAGTTCAGTTCCTTACATTGCTTATTATACCAATCTTGATCTCTATGTGTATCACTCCAAAGAATTTTCATACTAATAAATGCATTCTTTTCAGGATCATCCATAGTAACTTCATAACCATCATAAAGAACTTTATTCTCATAATCATATATATCATCAAACTTAACTGATCTTTGTAATATGCCGTAGAACCAGTTACCACCAGCACCATTAGGTGTTGATACCGCAATCATACAAGTAGGATAACCAAATTTCTTAGCAAATATTTTCGCTGTTGAAATAGATGGTTGCATTGCGGAATAAACAATATCCATATGTTTAATAAAGGCTGCCTCATCCAGGATTATAATACTTCCTGAAAGTCCACGACCAAGAGTATCAGGATCAATACTACCAGAAACGAACATAGTATCAAACATACTCTTATTCTTTAAGTGAAAGAATGTAGTTCTTTCGGCTTTAGAAGCATTTGGTACTCTCATCCAATTAGGAAGCTTACTCATCATTTCTTTTAAACGAGCAACTGCATCCTTACCACGATTACTATCTAATGTTAGGAATGCTATCTTAATACCAGGAAAGAATACCATACAATACAATGCATATAGTAATGCTAGTGTAGTCTTACCAATCTGGCGAGAACTAATAAACGCGACATTATCTTGCAATTCAAATAATTTAAAAAGTAATCTAAATTTATTTGAACTTTGCCATTGTTCTGAACTTCCCATGTGAATAAATCCACCAGTTACGGGAGTATATGCATATTTCTCTACCCAATACAACGGAGACATTTTACATTTCATCCATTCTATCATTTGCTCATTAGCCGACATATTTTTATTGTAATGATCTTCTCCTAAATACTCAGGAACCTTTATTACAGGTTTTTCTTTTACAATAATACCTTCCACTACCTCAACTTCTGAAGCTGGGTCTTTCCATATATCATTATCTTCTTCTAAAGACTCTTCATCGTTTAGTATTTCTGACATTATTTTTCCTTTTTAAAACGATCTTTCAAGATCATAAAAATAGTTACCATAGAAATAAAATAAAATATTTCTATGGTAATAATTTCTATCTTTAAAGATCGCACTTTTTTTTGAATAATGATCTTTAAAGATAGAAATTATTTCTATCTTTAAAGATCGTTTTATTTATTTGGGTATAGTACTAAGTAATCGTCTAGCGGCAAATGCTTCTTCTGCATCAGATATATCACCACCAGATGCGTCTTGCATGCTTTTGATTCTTGCACTATTCAAAGCAGCTGTACCTTTAGCTTCAATATTGCCATTTGCTATTCTATTCCAGTCAGCATCAGATAATGTACCACCTGAGTGAAATGCAGCCATCCTTGCTTTATTGGCGGCCATAATATTACTTTCTAATATTAATCCTTTATTGATTTTATAAATCATTTTATTTTCCGCTTATGATCATATCTTTTTTGAAGTTCAGAATTAACTGTTCTAAACGTTCTTGTTCATCAGGGGCAACTTTTTGAGCATCAAATAAACTAGATTTATAATTAGTACTAATTACATATGCAACTAATTCATCAAATTCACCATCCATTGATTTCTTACTTCCTTCACCAACAACAGCAGCAAATGAACTCATCAATGCAGTTTCTGTAATATTAGCAATACCAGCTTTAGTTAAAACAGTAGCAATATTTTTAAATTCCGTTAAATCATTTAGCTTCATTTCTTTAAGAAATGCTACATCTTCTTCTGAATAAAGTTTAGTTAATTTACCTAGTATAGTCTGCGCAGATTGCTCAGTAAATACGCGCGCAAACATAAAGTCAATGACTACATCGAACTTAGTACGATCTTCGTTTTTAATCTCGTTATGAGCTTTGGATAAGATCTTAGTAATAACTTTTTTAAATACTTCATAACTAGTTTCAAATATTTTATTTTTACCATTACCTTTTAAACCGATAATAGTTAAAGTATTAATATATAAATAATAATATACATCAACAAGAGTAAAATAATCAATTGAATCTAATAAATCATTAAATAATTTTTCTATTTGAGTATCAAGATTTTTCATTTGTAAAGCACTAGTATCAGTGATAGTAGTTTTTATACGTGAAAGTTCTTTATTTGCTTTTTCAATATCTTTAACTTTTCTAGCAACTTCTTGTAAATCACTTGCATCAACAATGGCACTAATATCAGCAGCAAGGCCACTAAGTTTGTTACCATTTAGATATTGAATACCAAATTCGGCATTTCTTTTACGAGATATATCAGTAATACCATAACCGATATAAAGAGACTCACTTCTAACTAAACTACTAATAGCTTTAGTTTTATGACTAGTACCTATCTTTGATAGTACTGTACTAATATTCTTTAAGAACTTTTTTTGAACAGCATCTTGCTGCTTTAAGTTTATCTTTTTAATTGTTACCACAATTAATCCTTTTTTAATTTTATAAAATTTACTCCGAAAGTAAAAGTAAATAGTCGGTCTTAAAGACCTAACAACTGTTGAACAACTTCTGACTTAAGCATTTTAATCTTATTATTAAAATGACTAGGGACGAATTGAAATAATGTGCCTATATTGTTTGCGGCTAAAATAAGTGGATAGTATTGTTCTGAACCATAATATCTTAATGCAACTCTTTCTGGACGGTATTTGTATATATCAGGGACATCAATCTCTACTAAGTTTTCAGCTTTCTGAATATAATGGATACGATCATTTATTATATTTCCTAGAATTGTTGGTTCCAAATATTGATCATATACTTCACTATTAAGACTGGTATATAATAAATTCATTCTTATCCTTTTGTTATATTATAGTTTGGTCCATAACTTCTAGGACCATTACTATTACTTAAGTGCATACCTAATTTATTAATAGTTGAAGATCTTAAATCTTTTGACCCTTGACCTAATACAGGTCTTGTACCATCTTCACGTTTTACTTTTGTTTCATAATGAGAAGATAATTCTACAGGATCTTTTGTTATAGCATTACCTTTTCTGTAGTTCTCACGATGATGAGATATTTCAGAAATTTCAGAAATTTCAGAAATTTCAGAAATTTCATTAATTCTTTCAATTTTTGCTCTATCTCCTGGTTGTCTTCCTGCTGCATGACTTGAACCAGATTGTGTAACATCATTTAAATCTTGTACACCTTTTGATTTAGAAACATCAGTTGGTAGAATTTTACCAGCATTAAGATTTTTCTTAGCGGCTTGTATACCTGTAGGATGAGAAGACATTATAAGTGCACCTTCTGTTAAAGCATCTTTATCAATTTCTTCTTTTTTTACCGGAGCACTTACCCCTGGCATATTACTAGGATCTTTTAATTTCATAGAGGTAATATCTTTATCATGTTCTACTCTGAACTGTTTTGTTGCCCGTAATTGTCGCTCTAAATTAATTTTTAAATCATTTTTTATAAGGTTAATTAATTCAGATTCTAAAATATACTTACGAATTTGAATTTTCATAAATTATCCTATATTTTGAGGAGGAAACGCAAAAGCTTTTCTACCAAATTTCTTTTTATATTGTCTTTTAATTTCTTGACTAGTTTCTTCATTTGAACTAATTACTCTATTACGTGAAAAACCAAATACTTTTACTTTCTCAGGAATGACTTCACCATAATTATCTTCTACGTATCCTTCATCTACATAATCATATGCCACATATAATTCTGACATTTCTAATCCTTCTTTGTTTTAAGAGTTTTTATTATCTTATAATTTGTTTGTGCCCAAGATTTATAACGTTCATAATTTAACTTTAAAATCTCACCATCTTCTAAAGTTAATTGATAATAAGTTACATCATTGTACTTAATATATTCAACTTTATATTTTAGAGCTATTGGTGGTTCTTGTATCTCAGGAATTGGTTTATCTAAATAAATTAATTTATCTTGGATTTGGATTTCTGGTATACATGGTTTGGGCTCTTCCCAAACAATATGACAACCAGTAAGAGAAAGACTAAAAACCAATACTAGACATATCTTTAATATTTGTGTCATTAACATCTTTAGCTCCTTTCTTTACTTTCCAAATCTTACAATCTTTTATTGTAATAAAATCTTTTGTTTCTAGTTTTGGTAATTTTCTAAGTTTATCAATTGTTATAATTAATCTTTGTATCTGAATATCTTTATCTTTTAATAATAAACTTGTTGCTACCTTAGAAGCATTAACATCATTTTTATAATCTTGACAAATTTCAGTATTTGAATTATTTAACTTGACCGCTGAGCTTAAATTGATTTGAGATGTAATATATTTACCATCTAATTCAACATAAGCTTCTTTTTCCGTTACTAGTGTTTCTTTTAATTTAAGAATTGAACTTCTATATGAAGCATTTCCTATCTCATAATAAACAACTAATCCTACTAGAATAAGTCCCATTATAACGAACTTATTAGTAAGTAATTTCATTGCATATGTTACCCACATATTATTTCCTTTTAAATTATACAACTAACTCTAAGAGCTGATGTGTAATATTGTCTTAATACCATATTCTATCCTTAAAATAATTCTATTGATTTTTTAGCCTTTATGATCTCACTCTCTTTACGGATAATAATATTTGAACTATATATAATCTCACCATGTTCATTAATGAAGAAACTAGTACCACCTGGTCTTGAATAACTAAAACCAAGCATCTTACTATATTCATCATAAATCTTTAGAGAGTTCATAACTATTAAACCTGTTAAGTGTATTGATTGGTGGAAGTGCCCAATAATAAGAGTGTCAAATGCTTTACCAACTGCAACCGCTGCTGTAAGTTTCTTTGCTCTAGCTCTTAAAATAGGAACAGCTACACCACCAATTCCATTACCACCTTTAATTGTATCACCATGTTGTAAATTAAATCTATGTCCATTTACTGAGAAAAGAATCTCATCAGACTTATCTGTAACAATAACAACATCTTCGTTATCTCTAAAGTGTTGTTGTACAAAATAATATACCATACTACCTAAACTGTTTTCGGTTCTTTGTTTAGTACGTGTATATCTACTACCATCAAGTCTATCATGGTTACCAGTTACAGCAGGAACAAACACTTTACCAAATTCTTTATGTAATGTGTTTATACTTCTTATAATAAGATTGACACCTTCAACAACTTGTTCAGTCGCTGTTCGATCATTAGTCTCATCCATATTGTGCATATTATTACCAGCAATTATATCACCACCTAATATTAGTACAACACCTTCATAATCATAATTCATATTATGTTTACAAATACCTACAAAATCATTAATTACTTTATCAGCATAAGAATGCGCTAATTCAGTGTTAAAGGAGTCTCCGAACCCTACATCGCCTTCTTCAACGACTTCGCCTATATGAATGTCTGAGAGGCATATAACAGGTACTATACTTTTCTCTGTTGTATTTACCCACTCAGGAATTTCATCTTCAAAACCTATTTCTCGAACACCAGCAATAAGTTCTTTTACATCTGTACTGCTTATAATATCATGCTTAGCTTCATCAACTGCTCTTTTGAGCAATTTGTTTTCTTTTTCAAGTTTAGAAATTTTTAGTTTGTCGCTATTAATTATTTGTTTAGAAGCAGCTTTTGGTTTTAGATTTCGTTCTGTCATAATCTTTCGTTTCCACTCTTGGATGGATCGAATACTCACACCGTACTTTTCAGCTAGATCAGCGTTCATTCCTTTAACTCCAGCAGCAGCGACTATGTCATCTTTTTCAATAATAGTTAATGTAGGATATTTATATAATTTCATATTAATCCTCGTACTTAACAGAACTATCGTCGTCTTTAGGATATTTATCTTTTAACTGATCTTTGCCTATTCCACCATAAGTTGCAATAGGAGTAGCTGATCCAGACATAGCACCTGCGGATGAAACACCACCAACCATACCATCCATTTCCTGGATAATCTTTTTCTTTTCAATCGTTATTTTCATTATTATTCCTTAATCTATATGAATATTTGTTAACGAAGTTGAATATTCATGGAAATCAAGGACAAGAATATATCAGGAATTAACCTGATATGTGTATTAAATTTTACCATAAAGTAAAACCTCTTGTATTGGGTTAAAATAATCATTTGATAAATTATCTTATGTATCAATATACAGCACCTGATTGATAATCAGCAAACGTTGTGTTACCTGATAGAGTATCAATAATTTCATAAGTCATAAATAATTTAGTATATTGATCATTCTGATCTCTCATAAATAATTTAGTTTCTGCACCTTGAATTTGGAAACAAAATTCCATATTTCCAAATCCACCAGCAGGTACAATATCACCACCCTGTCCTCTACCATTAGTAGTTTCTTCACCAGTAGGAGAAGAGTATGTATCAAATGTTCCTGTAAATGTATTAGCAGGTATTACAAGCTGTCCATTAAATGTCCATTTATCTCCAATTGCATCATAACAATTTAAATCGTATACTATTGTTTTTTCAACTGCCTCATCTGCTTGAAATGTGAACATTTCAAATTCATCAAAATAAAAATTTACATTTGAGGTTCTCACTGTTGCCACTGCTGATTGCCTTCCTCCTACAGGTTTATTATTTAATTCTGTAAAATTTGTATCTAATTCTGCATGAGTTAATGGTGCGCCTTTATCACTTCTTAATACCATTTTTTATCCTTTATTTACCCTGTGTTTTAACACGAAACTCGTTTCGTCTTTCTGGTTTATATCTACCATTTTTTAGATCATTTTTCATAGCCATAGATTTAGAAGTATCTTTAATCGCTTTATCTTCTGATGAGCTAATACCTAACGGAGTGGGACTTTTCTCAATCTTATCTAATTTATTAAGCATGTCACGATTCGGCATTCTTATCTCTTCAAGTAAAGATGCTTCAAAAAGTTCACGCATTTGAATTTGAATACTTTCCATAAGTCCATCATCAACAAGCATCTTACGAATTTGCATTGTTGATTCATTAATCATAATTTTACCAAGAAGAGTTTCCTCTTCTGTTAATGAACTTTCCTCTAGAATCTCTAGAGAGTACTTCATACGAATGTTTTCTAATATTAAATCTAATTTCATTTCTAACCCTTTGTTCCAGCAATTGATTCATACATTGAATCAGTATCATAATTATGTCTCTGTATAATAGCCACACCTTTATCAAGTACTTTATTACCAGTATATGCTAATCCAGCAGCCCCCGCCGCAGCCATACCAGGAATCAAAACTCCCTCTTCTAAAGGCTTATCAGCACTCTTCTGAGCATTCTTTTCCATTCCAGCTAAATTCTTTAAAGTTGTTGGATGATTTGGACCAAGTCTATCATTTTGTTTAATAGTTGCTTCTGTTACTTTTTCATTCATTAACATAGTGCTGCTAGCACTAGCTTCTAAAATTAATCTTTTATCTAATTTATATATCATTTATTTTCCTTTATGTTAAAGTATAAGCAGTTGCTACTAAAGCTCCTATACCAGCAGCTGCTGGTATAATACTGCCATCTTTTTTTTCTAGTATATCGTTTTCTTTTTTCAATAATCGATGATCAACATTTATTGTCATTCCTGGATGATTCTTACGCGTAGCATCCATATATTCTAATATTAATTTTTTATTTAGTTTCATAAATATCCTTAATAAACACTTCAGTGTTTCCACCTGAATTTAATACTTTAATATTCTCTTCTATTAAATATTGAGAATTATCTTTAATGATTTTTTGTTCTTCAATATATGCGTCCCGACCTGTTTCGAATTGAGTTTCTTTTAAAATTTTGATTTTTTTATAATCTGTTTTAGAATATCGTTCCTTAACTGATCTAGATGTAATTCCAATTTTATAATATTTTTTATTATCAAAAGTTATTTCTAAATAATATAAGATTGTCGGAGCATTATAAACTGCTCCGTTGATATTATTAATATGATTAATATCTAAATCTTTAAATTTTCTAAGACTAGCATTACTAGACACATTAAAGAATCTACAAAAATCATTTTTTAAAATCATTCTATGTTCATTTAAGAAATTATTCTCAATAAAATCTTTATCATAATATTTATCATAATTGGTTATATCTCTCTCGTGTGCAAATCTTACACCATATTTTTTAAGGGAAGTATCCATTCTTTTTTGATACATAATATATTTATTCAATTTTAAAACATCTCGAGAATTTTGTTTCGATGTTTCTGTACAAGCACTTAATGCTCCATACTTCAACATCATTGTGTTATCTCTAGTCTCTTTTTGTTTAATTAAATCTATTTCACCATCTTTATATTTACGACTAACTTCATTATATGCATCTTTGTCTGTGTTCCGACACTCGTGTGAACAATAGTTTCCAAAAACCATATTATTCATTTTATAAACTTTATGATTAGAACAGTCTTTATGTTTGCATTTTAAATCAGATTCTTCGTAACCATCATTAATAATTTTAAATCTAATTTTTAAATCATCTTTTAAATCGTATTTGTCTTGTGATGTATACCATTTAGTTTCATCATAAAGTATTTTTAAACTATCTTTTACTTCTGATAACTTATTGGTAAGTAGACTATGTTTAAGTTTACCTACTTTATTTTTTAGTATGTTTAGATACTCTGTATCGTATTGTTTCATAACATTTTCCTTAATAATTATATATTAAGTATTTGTTAACTGACATAACCTTAAACTTTTCTTAAAGCAGCCAAATGTAAGAATCTGGAGGCGTGCGTTTTAATTCGGTAATAGTTTCTCTACGAAGCTCTTTAGCATCGTTTATAAGTTCTTCTGCATTTAATTGAATTGATCCAAATGGTGTATTGAAGTTATTAAACTTCTTACGTATTTTACCAATAGCATTCATTATATAACTTGTACTAAGATCTCTAAATGAATCGTACAGTGCTGGACTAATACTAGTTGGATCAGCATGCGCAACATTTAACACAACTACAAATTCTCTTGATAAATAAGAATAACCTGCTCTTTGCATTTGTATCTTATCAGGTGGGAGGAATTTCCACGTATTATCAGCCTGAGTTATTGAAGCCATATCTAAATAATTCTGGCGGACTAAAAAGTCTGTAATATCTCCTGCAACTGATTGTGAAAACATTTGATTATAATCTACATAGTTTGCTTGTTCGATAATTGAACTAATACCAAGAATCTTATAATCAAAGTTTGTAAATTGGTAAGTAATAATAGGATCTTGGCTAATTATATTACCTTCAAACATTTTATAATATTTTACAAGAGGATCATAATTACTGAACTCAGGCATTACGTGCATTTTTATTTTTTCCATAATTTGTTGATCTGTTAACTCTAGAGCCATTACATCAGCACCAAGTTCTGTTTTAATATAATCAATTATATTATCCCATGATTGCCATGAAGTACATGTTGCCATATTTAATTCCTTTTTATCTCTATCGATAAAGATAGTTTATATAGTTATTTGTTAGCTTAGTGAATTTAAGCACAAGAAAATATAAGCCGAAGCTTATATTATTTTCTAAATTGGTTTCGTCCACTAAATAGTTTACCTATACCATATTCGATACCAGGAGCAACTGCAGTATTTATAGCAGCACCTACTGGAGCACCAATAAGAGCACCTACTGGACCACCCGCCATGAATCCTGCTACTGTACCAACACTAGCACCATTAATACCTTTATTAATCATATTACTAGGTGTATAAGCATCATCTACAGTTAACTTACTTTTTGGTTCTGCTGATGTTGCTCCAAGAGCTCCAGCACGTCCTAAAAGAGTTCCTGCAACAGGATGTCCAAGTTTATCACCTACTTCATAACCAGCAGTCGCTTGACCAATCTTACTTGCCAATGTACCAACAACTGGAATTCCAGCAGTTGCATTTAAAAGTCTTTCAGATGTTTTGTTTGTGTCATCAAATATTTGTCTTTGATTACCAACAAAACTTTCAAGTATAAGACTTTTAGACAATTCAATTTTCATTTTATATCCTTATTTTTCTCCGTCTTTACCAGCTTCAGAACTTGTGTTCCAACCAGCATCAACTTTTTCAAAGAATTTCTTCTTATCTTCATCAGGCATTGCCTCTACAGAATCGTATTTACACTTCGCAAGCTCAGCTTTAAAATATTTATCATACGCTGCACCTTTAGCAGATTCCTCTAATAAAGTATTTGTCCAAGCTTCTTCTAATACATTCTGAACGTTGGTAATAGTACCTTCTTCAACAAGTATCTTACGAATAGTTGATAATGATTCATTGATTAAAATTTTACCTTTAAGTAAATCAATTTCTGATACACTTTCACCTTCTTCTAGAAGTCCCAATGTGTATTTGTTTTTTACATTTTCTAATATTAAATCTAATTTCATAAGATTTCCTTTATTTAATTTAAAGCACCTGCTGCTAATACACCAGTACCTAATGCAGCAGCTCCGCCTAATATATCAGCAGATCTATTTTTATTGTTTAATAAATCAGTTGTAGCTCTATCAGCTACTTTATCAATTTGTGGTGAATATTTATTTGCTAAATATGCACCACCTATTGCACCTGCAACTGGTCCAGCAATTAACGCTGCACTAGGAGCGGCAACACCTGCACCAACTAATCCAGCTACGCCACCTAATCCTAATTTAGTACCAGCAAGAGTACCAACCGTAGTATTAAATCCTTTATTAAAAGGAGTGTTCATTTCTTTTGGAGTAGCATATTGAAAATTTTCAAGTATAAGACGCTTATCTAATTGTACTTTCATCATGTTTCCTATTTAATTATATTTTTAAAATTTTGAAAAACTCTAGAGGGAGAACTATCTATTTTCATCGGTTGAGAATTATTACTAAAATATGGTAGATCTTTAGCACTACCTGGTTGATATTTTGTACCAAATAATAAAGTACTTGGATTTAAGTTTTCATTACTTGCATCATATATCTTTTGTGCTTCATGTTGAGGTAATTTACTAACATACTCTTTTGCATCTTTTAAAGCATTTGCTTCATGATTCTTAAAAGGAGTTAATGCATTAACGACTTCTTTAGGGTGATTATCTGAATGGTTTTGTGGAAACATATACTGATGTAGTCTACGAGGCTCATGACTTGAAATATGTGTTCCACGACTATCCATATCCAATAGTTGTGCTCCTATATTTTTATTATCAAATGTTTTTTGAGCATTTGAAATAACATCATTTTCAGCAGCAGTTCTAGCAGCAGAGTACTCAAATCCATCTAAACCATCAAGTCCTTCAAATTCTTCAAGTATCTTATGTTTATCTAATTGTACTTTCATTATGCTGCACCTGGATCTAAAGTTTTAACTAATTCACCACTAAGTTTATTTATACCATAAGCTGCGCCACCTAGAATTCCAACAGGAATTGCTACGTTTGCTACTTTACTTGTAGTACTTTGAGGAATACCAGCTGCTCTTTGAGCTTGTACTTGTTGCATGTGATGATAATTCGCTTCTAGAATTAAAGCTTTGTCTAATTTTACTTTCATAATATTTCCTTTTGTTTATATTTTTTTATATTTTTTTACTATATTTTTTAACTTGATAGCATTATTTCGTTTTGTTATAATTCTTTTAGGAACTATTTGAGGAGATGTTAATGGTGTTTTTCTTTTTATATCACCAGGTTGTACTAAAGGTTTTGATCTATTATCCATTGCTGTTTGAGTAGGCTTATTTAAATCTCTTGGCTCCCTTATAGGCTCTTTTTTATAAAAAGCATTATTCTTTTTTTGAGGACCATGTTGCATACCAGTATCTACACCGACAGGAGGAGGATTTTCTTTTCTCTTCTCATCAGCTACCCATTGCTTAGTTTTAGCAACACCTTTATTTAAAGCACTTATAGTATTTGTAGCACCTTTTGAAACAGCAGCTTTATTATTTAAAGCTAATGCTCCTGCACCTAAAGCTGTCCCAGCCATTAAACCTTTAGTTGCAACATTTTCCCAATCTGTCCCAGGAGCTTCTGTAACATGATTTACTGTATGAATATTTGTAACGGGTCTATTTATAGGAGTGTCATCTGATAATGCGTCTGTAGCTAAACCACCGGCCACTAAACCACCAATACCAGCTAAATATTTTCCAGAATGTTTCTTTAAATGTTCTGAAAAATTTTCAAGTATAACATCTTTATGTAATTTCATTTTATATCCTTTTTCTTATCAATTTGTTAATTGTTTATTTTAATGGACAAGAAAATACTACAAGCCTGAGCTTGTAGTATTTAGGATAAATTGTTACTGATTTACAAGACCATCAACATATCTACCAGCGTCTTGAACGCCTTGTTTAATTGTTTGTCAGCATCTTCATACGCATTAATAATATCATCCGAGTAGTGACCGGCGAGCGCTCCAATACCTGCAACTGTAAGTATTTTACTATAATTTTCCAGTATTAATTTCTTATCTGTTTGAACTATCATATCATTTACATTTTTTTGTAATTAGCATTATTAGATACTACACTTTTTAATTTATTAATATTTTTCGCTTATTTATAACTCGTTGAGGAACAATCGCTGGGCCAGTTAAAGGTTTTTTGCGCTTTATATCACCTGGTTGACTAAGAGAATTTAATGAAACATCTTTAGCCACTGAGGTTGGTTCATTTAAATTTCTATGTAAAGGTTTAACCTTTTTGTAAAAAGTGTTATTTCGTTTTTGAGGCCCATGAGTCATTCCTGTATCAACTCCAATCGGAGTAGGGTTTTCTTTACGTTTTTCTGAAGCAACCCATTTTTTAGTTGAATCAACTCCTCTATTTATTGCAGATACTGCAGTATTTATACCACCTTGAGTTGCTTGACCCATAGAAGTATTTATTTTATCTGCAGCATTGATAGTATTGGTTGCAACCTTTGCAGCACCAGATGACACATCTTTAATACCATTAACATTTTTAGATATCAATCCAGCTACACCAAGACCGGCTCCAGTCAATAAACTTTTGTTTGCAATATCATTCCAATCTGTATTACTAGGAGATTCTTTAATATTATTAGTTATATGTTGAGTAGGTTCTTCTTCGCCATCAAAAGCATTAGTCAATCCAACACCAGCTAAAATACCCGCACCAGCTAAATATTTTCCAGAATTAAATTTTTATTAATTATCATTATAATTTCCTTTATTAAATATTTGTTAATAAAGGAAATTATAATGATAATTAATATAGGCATTGCAGATATATATCTGCAATGCCTTTCTTTATTGTTGTGTTAAACTATTTAAATAGTTTTCTGCGCCTTGAACACCTTGCTTAAGATTACCACTTATAGTGTCACCAACATGACCAAGTTTATCACTTAGCTCACTAGCACCTGATTTAAATTTATTAGTATAGTCAGCTACTTTATCAATACTAGCATCTTGCATAGTTGTTGTATTATTAGCAACACCAGTAGCATTATTAGCAACACCAGTAGCATTATTAGCAACACCAGCAGCATTATTAGCAACACCAGTAGTGTTATTAGCAACACCAGCAGCGTTAGCTACAATTCCTTGGTGAGCATTAGCAACCGATGCCGCATTATCAGCAATACCAGAATTTGTATGATCTACAAATTGTTTACCAGCATCATAAGCCATTTTACCACCAGCACCAACACCAGCTAAAGCACCAGCACCAACTAAACGTTGACCCCAACCTTCTTCTAGAAGATCACGAACACCTTGCATAACTCCTTCTTCAACAAGCATTTTACGAATTTGCATTGTTGATTCATTAATCATGATTTTACCTTTAAGTAAATCTTTTTCAGACATACCCTCGGCTTCTTCAAGAAGACCTAAAGAATAACGATTACGAACATTTTCTAAGATTAAATCTAATTTCATCCGAATCTCCTTATTTCAAGTTCGCAAGGATTCTTGCAACAACTGTACTTGATTCTTCAAGTAATGCAGCTTCTTCAGCAACAACTTCAGACTCTTCGATTACTGGAGCTACTTCAGCTTCTTCAGCAACAACTTCAGACTCTTCGATTACTGGAGCTACTTCAGCTACTTCAGCAGGAACTTCTGATTCTTGCATTGGAGCCACTGCAGGAACTATTTCTTCTTCTGGCATTTCTTCATAACCTTCTTCCTCTTCAGGTTCACCATCTACAGGAATAAGTTGACCATCTTGGAATACATATTTGTTCCCAACAGCATCAAATAATTCAATTGGTGGCAATTCTTCTTCAGCATCAGGAACGTTAAGTTCATCAGGAATAAAATCTTCAGCCGCCTCTGTAATTACATCAGCACATAGATTGTGATAAAACTCTGCTTCTTCTAGAGTAACAGTACCATTTTTACTTAAGTGTCCAAGTACCATAGAATTACCCATGTTAGTTGAAGTTTCTTCTAATACACCCGCAAGTGTTTGAGCGAAATATTCGTTCATTATATTTTCCTTTTGGCTTTCGCCTATTTAAGTTTTTTATTATTTGAGCTTTTTTTGATTTAAGATTTAAGAATTTATATCTAATCATTTGTTATCTAAGTTAAAATTTTGCCAAGAATTAATTAAATAATTGTAATTGACAGTTTGATAATTGACTAAATCTAAATGTAGTTAAACTGATATCTAAATCAAATACATAGTAAGGTACTAGTGTTCCATCAATATCTTTATCAATTACCATTTCAGGTGTTACTAAAGGAATTTCAATAAACTCTACTCTAGCATCGTTTATAGTTGAATCATCTACCATAAAAATAGATACAGGTAATCCAAGTATTTGATAATCAGATACAGGAACTTGTAATTGATTCAAATCTATATCGAAATCACCTTCTTCTAATATATAACTTCTTTTAAGTTTATTCTGTCTATCACTAAAAATATCATTATTCATATCAATTAAAATAGGTAAATCTTTACTACCATCAACTATATTACCAACAATTTGTATACCATTTACAATTCGATTATCAATAGTAACATTTCCTATAACATTAGGAACCTTTAATCGCACTTCGATATTAACATTGATTGAATTCTCACCATCAACATTCTTATTTTTTTGAATTGAATTTACTCTAAATATAGGAGAGATTTCATATAATGCATATCCTTCTATTTTCTGATTAGTTGTTCTATAATACAAACCTTCTGTATCATCAACTGTATCCCAATCTTTAATAAAATCATCTACATGTATATAAGCATTGTACTTATAACTATAGAACATCATATTCTTAGGAAACGCACTTATAAGTTGGTTATGGTAATTTAATATATCACTAACACCAGATAAGTTAATTTTTATATCCATTTGAATAGTGACCCATTTAAAGTCAATTATTACAGAATCTTGTTTAGTATGGTTACTCGCAACTGCCATAGTAGTATCAGCGTTATGCTGAACCGCAATATAACGAAAGAAATCTCTATTATCATCAGTTGTTATATCAGTAAGGTTTACCATACACATAGGATATTTTTTAACATGATCTTCATATAATTTATAATTTAGATAAGCTTTATCTGCATATGAAAACTGATAATGTTGTATGTTTGGAAAGGTACTACTTATAAACTTTTTAAAAGATTTTAAGTAGTCCAGGTAATATGAATACATTTTATTCTCCTAAAAAGATATTTAAATCTATGTCATCTGTACTCGCATAAAATAGTGAATGATTTATATCACCCTTATAATCACGATGTAAAATTAAAATAGTAGTTGCTTCAAAGATAATTCTAGTTATGTTTAACTTATTAAAATCATCACCTACTTCCCATGTTTGATATTTAGCTGCTTGAACTCTGTCTTTTATAATAATTTTATTATCTACTATGTTAAAAAACTTATTATTGTTATTATATATCTTTTCTAAATCTCTAATAAAATTCATTTTTAAATTATAATTTTCATTCAGATATTTATAATTTGCACTTAGTCTATAACGATTACAGTCATTAGACATTTTCAAGTACACATAAGGCACTGACCGATGCATTATCGGAACCTTGATACTTTGATACTCATTTTCCATTTTATATTCCTACTTAATGATCTTTAAAGATCGTTTTATTTTTAGATATTTTCTATCTTTAAAGATAGAAAATTCGCGATCTAAAAGGATCAGAAAAGTTACCATAGAAATATTTTATTTTATTTCTATGGTAACTTTTTTTCTGACCCCAAAAGATAGAAAACAAATCTCTTAAATTAGAGATTTGCTTCGAGACCTGCACCTTGAAAGAATATTTTAATCATATTTAAAGATGTTAAATCTTCAGATTCGATATCAATATCAAACGATTCAGGTATTTCATTGTTTCTAACAATTTCATTAATCATTTTCTTTTTAGCTTTACTAGCATCCGACTTCATAGCATGCATTTCTTTTATAAGACCATAAGGTCTTTTTGAAAGTAATGAATTCATATCGTATAGACCAATCTTAATAGCACCGGTACCTTCTTTAGTACCACTTCGACCTTGACCAGTTATCCAGTTCTTAGAAGTATTTAAAGAACCACGAGTTGATGACATTGCTTGAGGAAAATGTTCTAGCATATTGATTGGTAAGATACCAACAGGAACTGCTCTAGTTGTAACAATACCATTATTTTCAAGAATCTTAACTTTCTCATTCAAAGGGACACCAAGTACATCAGCAGCTTTTTGGATATTAGAAATAGTTAACTTATTTTTAAATGGTGGTACAATAGCAGGGAATGCTGGATTATTTAAAGGATGACTATTATTGATAATTTTAGAGATTTCTTTTGTTGATTTTTTAAAGAACTCATTAAGTTGTTCAATTATAATATGATCTTTTGTTTCATCCAAATGACCAAACACTTCCATAACTAGTTTTTTAATAGCTAAAATTTTACCTTGTTTATTAAGTTCTAAACAAGCTTCATTAAGATAATAAATAACTTTACCTAAGTACATGGCTAGAAGTATACTAGGATTCTTACGAGAAATAATACTCAGAGGAGTACCAATAAATTCAATCTTAAGTCCAGTTTCCTCTGCAATAGGTTCCATATCTTTACCCATAACATATTGAACAGTACCTTTACCACCTGAACTAGTCAGTGTAAACTTTGAACCATTAATAACAGGATTAACCTTTTCAATATAAACTTCAATAATAGCTCCATCAATTTCTTCTTGATTGAACTTATGACCACCAATAGTTAATGTTTCAGAATTTTCTAAATGTCCAATACAATCAATATAATCATCATTATTGTCGGTATCAGCTTTACATGCGGCAGCTTTTTTAGAAATAGTATCAGTTGTTTGTGAATGTAATGCTAAAATTGGTTTAGGTAATTTTTTAGTATTTAATTTAACAACGATTTCTTTTATTGTTCCACCAGGACTAAGATAAGTCTTAGTTAAACCGTCTTGAACTAATCCAACCATTGTAGATTCTTCATCGTCCTCAAGGTCATCATCAATAAATTCTTCTGATGTATTATACTTTATTAAAACATCACCTGCTTTCGTAATATTACCTTGTTTTAAATTTAATTCTGATAATTTAGCACCAGTTGTAAATTTAATATTAATCTTTTGAAGAACTTTATTAGAAAATTTATCAGTCAGTGTATCACTAACAACCCAACCATCTTCATAATTCATTCCAAGATATCCCATCTCTGCAACAACAAGGTTTTTACCAATAGCTAACTTACCTGTTTTAAGTGAATCTGTTGTAGCTAAGATTTGACCTTCTTTAACTTTCTCACCAGCGCTTACTAAAGAACTATATTTTGTAGCAATATAAATACCACGCTTTGTACGCGATTTAACAGGTGTTATAGCGATAGTTTCTACTGACTTATCATTGTATTGCACTTTGATAGTTTCACTTGTAATCGCTTTAATAACGCCTTCTTTCTTAGCTTTCTTAGAAAATCTATCTGAAACTAAATGAGGAACATAACTTTCAAAACCTGTTTGAACTAAAGGAACATCCGGCTTCTCAAGTTGAATAAACTGAGCAGTTTGTTGATTACCCATTACACGACGAGTTGTATCATCATATTCAAAGAAAGGACTTAATGATTCAATAGGACTAAGGTTCTCAAATGCATTACTATCATTAGTAAATTCTCTACGAGAAATTGATCCAAATCTATCATCAATACGTGCACCATTGGTGAGTGTTTGATTTATACCAATACCACCATACTCATTAGTTGCAGTAGGAGCAATTGTACCAAAATAACTAGGATTTGTATCTCTACGATTAAGAGTAACATCTTGTTTACGAACGTTACCAATACCTACTTTAGTTACTTTTAAACTTAACATCATTTCCTCAACAGGATTCAACGTTTTAGTGTACTGAAGTATACCAGCATCTAAAAGATTCTTAATAATATAATCATTTTGCATATATATTTTTTCATTACTTAATTGCTTACGAGCTTTAAATTTAGAAAGTGCTTGATGCATTTGATTATAAGCTACACTTGTAATAGTCTCAGACATTCTTAAACGATAATTATCTAAATCATATTGACTCTTAGAAGTTCTTTGTCCTAGTAGTTCAACCATTTCATTAGTGAATACACCTGGTAGATCTGTACTTTGACCAGCATCTTCAAGAATCTTTTTTGTACTTCCATCAATAAATTTATATTCAACATCATATAAATTCTTTGCAGATGTAGCACCTTGTTTATTAACAATAACTTTCATCATTGCATTGCTAAGACCTTCAAGTGTAGGAGAAAATATTTCATTGTTTAATTTATAAGTGTTAAGACCATTTGCATAGTTCCATTGGTGCTGATTCTTAGGATATAAACACAAATATTGTCTTGCACCATCTTCTGTTGTAAAGTTCATTACAATACCAGCGTCATTGTCTTTTTTATCTTTAAATTGAAATTCTAATTTCATAATACCAAATGCAGATTTCATAGTACTTCTATTAATTAAAAGAAATACTGCTAAAGGAACATTCTTTCCAAGGATTCTCATTTCATAGAAAGGCTTTGAACTTTTACTCTTTTTAATAATATCTTCACCCGATACTAAATTATTAATTTTATTATATATATTGAAAATAAATTCATTTAAATGAGCTTTGTTGATATGATTAACATCACCATCTTCAGTCTTCGAATAGATATAATCTGATCCACCACGAAGATACGCGTACTCTACAATCTCAGAAGTATTTCCAAGTCCCGCTTTTCTTCTTTCATAGAATTGGAGAACTTTAACTTGTTCACCATCTATTGTTTTTGAGACCTCATTTTTGAGATCGATTATGTAATCGTTTTTTACAGCCATGATAATTCCTTATTAAGTGCTTCATTTAGTATTTTATCTACTATTTTATAATCTTTGTATTTTATTCGAAGTATTTGAATATTATTATTATAACAATATTCATTCTTTAATGTATCATTTTTTTGAACTTTTAATAATCCAAGATTTCCTCCAAATTTTGAAGATTCTTTAAAATGCTGTTTACCATCATATTCAATACAAATATTATGTTCAGGCAAATAAAAATCAAATCTTAGGTTTCCTAAATCAATAAATTTTTTTTCTCGAATAAATTTATAATTGTATTTTTTTAAATAATTATAAATTTTTAATTCACCTTTTGATAAATTACATGTTGGACAACCTACACCGTTTAAATGATCATTGGCACACTGCAAATAATCACCATGAATTTTACATGTTATAAAACTTTTTTTATATGTTCCACTATAAAAAAAGTTTTCATATGTATATAAATTATTATGTTTTATTTTAGCTTTTTGTTCAAAATCTTTTAATGTATGCATTTGGGAACATTTAAAACAAGCTGAACCTGCAAGGTGAACAGAAGGTGTTTGATTAAATTCTCCATGAATAGGACATATAATGATTCCTTTTTTATACGATTTAGTGTATAAAAATTTTGAATAATTATAGGTATTTTTATGTATAACATTTGATTTTATTATAAAATCTTCTAATTTTGCAACTTGTTGATTAATACACTGCTTACAACAACCAGTTCTTGAATATATATGTTTATACGGAGTGGTTGTAAATTCACCGTGAATTTTACAAATTATAATAATATTTGATGTATTATTTTTATATTCAACTTTGGAATAATCATAATTTCCTAAATGAATTTTTTTTGATAAGGTTAAAAACTTTAAACATCTAACATTAAGTTTAGCCATATTATTTCCTTTGTTCTGCTCTTAACATTTTTTCAGAACTTGTCAAGTTTAAAGGGATTTTGGTTTACCAGTTTTCACTCGCTCCTCCACACCTAATCTATCTGCTTCTAGAAGAAGCTCAGTTTTATTTATTATTAATTTCATATTATGCCTTTATATTATTATTTTTACTATATGTTATTGTACCTGCATCATAAATTGTTCGACCATTCTCTATTATAAATTCAGGATCGTTGATACTTAAAATACTATAACCCAATTTTTTTAACCAATTACCATTATCAATTAATAAATCAACTATAACTTCATTGTCAGTTGGTTCTAGGGGTTCATGTGTTAAATATAATAAAATTAAATGTTTTATATCATCAATGTTATTTTCATCCATGTGAAATAATTGTATATTTTTATGTAAACATTCAATTGATTTTTCTTGTTTATGAAACATTTGATAATTTAAATCACTTTGCTTATTACTAACATTTTTTGAAAGCTCACTACAATAACTATGCCAATAATTACCATTAAATTCAATAGCAATATTTAAATCAGGAATAAAAATATCAAGTTCAGATGATATAATAGTTCTACTATTTTTTATAATATTAGAAATATCACAATCTTCTAACCAATCAATCAGTTCATATTCAACTAAACTTACACCCGTTCGTTTAACATATTTAATATCTAAGTCAACTAGTTTCCTATTGGCAGCTGTTTGTTGACAATTAAAGAACATTTTAAATTCTGATAATTTAAAATGTTCTTTCTCATCTATAAAATTTTTTATTATAAAATCTTTATCAAACCAATAATCATAATTGGTTAAATGCTGATTAAATACATGTTGATTATTGTACATCAAGTTAATCGTTTTATTATATGAATCTTTCATTTTTTTATTTAAATCAATATTTTGCAATGCGTGTTCAACACCATAATTTTTTAGTAGTGTCATTTTTCTTTTATTTTGTACATCTTTATCCAAATTTGTACATCTTTGTGAACAGAAATCACTAAACCCTTTTTTAAGTGTTCTAAATTTTACCTGTTGTTCACACTCTATTCGTTTACATACCAAATCATTTTCTTTTATATTATTTTTAATGATATAATTTCTAACACTTAAATGATTTGAACCATAATCTGTATAAAATAAGGTGTCAACAATCAATTGTTTAATTGATTGTTGAATAATATCGTTATTTATATATGCTTCTTTTGTTAAAAGACCTGTTAATAAATTTCCACTTTTATTTTTTAAAATGTGAAATTTATCCATATTAAGCCTTTATAGTCATTTTTGAATATTTAAAATCGTGTAGATCTCTAAGATCATATTTAGCTGCAATTTCATCTTTATCTGAGTTAGACATATTTTCTAATTTAATAGCATTAACAGATTTTAATTGTTGTACAAATTTATCTTCTATCTCAACGAAACCATTACCAACTGTAAGTTTAGCATTCTTTATCTTTAAAGAACTAACACTAAAGTGTGTATAGAAACGTATTAGATTTGGTGCAACTTTCTGAATAGGTTTAGGAAACAGCTGATTGATAAGAATATAATTATTACCACCAATCTTAATATATTTACCATTAACAGGAACAGGAATTCTAAAAGATATAGTATAAGGTTTATTTGTAGTCTGTCCGTAATCTTTATGTTGCACTTTTACTTGATATTCTTTATATCTATTTTTATTATCATCAACAATTTTTGTTTTAATTCCAAGAACTTTAATATCAACATCTGGATCATTTTCAAGCGTACCATGAATAAGATCTTCTACAAGCTCATCTATATTTTCAGTAAGCTCAGTACGTTGTTTATCATAGTTACCCACTTCATCCATACCAACAATCTTTTGTGAATTAAATACTGTTTTATGTGGTATATTTAAAGTAACATTACCATTATATTTCTTATTAGCCTCAGAACTTAAATCACTAATTTTATCAGATACGTCTGTTGAAAACAATTGATTTATTTTTTCATCAAATGTTCCTTGTAATGTTGTATGTTGTTTTAAAAGACTTTTAATCTCTTTTTGTTTTGATGAAGCATTTGTTTCACTCATAGCTAAAGTTTCAATAGCTTTTTTAGTAGCATCTAATTCCTCTTCAGTATCAATAGCCTTAACAACACCTTTGGATAATTTAGTCTTTACTAATTTAAGTTGACCAATAATATTTCTTAGAAATTTTAATTTATCAGTTTCTTTCTCATCTGGTACAGCTAAAGGATAATACTTATTATTAATAAAATAAACTATACCATCTAGGCCAGTTTTAATTTTACCAGCACTTAATTTATCCATATAAATTAATAAATTAAGAAAGTCACTTGAGTCATTATCTAATAAAGGATTACCTATAATAAGAAGAATATTTTTTCTTTCTGGTTTATAATCTAACGTAGCGCTTCCAATAAGTTTATTAAACTCATTAAATACCATTTTATTACTTCTACTCTTCGCAGTACTTAGTAGATCATCAATAAGACCAGAAAGGTCAAATATATTAGTACGTTCATCATTAAGTTGTTTAGCTGGTACACGAGTATATACAAAATTTGGTAACTCAGCTTTTAGATTAATAAAGTATTTTTGTGATGAAAGTTTCTTACCGAGAAAATTACTAATGATTCCAGGCACAACAATTTGTTGATAATACCCTTTAATTTGAGTACTCATAAATTTAGATAGAGCTATATCAGATTCAGATTTAGATATAGATTCAGGTACAAAAAATACGTTATTTCCTACTTTATCTTCATCCCAAAATCTTACATTTGGTAAAGCCTGTTTGTTTCGAATCAGCTTCGTAGTGTTAATCATTAGAGTTCCTTTTTAAATTTCTTAATTATTTTGTTGTTTCTATATTAATTTGTTATTGTAGTCTGAAATGAAGCACAAGAAAAAGACCCTAAGGTCTTTTAATCTTTTCTTTTAATACCCATCTCAGCTAAGAGTTCTTCATTGTATTTAACAGCACTTAAAGCTTTACTTACAACTTGAGCATCTCTTTTCATATGATGAATTTTAAGTTCTTGTCTTGCAACCTCATTTGCCGACTCTATTTTTAGTATGAGAACATCTTCATATTTCATACCTATAAATTGTGTAGGATTAATTCCATATAAATCTGATGTGCTAACAATACTTTTTGTTCTTACAAAATTATCCACAACGATCCTCGCTTTTATCTCTCACATAATCTTCAATAGCATCATTAACAATACTATCTACTTTACCATTAAAAGATTCTAGTAAAAAATCTAAAAAACATTGAGTACTTTGATCAACATCACCTTTAAAAACCAATTGACCTTTATCAAATTCAAGTCTGCCTACTTCACCTTTAGCATCATTAAATACTAAATTATATTGAGGTTCTATCTTAACTTGTTTTTCATCTGAATGATAATGCATTACCAATCCTTATATGGGAGTTTAATTAAGCTTGAGTTAAAATATTTAGGATCAGTAAGCTCTTTTCCTAACCACGACGGTTTATCAAAATTTTGATCAGCGTTTTTAAATTCAACTTCTGCAACAACAAGACCTTCGTTATCACCATGAAATACATCTACTTCAATTATTAAGTCATCCCATGAAACATTATAACGGGTCTTACTTATTGCACCAGGACATAACTTCAACATTTGTATAGCATCTACCTTTGGAATATTGTATTCAAACTCATCTCGAGTAATGCTAATATTAGCACCTTTAACTGTGATATATGCAACGTTATCTTTTATTCTGACTCTTACTACGCTTTCGTCAGTAATGCTCAAATAACCTTGTTTAATCTTATTAGGTGACTTCGCAAATTTTAGAAATTCATCACTTAGAACTTCAAACTTTCTTTCAATCTCTTTCATGTAAAGCCTTTATTTCATTAGACCAATTATCAAAAGGAACTTGTTTCTCTTCAATTAATTGGATTATAGTATCATCATCATTAGATACCTTGTAGCCAAAATAATCAGTTGGCCAATTCTCTTTAATTCTTTTAGTAAATAGGTATTTACTAATATCAAATATCTCAAGTTCAGTAAATAATTTTTTAATAATAGCTTTAGAGTCTCGATGACTTTTACCATATATACTTTTAAAATGTTTTGAACTTTGTCTCTTTATTCCTTGACGAAATAAAAGAAGCTCTGAACTCCATAATAAATCAAATACATTAGGAAATGGTTTTTGTTGTCCTATACAATATTCTTCTAAAATATTATTATTATACACATAGACAGTTGTATTAATATTTTCAACTAAATCTAGAAAATCTCTACATAATTTTTTAAAATGTTTTACATCAATTGCTATAACAACTTCAGAACTATATGTTTGATAATCTGTATGTTGAGCTCGAAGCTTCTTAAGATTATCACCATTACTTTTAATTTCAAAACTAATGATACAAGAGTTATCCACAAGAAACAAATCGTTTCTTGTGGATAAGGTGACATGAGTGTATTCATCACGAATAAAACTATCAGGATATTTTTCTAAATATAATTTACGAAGAGCTTCTCGTATATCTTTTTCATTTGTCATAATAAACCTTTTATTTTTTTATCTCTTTAGGTGATACACTTTTATAAAATCGTATTACTCTTATACAATCTTCGCAATTAATTTTCTCTGTTGTTGGAAAACCATTTACTTCTGTTTGTGCAATAGTACACATAGTAAAGTCATCTTGTAATTCAAATATGCCATGAACTACATTTTCAACTTTTAATTTCTCTACCATTTTTAACCCCAATATCTAGGGGATTTATCAGCAGCTAACTTCAGCTCTTTGCGAATCTCATTATTTAATAAGTCTAATACATCAACTATACCAGCATTCTCTTTTAGATCCTGCACCAACTTTTTTATTCTTACTAACTCATCTACCGCTTCAACTTTCATTATAATTCCTAGGGATATTTCTATATTAACTTTAAAAGCTGATCTATATCTTCTCTACCATTACCAACAATATTTAAATCAGCATCTGGAAAATATTCATTAAATCTTTTTCTTAGTAAAGCATTATATAAATCACTTGTGTAATTATATGGTGTACAATAATGTATATCACCAGCTTTAATAATACGATTTTGGTACATGTCAATATATCTAAATAACATTTCTTCAATGTCTTTTTCTATAATTTTAAAGTAATCTTTTAAACTTTTATTTTTAATAAGATTTTCTAACCTTAAATGATTATGACCATGTAATCCTATATTAACTTGCTTTAGTTTTGATAATGATATTAGATCGTCATATGAAACATAATTTGATAAATCACCATTGGAAAAGAAATTATCATGAGCAATTGAACATTCTTCATAGTTTCTATTATCATCAGTATTAATAATACCTGTTGATACATAATATCGAATCTCTATATCAGGATATATATTACAGATTTTAAAAATAGGTTCTATTTGACCATAAAGACCATCATCAAATGTTAAAATATAATCATCCAATTTTAGTTTAAAATAGTCATCCCTCCATTGATGTATCATTAGATACTTCTTTGAAGATTCCATTTTTAAACGCTCGAGGATTGTCTTACTGCAACTTGAATAGTTTCTCTTACTGTATCTAAATGATCAGTAATTGTTTGTATCTCAGTGAGTACTGACTTATGTGCTGACTTTTGTGCGTCATCCAAATTAGTTGAATCTATGTAATTAATGGTTTCTTTCATTTCTTTAATACCAGGGCATACATCTTCTAATTCATCAGCTATATCTGAAATTGCTAAAACTTGTAAATTATACTCTTCTCTAGTTACTTTGTAACCAGCAATCTCTTCTAGTTCTGCTTCGTTTAGCATTACAACTCTACCACTTTCTAAATGAACAGTATATTCACCTGCGCCTTCGTATATTTTCGTCATATTTCTTCCTTTGGTTTTATTATAATTTCTATATTAACTTAATTTATCTTTATTGATAAACATAAGTTCTTTGTTAAATTCATTACGATTAATGAATCCAACACAAACATTATTAACTTTATTAAACTTTTCCCATAAGGTTTGAGTCTTAGAAAAGAATCCTATATTTCTATAACATTTTTCACATATAACATTTCCTTGATCATAACTATTACACGCGGCTAAATTATTGGCTAACATTAGTCTCCTTTTTATAATTATTTGTTAGAGAAGTACAAATAGTTACCATAGAAATAAATATATCAATAAAAATCAAAGGAGCATTAAGATGCTAAATAATTTAACAAAAGAAGCCTATTTAAAAGTAATAGAGCATAACGGTAATCTAGTGTTACCACTAAGAAGAAGCAACAAAATAGTTGCAAAAATAGGAGAGTGTTCAACACTCATAACTCGTGAATACAGTAAAAATGTTACAGGAGTAAGATACATAGACATTATATGTCTAGGTAAAAAAATAGGGACAACTTATTTAGAAAAGAAAACAGTTGGTGATGATATAAGTTATCACTTCGAATATGTAGAAGCATATTCAAGAATAGATTAAATTCTATTCTTTGATTTCAAGGACAAGAATTGTCCTACTTCCGTAGGACTAACATTTTTTCAGCCAAAGTTCTCACAAAGCCGTACGTTTTTATTTTATGGCCTAGAACGTGTCTCAAAACTTTGCGACCAATTATTTGTTCATGGGAAGGTTTTTAGGCTTGAGTAATTAAGTAAGTTACCATAGAAATATATATATTAAATCGAACAGAAAGGGGTCACAATGACTAAAGTAAGATTAATAACAGAAGTATCTAAAAAGATACTAGAAATAAATGATTGTGGCATAGATGCCACAATTGATGTAACAGCATCAAACGGCAAAAGAGTTGCCCAATTTGGTAACTCAGATTTAGACTTAGATATAATCAGAACAAATATGGTTATGTCATTAATAGATGTGAAAGGTGATTTCGATTATGAAATCACACACAAGAATAGTCAGTAGCAATTGCTACTGACTATTTTTATTTGATTGTTTCTTTAATTTGCTCGAACTTATATTTATTGTTAAAATATAATTCAATTAAATCAGGATCAAATGATACTCCAGATTCTTCTTTAAAATATGTATCTATTTCTGATTCCAACCAAGCATTTTTATAAGGTCGAATTGAACTTAAAGCATCATATACATCAGCAATTGCTACCACTCGTCCTTCTATACTTATACTTTCTTCTTTAAGTTTATTTGGATAACCTGTACCATTCCATTTTTCATGATGATGATAACTAATAAGTCCAGCTGTTTTTAATACTGACAATTCTGAATGTTTAAATATGTCATGACCAAGTTTCGTATGATCTTTCATTATTTCAAATTCATCTATTGTTAATTTTCGTGGTGCATGTAAAATATTATCATCTATTCCTATTTTACCTGCATCATGCATAGGAGCAGCATACTTAATCAACTTGCTACGTTCCTCTGATAATCCATAAGCTCTTGCTAAAATATATGAATACTCAGCAACTCTTGCAACATGATGTTTTAAATCAGTATCTTTTCCTTCAATAATAGAACTCAAGTTGATAATAAGTTCTCTTTGTGATTCTTCAATTTCTTGACGAAGATCAATAAGTTCTGTTATATCTTGACGAAGAGCTAAAAATTCAAATATTTTATTATTTTTTATAATTGGAAAAATTGATAAAACACTCCATTTTGTTTCATTGAACTTAGTTTTATAACTAATATTACCTTTCCATATTTTACCAGATGATATAGTTCTCCACATATCTTTATAAATAATAGGATCAGTATCATTATCTTTGATTATAGCATGAGTCTTACCTATAACCTCACCAAGTGTTAAATTATAAACTCTAAGAAATTCAGCATTTGCATACGTTATTACCCCTGCAATATCTGTTTTTGATATACAATAATTATGATTGAATATATCTTTATATTGAAACGCTATATCAATATCTGATGAGTCATGAGAAAATACATTACAATGTCTAGGACAGAATAGATGTCTAATATACCGAACAGGGTTAAATCTGCTGAGTGTCTCAAAACAATTTACCATAGTTTCTCCTTTTATTTTAAGTAATATATACCTTCGTTTATACCACTATCTAAATAATTTGTTGAGTACCTGTCTTTGCCAAATTCACAAAATACCTCATATTCATTATTTTTATCTTTAATGTTTGTTGTGATTAATAATTTATGACAATAGTTCTTAATTTGTATTGTTGTCTGCTTATTTCTTGTTTTTAGTGATAATATATCACCACCGTTATAACCCGTAAATGTTTTAATATTAAATATATCCAATTCGATAGCATACTTAATTAATGATTTCATATCTTTATTATACATAGCACTCTCTTTTTAATTCTTTACTTTTTGCATCAAGAATCATCTATTAAACTTTTTATTAAGGGTTTAATAGATGATTCTTATTTGATCTCGTTTTTAACTTTACTTATTTAAGACTATATGATTTAAAATCATTTAAATCATCATTTAAATCTAAAGTTATATCATTTCCAAATGCGCAAAATATAGTAGCAAAATCAGAATTTTTATCTTTTTTAATATTAGTATCTATATTAATACCATGACAGTATCTTTTTAATCTTTTTAAGTGATCAATATTTGGTGACTTAAAACTAATTATATCACCACCTTTATATCCATCGAAAGTATTAATACTTTCGATGTCTAATTCTAAGGCATACTTAACTAAAATTTTCATTTTATTAATATACATTATTTTCCTTTTATTCGTTTCTGAAACGAATATTTTAATTGCCGTTATATATGTAATTAAAGTGTTATATTCGCTTTAATTAGCTTAATTACACATATAACGGCATTTACGGGGTGCCGGAAGTTGGAGTGTTGATTGTAAACAAACAAGACTGCAATGTGGAGAAATTGTTCAAAATATATAGATTAGCAGCTAATCTATATATTATTTCTTTAATGCTTGTATTTCATTTTTTAATATTTCATTTTCTATTTTTAATAATTGTCTAGAACCAATTCTGGTTGAATTTTTATTTCTACTTCCAAATGTATCAGTTTGTGCATGACAATTTCGACACAACATTCTTAAATTATTTCGCTTATTATTTAAAGCATCACCATCTATATGATCCATTTCCATTGGAACAGGTAATCCATTCCATTCAGATAATTTACAAATTTGACAACAAGTTTCTTCTTTCCGCATATATGTTACAATATGGTTACTTGTTCTGGTTATTTTATTCTTTTTCTGAAGACCATCTTCTTCTCCAGATAACCATTTAGTGATATAAACACTAGCTTTATAATCCATTTGACATTGATTATTACAATATCTTAAACCTGATTTTGTAATATTTGTTTTTTTATAGCGAATTTCTTTTTCACATGCTACGCAAATAGCATCAGCATAATACTTATCATTATCTTTGCCCATTTTTCTTTATTGTAATTTCTATTATATTCTTTATATTTCTCTTTTTGTTCTGGTGTTTTACACATTATTTTTACTTTTTATAATAATCTATCTACTAGAATCAACAATACCATTACAAAAACAATATGGACATTCTATTGGTTCACGTGGATCTCTATTTTCACGTTCTTTATCAGTTGGATTAGGATGATATCCAGTTCCTTTACAAAATTTGCAAACAGTTTCATCGTTTGCAAAATTCTCTACTTCTTCTAATAACATCTTTAATCCTTTTCAAGAAGTTCTACAAATTCAACATGATCTTTAGGGATTTTACCACGCATTTGGAAATCATATTTTCTTGCTTTTAAATCTTTTAAAAGTCTCTTAGTTTCATCAACAGTTAAATCATCAACATTAGAATCATTATCAAACTTAGTAGGTTTATCACCTACAATTTGTTTGATAGCATTATCAAACATAGCTTGTTTAGCAGGAGATACCTTATATGGAAGTTTAGTCATTCTTAACCAGTTAAGAACTCTATTAAGATCACTAACAGTTTTATTAGCTTTATAATAATCCATTACGCCTTTGATCTTAAGAATAACATCTTTTTCGGCTTTGACATTTAATCTCACGATTTGCCAAGACGCATTGAATTTATTTACTTTCATATGATTCCTTTAAAATATTTATATAAATATTAATTCCGAGTCTAGAGGAGAAATTACTTTCCCTTATTCGCTGGAGACATTATATCTTCCGTTTAGCTACAAATGATATCCTGCAGTAGATAAATCATTCGCTTATTAATATTTATATAAATATTTTGATTATAACTTATAAACCCGTTTAAACACATACATGCAATGACTTTTTTTCCACTAGCAGTCAACATGGCATCCTTGAAATTATCTTGGATTCCTGTAGGATCGAACTACTTTCTTTTTAGACAAGTATGGGTTTAAATGTATTTATATGGAGAGACTGACGAGGTTTGAACTCGCGATATCCATCGTGAAAGGATGGTGGCTTAACCAATTCGCCTACAGTCTCATAATTTCTATATAGAGCATTTTTAATTATGCAGTCCTACCAACTATTTGAATCTAATTGGTTCGAGTAAAAGTTTATAAAAGCAATTTTTATATATTATTAAATTTTTTATGCTGTGAACTCAATATATTCATATATTCATATTTCTTTTATTTCTTGCTCGCCTACTAATAACCGATGCATCCCAACTCCGTAATTTTAAATCTTTTAATATTGAACCTTCTTCACCAACAAGACTTTCTGGAATCTCAACAAAATTTCTATTCTTTAAAAATTTTCTGAGATTCCAGATTATTGGTTGATTTAAAAGTATATCATAAGAGTCTATTAGTTCTGAAAAATCATAATTAACAGTAGCAATCATAAAACCATTTGAGTATTTAATCATCAATGGATTATTTGTGTCAAAAGTATATATTGCTAAATCAGCATCTAATAATGAACCTAATTCAGACAAAGGTAATATAGATTCATAATCAACATCAATATAAATTCCACCATAATCATGTAATATTTTAAGTCTTAATATATCAACAATAAATGCTTTAGAAATATTGCTAGGAATATTATCTAAATTGTATTGTTCTAAAGCTTCATTTCCCCAAAGTTTATATTTAAATTCTGGATTCATTTGTTTAAGTTCAATAGTTTTTTGATATAGTTCCTTAGGAATTTCATCACCAATCCATATCTGATGAATTAGTTGCATCTAGTTTGAAACATTACTATCAACATTGTGAAAATCAGCAAATAATAAATTTTGAATAGTTTTTTGAGATTTGATAATAACTTCTGCTGGAGCAGCTACACTAAACCATGGCCCATTAAAATAACCAGCAGCATATGCCATAGCTACGATATCAAAATCAAAGCCTAAAGTGTCTCCTGTTCTAGTTACATCAATACGAATTCTAACATCAGCCTCATAAACATTGCTACTGCCTTCATAGTCAGTATATGCAAAAGTTGATGCTTGTACAAAATTTACTGTCCAATTATCTTGGAAGTCACTTGGAATAGGAACACTTAAAGCTATAGGTGTTGTAAAATCATTAAATAGATTCGCTTCAGGATCATCAAGTTTCGGACTTAATAACATTTGAACATTCAAATATTTATTCTCTGTAAAATCGTGAGGTATGCTTATTGTAGCACCATTAAATAAATAATGGCCGCCTTCTAAATCTTTAAAATTTTGATCCCTTTCAACATGTGTTAAAGGTGTACCCTTCGTTTCGCGTAAGTTCATTTATAATCCTTAATTTAATATGATTATTTGTTATAAGAAAGTATCCTATGCTACTCATTTAGCATAGCTGGATACTTTCTTATAACAAACATTAACCCCCATGTACCATCATAAGAGTTGCCCCCATTCAAATGTTTTAGTACCAGAAATGATTCCGATACGTCCAATTGAATTTGTAGCAACCTTACTTGATAAATCTGCCATTATTTCAGCAGATTCATTTATATCAACCAAGTGCATAATTATGCACCAATAAGCTTACCTGATTTAGAAAGACTAAATGCTAGTTTCTTACGAGCTGGTTTTGCTGCATGATCTGCAATTCCACCAGTTAGTGAATTCTTAACGCCTGTACGAGCAGGTACTGCTTTTACATCATTACATTTAAATGTTCCAACTTTTCCGAATGAACACTTACCATTTGCCATAGCAGTATCAACTACTAAACTTGTATACGTATCAATTGCTTTACGCGCTGTACGATCGATTTCCGCTGCTGAACCTTCATAGCCCATACGAGTTGCAAATTCTACAATTACTTCTTTTTCTGTCATTTTTAATTCCTTAAAATTTTTTTAGTCTGAGTTTCCTCAAATGTTATTCTTTAAGAATAACATTTCAAAAAACATATATTCCTGGTAAGAGAGGACCAGGAATATAATACTCTATTTAAATAGAGGAAGAAATTTGATGACCAATCAAATTTCTTTTAACAAAGGAGTCTCAGTACAAAAATGTACTGTATGAGCAAAAACACATAACACAGGAGCCACAAAATACAAGGAGAAAAACATTTCATTATTTGCACTGAGCTTGTACCTAAGTACTATCAGTAGTCGCGAAAAACGACTGCTGTATACTCTTCATTAAGAATATAAAGCAATTGTCTTATCTATGTTATTTACTTATAATTTCTATGATAACTATTTTTATCTTTTAAGATAAAAATAGTTATTTTTAAAATTATTTTAAATATGTTTATTATATTAATAATTTCTATGGTAACTATTTATTAGCGAGAAAGATCGTTTACACTATTCTAATAGAGTAATTTTCATAGCTATATAACTACCAAGTAAACACCTATTATATTATACCTTTAAGTGTTTAAGGTAAAATTAACTCTAAATGTGGAAGATCGTCAAATTTTTGATCAGTATAAGTATCATCACCATCCCAATCTAAACCAAATCTAACTATATGTGTTGTAAGACCTTCTTCAAGAAGCTTAACACTAATAGCTTTAACCATACCCATCATTGTATAAAATCTGCGATTATCTTTTTCGTTATTTGAAAAAGCATTTGTGCCTTTTTTATATGGCATAATGTCTACTGCCATTGAAATACCATCAGTACTTTGATGTTTACTTAATTTATTAATACCATCAAGTTTTGAACGACCTTCTTTAAATAACTCTTGTTGTCTATCAGTAGTTCTTAGCCCTTCAAGCACACTAAAATCGTAAAATTTTATTAATTCATTTAAAATCATTTGAATATCACTATGACACGTTTCTAGTGCATCTAAACTTTTTCTTCCAAAATTATACAAGACTTCCTCCTTCATTAATACATATTACACCATCTATCTTTTTCATTTTATATCCTTATTTTAATATATGTAGATATATTTGTTCACATGAAACCAAACACAAGAATAGAATAGCTAAGCTATTCTATTAGACCTAAATTAAATTCTTGACCTCTACGAACAATACCAGCAAAGCCAGCTTCTTCCGCTAAGGTTTCATATTCCCAAATATGTTTATCATTTAAAGCATAGTGGTATAACCACATTTTAGCTTTAACTTCATCTGGTAACTCTTTAAGTTCATGAAATTGCGTATGAACTGAACCAAGATACTCTGCAAATTCACAATCATGAAAAATTATAGTACTTGTTTCATATTGTGTAAAACTCTCAGGTAATTTACAATCACCAGATATGAATACACTATGTTCATTGTATTCCCATGATAAACCAAAACTTGGTACATCATTTTCACCATTATTTACATGAGTAGACAATTCAGGCGAGAATTCAATTCCTTCAAAAAAGAAGATACCATTATCAGTATGAGAAGTTATATCAAAATAATTTGATAATTCCATCTTTTGACCATGAATTGCTCCAAGACCACCTTTCCAAGTACATTCCCAACCATTTTTAATGATATCATCATGTGCTATCATTCTAGGTTTGTGTTGACCAAATGGAAAACCATCAAAGTATGTTTTAAACGCTACAAATTCAACACCACCGGCATGATCAGCATGCAAATGACTAATATAAATATCAGTAATATCTTGCAATGAAACACTATTAAAAAGCAATGCATCATTAATAGTAGTTCCACAATCATAAAGAAGATTTGATGTACCTTCTGAAATTAAAATATTACTTTGAAAATTCTCTTCATGATTTACAAAAGCACTACCACTTCCTAAAAATTTAATTTTCATATTACCAACTTGCGAATCCACCAGCAGCAGGAGCAGCAGGAGCAGTCGTTGATGCAGATTTAGTCGTTGATGATTGAACCGGTTCAGCAGCAGGAGATACTGAAATATCAACAGCAGTTATTAAATCTTCTGTTTCCGGCGTAAGTGTTTTAAAATCAGGTTTAAGCATAAACTCTTTATAAATATTAGTCTTAGCAAATAATTTAATTCCAAGATTTACAATACTTTCTGCATGTAATCCACTTGCTTCTGTAAGAATCTTAAATGCTTCATTATCAAGACTTAGCGTGATTTGAGTTGCTGTTTCATTTCCCGCTGTTGTTGTCATTGCCGCTTCATTACTATATTGCTGAGGTTGCTGAGGCTGCTGAGGTTGAGGAGCCACATAAGGTGGCTGCTGAGGAGTCGAGGCTCCTAAATTATTAATATCCATTCTAATTCCTTATCTATTTTTTGATCATATCTAATTCTATATAATTTTATATTATTGTCTATACAATATTGAGTTTTAATTTTATCTCGAATTTTAATTTTTTCAAATTCAAGTAAACCACCAAATTTTGAGGATGGTTTAAAATGTTGAATACCATCATATTCTATACAAATATTTAATTCTGGTAAATAAAAATCAAAAGGCAATTTTCTTTTAGTGTTTAAATTACAACAATCTTTAAATTTATACTGAATTAAATAATCTATCTTTAATTCATCTAATTTTTTTATTATTGCTAACTCACCTTTAGATGAACTACATTTTGTGCAGCCACATGATTGTATATGATTTTTTGGTTTTTGAAGAAATTCACCATGAATAGGACATATAATAATAACATTAATTGTGCCTTTTAAATATATAGTTTTTGAATAATTGTATTTATTATTATGAATAATATTGCTTTTAATGATAAACTCCTCAGTTGTTAATACACCACCACATTTTGGACATCCGCATTTTCTATTAATATGTACAGTTGGTTTTTGGAGAAATTCACCGTGTATTTTACAAATTATTATACTTTTTATATGTGCGGATTTGTATATAAATTTTGTATAATCATATACATAATTATGTATATGATTTGCTTTATTTATAACATCTTCTTGTTTTAACGTATTTTTGTTAGCCAATTAAAGAGTACCATAATTTTTAATATTCATTTTAATTCCTTATCTATGATCATATCCAATTCTAATATATCTATATTAAATATTTCAGTATTTCCAAAACTTTTTTGAAATACTTTATCATCTGTTAAATATTTTTTATATTTTTTTAGTATTTTCTGTTCTTCTTCGTACGCATATTGACCGATAATAAAATGAGTTTCTTCTACAATACGAATTCTTTTTCTTTTTTCATCTCTGAATCTGTGTCTAACATCATTATTTGTTATTCCAATTTTATAATATTTTTCATCTATGCATATATAGTAAAGAATTGCATGTTTATTCTGATCAAAACCATGTTTATTCACTTTAAATTTTATATTCAAATCTCTAATTTTTTTATTAGCTGTTGTTTGATTACAATTAAAAAACTCTTTGAACGCTTGTACATTAAAAAATAAAGTATCTTTGTCTATAAATTTATTATTGATAAATTTTTTATTATAAAATTTATCAATATTTGTAATATGATCTAAACTTTTATTATTATCAATTGCAAACTTTCTAAATTCTTTTGTATTCATATAACTTGATGTTCCATACTTTTTCATCATTGTTTTCTGACCATTTTTAATAGCTGATGGCGTAGCGCATTTTTTCCCACAGTAATTTGACCATTTATATGATGATCTATAAAATTTTTTTTGATTATTACAATTCTTTTCACAACATTTAAAATCTAACATGTTATCTTTAACACTTTTTATTCGAGTGGATAAATCAGAAGCTTCATCTAAAACCTGTATATAATCTTTTGTTAATTCATATACATATTTTATAGCTTTTTTTACTTCTTCTGATTTATTGTTTCTAAGTCCTTTTAACATTGTACCATTTTCATAAAATAAACATTTTATATTTTTATCCATATTCTTTTTCCCTATAGCTATTTATTAATAGCCTAAAAGATTAAGTCATTATAAACTAATATTAAATTACAAAACTATTTTTGTTAGCCAATTAAAGAGTACCCGTATACGTTACTGAATTCCTTCGGATCTGAATTATATACAGTGTTTGGTGGCATTGGAACATCTTGAATATAATAAGCTCCTCCTCCAGCAATTAAAACTTTCTCAGCCATCATTAAAGTTTTCTTTTCTGAAACAAGTACCGAATTCATAAGTTTTTGTACAAATTTATTTTTTAAATCCGCAATTACTTTAGGGATATCTTCTTGTGGTGTTCCACCTAAAGAAAATTCTTTATCCATGAAAATTTTTAAAGCTTCTTGCTCTGAAAACGGCATACCATAAGCACTTTCCAAATAATTAGAGAAAGTTTTCATAATTGAAACAACGCCATGTCCAGGAAACCCTTTCATTTTAGTTTGAATAGCTTCACCTCTTTCATAATAAAGAAAGTTAATTGTTCTATAACCAATATCAATAACACATAAAGATTTTGGTGGAGTTTGAGTTAATTCATTTTGAACAATATAAGCATTATATGCACCTGAACCTTGAGGTCCAACAACATTAACACCAGTAGCTACTGTTTCATTATTAACTTTTAAGAAATTTAAACGTTCTTTAAATTCTTCGCGCTTAGACCAATCAGTTAAAGCTAGACCAGTATTTAAAGAAATATCTCCAGTAATTCCAAGCTTCTTAAAAATATGGAATACAATTAATGGAGCAAATTTAATTAGGAACTTGTAATCGGTTGTTGTGAAAGCCTCATCCGTAGCCAGTTCACCAACATAGTATTTTTCACCTTCAAAGTCATAAATAGCAGACTCACCAAATTCGATACCACAGTCATTAGCAAAGCTAATAGCAGTTGGTACTTTATAATATTGTGAATTGAACATAATTTTACTTGAACTATATCCAATATCGATTGAAATTTTATTCATTTATTTTTCCTTTTATATTTTAAATATCCTGAATTATATATTGGATATTTTGTATTTTTTATTAATTCCGGTTCTAATATTTCAACCAAGTCATAATCATTCTCTAACCATAAACCATTATCATAATCTAAATCAATTATTATTTCATCCGTTTCACTACAGTCAAATACTATTTCATCATTTAATGAATTTACAATATCTATAACTAAAGATTCGTTAAGATCTTCATAAATATGAAATAGTTGAATACCTAATTCTTTACACATTAATGATTTTTTTTGATGTCTAAATTTATCAGAATTCTCTTGATGTCTATGCCAATACATACCGTTATATTCAATAGCTACTTTTAATTTTTCTATATAAATATCTAATTCATATGGTTGTATTATCTTTTTTGAATTTATAATTAATTTATGGTTAATTTGTCGTCTTATATAAATTTCTTTTTCTGATACACCAATTTTTGAAGTTACTATATCAAAATATTTTAATGTTAAATAAGCGGTTGAATTTGATACATTAAAATATTTTGTAAACTTAAATATTAAAAATTTATCATTTTTAATAAAATTATCAATAATAAATTGTTTATTTTGATTTATTACAAAACTATTAGAGTTTTCAACATAGTCTATTTTATCTTTAAATTCTTTAATTTGTAATGCATGTGAATGACCATATCTATTTTTCATAGTTAAATGCATTTTATCATTAAATTTTTTAACTTGCATAGCATTTTTTGAATTGTATTTTTCTAACATTGTGCAAATTGATTTATCTTTAAATTCTTTAACTTTTAAAGGATTATCAAAACCATATTGTTTAATACAAGTATTTTTTCTTTTTTTAATTGTTTTTGATGAAGATGATGCGCATTTATTAGAACAATAATTATTTTTTTTATTAGACCCTTTATTAATGGATACTTTATTATTGCAATTTTCATGTTTACAAATTTTATCTTCATGCTTAAAAGGATATAATAATAAAGCATATTTTATATTACACTGTTCTCTCGCGTAAACAGAATCTTTAAAAATTATATCTAAGATATTTATAATTTCTGAGTCTTTGTTTAAAAAAAGATTTCTTTTTAACATAGTACCTTTTTCATTATATAATATCTTAAAATTCATTTATTTATCCATTTGCTGTTTCAGCTTGTTCCATCGGAGCACCAAATCTTTGGCGTACTTCTGCAACTTTCTCTTCACTAAATGATTTAAAATCAACATAATGAATAACTAAATTAGCACTATACTTATCAACTTCATCTTCTACTTGAGCATCTGTTAGATTTTGGGTAGCAAGATATTTACGTAAATCAAATATAGTTTTTTCAACTAGTTTACCATAATCTTCTTCATTAAAGAATGCTACGCCATTTTCAACTGTAGTGATATAGAAATCTACACCACTTAGTATTGAATGTGTTTCTGCTCTTTGTACAATTGTAATGAATGAATCAAAAATTAGATTACCATTTAATTTATCAGCAATTGCTTTACGATCTTCCATTACTTTCATAAGAATAGCACTTTGTGCTAGTTCTTGTTCTGTTGGTTCTCTCTGATCTGCATCTACTGCATCTACTGCATCTACTGCATCTACTGCATCTACTTCGTTGTTTTCTGACATTTTATTTCCTTTTATATTTAAGTTGAATCCGATGCTTATTTATTATAGCTCGAATTTCTTTTTCATTTAGATAATTATCAACTAATAATGTATCAACTATTTCATATATAATACTTTTAATCTGTTCAGTATTTGATCTATCCATATCAAATCCATCTGAGATGAAACTATTACGACTAATTATATAATTCGTTACTACTCTTACTTTTTGTATCTTATAATAGGATAATGAATTACCATCCTTATCAATTAAAAGCTCTTGTAAAAGCATAATATTGTTTACTATTTTATCAATAGAGTATCTTCTAAGACCATTCATGGAACCATTTAGTTGTAAAATAATGTTAAATGTTTTTGCTTGAACTGAACTTATGTATCGATATACATGATAATGTAATTTTAATCTAAATAGAAAAATACTAATATCAGTTTTGATGTTATACAGGAGCAAGGGAAACATGCTTAGGTACCTCCTTCTCTTTCTTCTCAAAATCAAAACCTTCAAAATTAAATTTAGCTGTACTGTAACTTTTCTTTAAATTATTAATTAAAGTAAAATGCATCTCAGGAAAGAATTTGAAATATAAATTTGTGAAGAAAAATTGAGAATGTATATCTTGATTTTTTTCTTTACACATTCTAGTTATTCTTCCCGTAACTTGAATAGATGGTATTGCTCCAACTAAAGGTGTACATACTAAAATATTTGTTAACTCGCTTCTTGAATATCCTGTTGTCAGCATTTTAAAATTACTAATCACAATATCTTTAGAACTCATTATCTCACGGTCAGTCATATTATCAACAACTGTCCATGAGGTCTTCAATTCAAGTGCTGGTAGTTCATTTTGTATTGTAACTAAATCTTTTAATATAGGTTTAGTTAAACTATACATTCGGGCATCTTCTTTAAAAGGTTTTAAAGTGGGACACTTCTTACGTTTAGGAAAGACTTTAAAATAATTATCATAAAATATTTGTACTTGATCAATAGTCAAATACTCTTTTGATATATCAAGTTTCTTATTAGTTGAACCTGTTATTACTCCAACATCATAACCTCTATCTCTTAATATTTTTTCCATTTTAAAAACCATTTTATTTGTAGCAAATAGGACCGCTGTTATATGATCTGTTTTATGCCTATATTCCACCCAATCGGCGATATGCTTTAAATAATCATCTTTACTTTCCAAAATCATATTATGTGTTGCAAGAAATCGTATATAATCAGTTTTTGCGTAAGTTAATCTTTGTATTTCTTGAGGTGTGAAATCAACATATATATTATGCAAAGTTACAGTAGGAATCAAATTTTGGTGATCTAAATCAACTAGCACTTCTCCAACCGAATTTGTCATCAAAAAGTCGTTAATACCTTTTACGAAAGGTGTTGCACTCAACCCTATAATATTATCAGTCTTAAAAATAATTGCTGTTTTAGCATATGATTCAGCTGCTCCACTTTGATGACACTCATCATAAAAAACAAGACCAATTCGTGAATAAAATTCTTCTAATTCTATTAAATTTATTCTTTTTAATTGCGATAGTAATGTTTGTATTTTCACAACTATAATATCATTATCTAATATGTTATTTTTTTCAATTTTAGCAATATCACTTCCTTGAATAATACCTATTTTATCTTTAGATAATCCTGTAAAATTTGAAATTTCATCTACCCATTGATCTTCTAAAATAGAATTTGGTACAATACAAAGAGTTTTATAACCAATTATACTTGATAATTTGATACTCATAAATGTTTTTCCTACACCTGGTCGTGCTTGTAATATTCCATTTATTTTACCTGTTTTTTTAAATATATCTAAAAAAGTATCAAATACTATTTGTTGTTCAGGTCTAGGTTCAAATTTTACATCATATGTTATTTTAGTATATTCTTGATTATTGACTTGAGCTTGTCTCTTTATAATATCATCACCTATTTGATGAATTGCTAAATCTTCGTAGTTATTTTGTATGAAGAATTTTGGTAGAACAACTGCATGTCCTAAATCTAATACTGATAAATCTCGTTCTTCCATAGGAATAGATTTATCATACTTGTTCCAAAAAGGAGGTTGTTGTTTGATATATTCCCACTCGTGCTTATGAATTATATCCATCGACATTCCTTTCTATATTATTTCTATGGTAATTTTTTCGATCTAATTGGATCATTTTAAGAATTCCTATGAATTCTTCTCTGAGAAATACACATAGTTACCATAGAAATAAATATAGTAAGGAAGTAATAACATTGTCGAAATTAGATATGAGTAAAAAAGACTTCCTGGATAATAAATACGATGAAAGATTAATTGTATTTTATTTTTTTCTGAGGACTTAAAGTAGGTATCATAGAAATAAATATGTTAATAAATGAGTCATAATATCATTACAAGAAAGAACTTTGCAGAGTATATATTCTAAAAAATATAGCAATTATCTTTTTAGATAACGATCTTTTAAGATCATTTAAAAACTTACCATAGAAATAAAAGAAAAGATTTCTATGGTAAGTTTTTCGATCCACAAAGATCGCAGTTTTTTTATGAAATGATCTTTAAAGATCATTCTGTAGGGAAATTGTTAGATATTTCTATATTAACTCATTTTGAACTTTGAGAAGTACAAATAGTTACCATAGAAATTAATGTATTAGAAAAACAAAGGAGGACATTAATATGTCACAAGAAGAAATTGATAGGCTAGTAAAATTAGCAGAGAACCAAGAGATGCTAATCGCATCTCATACGCAAGAAAGCAATAATCTTAAATAGATTATTAGCTTTTTAATTTAAAGGAATACAATGAACGAACTTAGTAAATATACAGTAAGAGAGTTTTTTAAGGAGTTTTATTTAAGTAATGATGACGCTCATCAAATTAGTCACGCTGATGATGTATGTGATTTAGCATTAACAATTAATAAGAAGCTTGGAGATTTATATAGTGAAGAGTATATAATATTAGCAAGTTATGCTCATGATATTTATTCAGATGAGTTAGGAAGAAAGAACCATCATAAATTAGCATATAGCTACATTATGAATACAAAGAGTGCTATATTTGAGACGATAAGCGACGAGGGTAAAGGTATCATCGCTTGCGCTGTATTTGAGCATAGAGCATCATATACAGGCGATTTTACTTCTAAACTAAGTGAGATCATTAGTGCTGCAGATAGAGGAGTTCCAAACTATAAAGATATTTATAATAGAGCTTTAAAATATGCTAAGGGTGATCATAACCAGACTGAACTTCATATGATTGATAAGTATGGTAGAAACGGGTATGCTAAATATCCTGATGCTTATATTAAGATATTTAAAGAAGAGCTTGAAGAGCTTTATACTATTATTGATTCTTTGAATCCAGAGACAAGAAAGGACATAGCATAAGCTATGTCCTAGTTTTATTGTTTAGATTTTTAAATTGCCGGTACTTTTATTTGTATATGACCACTGAATGATTTTTCAACACTGGGCAGTTGATGTTTGATAAGTAATACATTATACGAAACAGCTGTATCCACCTGGACTTCATTTGAGACGGAACTTGGTTTATTAGTATCTCCGTCAATAAAGTAATTCGTTACTACTGTGTCATATGTTATAACATGTTCAAATTTTTCAATAATTTCATAATTAACATATATTTTACGATCCGGGCGGTATGTAGTTGTATATGTTTGTTCGTTTAAATCTGTAGTATTTGATAGAGTTAATATAGTACCATTAAATGTAAAATCGTGCATAGTTTTTTCTTCATCAATCCATATAATTAATTTACCAGTTGCTGGTACATCTTGTGCTTTAATTTCCATTAAAGTAGGATTATATGAATTGTCTACATTAGCTGTTAAGTCAAATAGTAAAAAGGAAGCATCATCTGTAGTATATAAAGTACCTTTAGTAATATTCATGATGTTATCCTTATTTACCTAATTCGTCAAATCTACCTGCAATAATCTTTTCAAGATCGGTTTTCTCAGGGTCATATGTTCGTGTGATATTATCACTTACAGCATCTTTTGTATAACCATAATTATAACCAACTCCTGAATTAAATCTATGTGCAGATTGTTTAGTCGAAATAGCATTGCTTTTTGTATATTTTTGATTTGAAGTTAAACGTGTAGGAATAAATCCTTCATCTGTATATTCACCATAAAGTAAAGTTAATATAGTTTCAATATGATGCATTTGTACATTTGTAGTACTTAATAGTTGATCATAAATTGCAACCGCATGTTTTTGTAAATCACCTCTTAGGTATTTAACTCTATTTTCAAATAGTTTATCAAGTACCATAATATCAGTAGCATTGCTCTTAGTACTAGCAAAACATATCAAATCACCTTTATTAAAATAATATGTAGTTACACTACCATCTTTTTCATAAAAATCTGGTATAACTAGATTGATATCAAATTGAAAATATAATTGAAGTTCATCTTGTCCTTGGACTTCAATATTCAAAATACCAGGAATTTTGATAGACCCAACTAAAGTCTCAGATGATTCATCTGAGACATCAACAAGTTCTTCATCATCCAATTTTAATTCATCTGAATCGATTCTAATAATTAAATCCATATATGCAACAATACGATGTTCTTCTATGGTTAAATATTTTTCAATCTTTTCTTTAGTCGTTAATTTTGCCATTTATAGTCCTTTGTTTATTTATCTTCTTCTACTGCTGCTTGTTCTTTAGTTGGAGCCGTATTAGGATGAGACCCTTTACGTTCAAGAGCTTTTAATTCATCTGTATCATAAATAGATGACATATATTCAGTATTAGTTCCTTCGAACTTCTCTTCTTTCTTTGCAACTCTTTCCATCTCAGCTTCTGGTCCTTTACGATCTTCTTGAGCTGCCATATTAATTTCTTTAAGTTTTTTAAGAACTGGATTCTTATCTATTTCTACTTTCATTATTTACCCTTCTGATTTGCTTTGGTTCTATCTCTAGATGTTTTTAACATTCTATGTCTAGCGATAGTTTCTTTTGAAGCCTTTTCTTTTTTACCAATTCTGGATAAATTAGACTCACTTAAATATTTTTCTTTATATACTTGTTGAAGTGTTTGCATTATTTCTTTTCCTTATTATCTTTATTGTCTTTATCATCTTTTAAAGAATCTTCGACCCAATCTTCATTAAGTGGACTTATTCGTTCTTGAATGATTTCAATAGTATTACCAATAAATGGTTTAGTAAGATCTTTATTTTTTTTAAAGTCTAGATCAAAACCTTTACAGTTATACATCAATGTAACATGAGCTGTGTAATTAGGATAATCCGTAGTTGCACCTGATTTAATAGCTCTTTGGAATTGAGTTTCACACCAAGGACATTCTAAAACAACATGAAGATTCTTTCCTTCATCTGTATCAAAATGACCAAAGCCTTTTATCTTAATAAGCTTTGATATAGTATCTTCTGCTTTTCCATCAACTTGTTTTGTTCCCTTAGATGTCTTTAGAAAAGGAACAGGTTTTGAAGAGTATGTTAATGTACAATGATATGCATCTGTAAAGTCTTTTTTAAGACCAAAACTTTTTATTATACTATCTAATTTTTTATTACTTTCTTTCGAGAAAATAATGTCTGCGTAAGTACCTTGTGCCATTTGATTCCTTTTTAATTATTAACTTACATCGATTGTTTATCAAATTCTCTATCTCTAACTCTTGCAGTTAAAATATTAGGATTTGTATGATGCATCTTATTATATACTTTCTTTTGACCATCAACATCACCGTCTAGAACAGAATCAAAATATCGCTTACCATTTCCATGACCAGCAAGTGAACCCATTGTTAAATTAGTTTGTTGTTGTCTTGATAATTGATTAGCATCTTTATGAATTTTAGCATCATCTATCCAATCCATATTTCTAGCGATTTTAGGCATATCTCTATTGATTCGATTTATACCAGTAGTTACAGAATCATTAGTATTTTGATATAATCCTTTCGCACTAGTAAAACCATTATCACCAACAGTCTTTCCTGAATTTTCAATGTTTCCAAGAGTCTTCATAAATCTATGTGAATTATCTACAGATTTTTCATAAGGTAATCCAAAACGTTCAGATTGATCTCTAATGATTCTTAATGAATTTTTATTGAATTCATCATATTTTGATTTTAAAATATTAGAACCTTTTGTAGGTTCTTGATGCTGACCTAGAATCTTTTCATCTTGTAAATGATTATCTAATGATTCCCCATTATTTTCAATAGCTTCTTCATTAGATACACCATTTATTAAATCTTGTAAATAACTTTCAACTATTAAGTGTTTTTTGATTTTATAAATCACTATTCACTCCTGTAAATATTTTGAGATAACATAATTTTTAACATAAAAATTCTTTTATCTAATGTTCTTAAATATGATTTATCTTCTTGTGCGATATTCTTTAAATCGTTTGAAATTTCTTTTTTATCTCTATAATACCGAAATAACATTTATTTACTCCAAATAACTTTACCATTTGTATTATCTGTAGTCGGTAGAATATCATCGGGAAAAAATACATCTCTTTTGATTAATCCAAAAAGCACAGATGTTTCTTTTAATTTCCAATTCGTTATATACTGGTAAGGCTTCATTATGTAATAAATTAATTCACTACATGAAAAAAATCTACTTACTTCATCTTCTTCTTCAAAGATAAAATCATAATCGTACGGAACACCTATTTTTCCTTTAGCTCTTTGTAAAATATCCATAATATTTGAGTGTTTTAGTTGTGGAAACCTTATAACTGCAACTCTGTCGGCTCTCATAAAACTAACTAAATCAGTATATTGTACATCTGGTGTCATTGAGTGTATTATTTTTTCATCGATTCCACCAACATATAACGACGCATGGCTATACTTTCCTGCTATAAAATATCCATCAAGGTACTTATCATAACCTCTGAGAATAATATCTCCTGCTCGAATAATGTCTCTCACTTCATAATAAGAATCGCCTTTTAGTTTAAAAGTCGTTGGTTCAACTACTACCCAAAATGGGTATGGATGAATTTTTATATGAGCGAATATCTTTAAAAAACCTGATTGTAATTTATATCTCAGCTTGTCTAACTTTTTTAACATATTTATTCCTTAGTGTGTGAAGTATGCTAGTGTAAAAATAGCACTTACATAAAGCAAACATTGAGCTACGCAAAAATAAAATATAATATTACTCTCGCTTAGTATCCGTGCCTTTATCTTTTTTATCATGTTTATCATGTTTATAGTCCTTTTGTTAAGTCAACGAGGTGTATAAAGTATATGTAAGTGTAAATACATAGATGTATACTTCTGGAAAGTTGTCACAAAATTTGATAATCTTTTTTAGAAATTTATACATCTCTACTGCATCGTATTCATTAGAAGAAGATTTTTAATAGTACAATCAATAATATGATTAAGTACACATATTTTTTATTTTTCTCAAACCATACCGCAGTATTCTTTTTTGCACTTAAATACCATCTATCCCATAAGTTGCCTATGAAATTATATGTTACATCTTCTATTTTACCGCCTACATCAATCTTCTTAAAAGGATTAATCGTATCAATAATACTAGATGTTGTACTCTTTACTGTCCCTACCACTGTCTTTACTGTTCCTATTACTGACCCTATTACTGGTCTTACTACTTTCTCTTTAGTTTCATCAACTACTTCATCAACTACTTCTTTAGTTTCATCAACTACTTCCTCAACTACTTCTTTAGTTTCATCAACTACTTTCTCAACTACTTCTTTAGTTTCATCAACTACTTTCTCAACTACTTCTTTAGTTTCATCAACTACTTTCTCAACTACTTCTTTAGTTTCATCA